AATTGAAGTTTCATCCACGAAATAAGAGAAGGCAAGTATAATGTAAAGGAAGGAGTCGTATGCAAAGGCGGCTCCGGTGGTAAAAAAGATTTGTGGATGTGCAAAGTTAAGACGAACGAGTACCTACAAAAACTAAAGGACGTTTTCCACGATAAATGGAGAAATTTTTGGGAGTGATATTATGGCTAAAGAAATGGGTAAAAACGATTTAGGAGATATTTGGTGTACTCATTTGTGCCATGCTTGTTGGCGAGAAATAAAAGTGAAAAATTGGTTTTCTCCAGCAAGTTTTATATGTGATGATTGTGTATCTGGAAAAACAAAAATGCCTACAAAAGAATCTATACGACATTGGAACAAAGCAAAAAAAATTGCCAAAGAATTAGACGATAAAAATAAAAGAAAGAGTGATATTATGGCTAAGATAAGCGGAACAAGAGAATGGGCTGTCGCTAATGCCAACTGCGTAAAAGGTTGTGGTCACGGCTGTATTTACTGTTATGCTAAATACAATGCTGTAAATCGTTTTCATACAGTACAGCCCGGAGAGTGGGAGAATGAAGTCATTGAATGGAATAAAGTCAACAAGATTTATCCCAAAAAGAATGGGGCTATTATGTTCCCAACGCAGCATGACATCACCCCCAACACGTTAGAAGCATGTATCAAATGTATCAAAAACATCTTAGAGCCTGGCAATAAGGTTTTGATTGTTAGCAAGCCTCACTTGGAATGCGTAAAAGCCATGTGCAAAGCCTTGAGAGGATACAAGAACAATATTTTGTTCAGATTCACAATAGGTTCCATGGAAAACAAGACTTTGAAATTCTGGGAACCTAATGCTCCATCGTTTGGAGAACGTTTTGACTCTTTGCAGTATGCATTCGACGCTGGCTTTGAAACAAGTGTAAGTTGTGAGCCTATGTTAGATGCTTTCGTTGTACAGCTTTTCGATATGTTGTCGCCTTATGTCAAAGATGGAATTTGGATTGGTAAAATGAATAACATCAGGCAGAGAGTAAAATCTGAAAATTCAGAGGCAGAAAAAGCGATAGCATTGATCGAAGCTGGTCAGACAAAAGCAAAAATCTTTAATATTTATGAAACCTTGAAAGACGATCCAAAAGTAAGATGGAAAGAATCTTTCAAGGAAGTATTGGGATTAGAATTGGCAAATGAAGCTGGAACTGATTTATAAAAAGTGAATAATATTTCGAGCCTACGCTGGCGAAAGCTGGAGGAAAGTCAGGATATCATTGCTCGAATGTGGGAGAGTATAACTCGTTTGAACCACAGAGGATACAACACGAACAGACCTAGTGGGTGAGCAGCACTATAATGGTCGGGTAGTGGCAGCGGCGAGAGTCGCCACCGCAAGGTGAGATAAATGTAGGCATAGAACAAGATCCTGCTTACGGAAATATTATTTATTTTTTTGTAGTTTCTGGCTATAATGAAATGCGGGTTGGTGACAGACTGGAATGTACCTTGACAAATAAAAAAGGAAGATTGGCATTTGCGCCGAATGACTAATGGTAGTCTGCCATTAGGAGATTCAATATGCCAATTTGCAAGAAATGTGGTGATAAATTCCCAAATGCGATTTATATAGATGGTCAACGCAAAAAACTTGATACAAGACTATATTGTTTAACGTGTTCTCCGTATAAAAGTTATAATAAAAAAGGTAGCGGAAAGAATAAAGAAGAAAAAACAGAATATTTTAAAAAATATTGTAGAAAAAGAAGATTAGAACGAAAACGACAACTTGTTGAACTTTTAGGAGGACAGTGTGAAATTTGTGGTTATCACAAAAACGATAAAGCCTTGTGCTTTCATCACAAAAATCCTAAGAAGAAAAAATTTGGATTAGCCGGAAAAAATATATGGATGCGTTCTTGGGAAACAATTGTTGAAGAAGCAGCAAAGTGCCAACTTCTGTGTGCCAATTGTCACACAGAATTACATGATGCGAATGAAACTTATTAGGTAAAGTGTTCGGTTCTTACCCGAAAATATTGAGAGTTCGAATCTCTCCATTCGTAGTTTAGTTAACAGGAGTGTAAGATGAAGGATATGTTTGTTGGAATATGGCTTTTATTTAAGTGGCATTTTATGGGATGTTATGCTGGTAAGGTTATAGCGTATGACAAAGACGTTTTAGAGGAATTGTTAAATACTGGTATTCATGCTTGTAATAAAAATGAAGATTGTACTAAAAAAACTGTGCTTGATAAAAAGATCAGGTCTGGCGGTGCCGTATTCCTAAGCAATATGAAGTGGATAGGAGGGAGCGGTTCTGGACTAATTCCTTACGGCGAAAATGCAAAAAACGTAGAAGGCAGTTATAGGTCATTCGCAGATAGTGAGATAGATAAAGTTAATAAAATTCGCATTTATGCCGGTGGGACGATAGTAGTTTTTTCTGTAGTTTTGTTTATATTTTGTTCTGTAATTAGTTCTATAATTAGTTCTTCAATTAGTGTTATGATATTTTAAAGTTGTCCCTATAGTTCAACGGACAGAATAAATCTTTCCTAAAGATTAGGTCTAGGTTCGATTCCCCGTAGGAGTATTAAGGAGATTGTGTATGTCTATCGATAATTTTTACCCAAGAACCCCTTATTATTTTTTATCAAATTTTTCCACAAGCCCATTTGAGTTTATGGGGATAGAATATCAAACTGTTGAGCATTTCTATCAAGCGGCAAAAACCATAACACCAGAAGCGGCAGAAAGTATTATTTCTGCTAGCACCGCTAAAGAAGCCAAAAAACTTGGCAAACATGTTATGATACGTACTGATTGGGACGATATCAAATTGGGAGTTATGGAACTTGCTTTACGTTTAAAATTCCAAGATGATTACTTGAGGAAAAAGTTGTTAGATACAGGCGAAGAACATTTAGAAGAAGGGAACTATTGGGAGGACAGATTCTGGGGAACTGTCGATAATATAGGTGAGAACCATTTAGGTAAGTTGTTAATGAAATTGAGAGAAGAATATGGACAGGAAAATTAGAGTTAGAGATCAAGAAGGCAACATTAAGCATATATCGTCAGATGACTTGGAGCAGGGAAAAATTATCCAAGAAGAACTAGATGAGAATCTTTTAACAAGAGTAGGTTTGGTTTTCGCTGAAATAAAAGATGTCTTAATATCAGAAGCAGAAAAAATAGGCACATTAGAACAATTCGAAATGCTTTTTATGCGTAGCGATGATCCCGAAAAAGATATTGAAACATGGGAAGACATTGTTAGGTCGTATAAGCTGGCCCAAAAATATTTTGGTCCGAGAGAAGAAATTCGCAGGATTATTTTTCGCATTCTTATGTTTTATGTTGTTGATGCCCTTTCAGATGAAGAGAATGAAAGGGAAGATGTGAAATTAATCAAGAAAATATATGACAACCTGCGAAAATAAAGAAACCAAACAACCGACTTTTTACAGACAACAGTTTCCCACTAAATTATCATCTCCGTTTGTTGTTTCAGGGCCATCCATTAAGGGTAATGCTCCACCTGTAGCCGCCAGGAGGCAGAATACAGGAAAACAGCAGCAACAACCTAGCATGAAAAGAAAACTCATCCTGGAGTCTCACCAGAGTCCTGGTGACATTCTGATGTTGTCTGCTGCTATCAGAGATTTGCAAAAAGCATATCCTAATAGATTTCTTATTGATGTGAGAACTTCTGCTAAAGCAGTATGGGATAATAACCCATATCTTGTAGATATTAGCAAAATGGATACTGGTGCTAAATTTATAGAATGCCATTATCCTTTAGTGCATCGCAGCAATCAATCTCCTTATCATTTTATTCATGGATATAGGAAGTTTTTAGAAGATGAATTAGGATTGCGTATACCTGCTACGGCATTTAAAGGCGATATCCATCTGACCAAAAGAGAAAAAGGCAATTGTTTATTGGAGGAAAAGGGCATTGAGGGAGATTTCTGGCTAATAGTTGCTGGTGGTAAATATGATTATACTTGTAAATTTTGGCCACCTGATTATTATCAAAAAGTTGTTGATCATTTTAAGGGGAAGATACAGTTTGTACAAGTCGGAAAAAAAGAACATTTTCATCCAAAGCTAAAAGGAGTTATAGACTTGGTTGGGAATACGACACTTCGAGAACTTATTGTATTGACGCATCATGCTTCTGGTGTAATATCTCCTGTTACATTTGCTATGCATTTAGCGGCAGCAGTTGAGACTAAACCTGGCAAACCAAAAAATCGTGCTGCCGTTATTATATCTGGTGGTAGAGAGCCTGTGCAATGGGAAGCGTATCCTTATCACAGATTCTTAGCAGTTAATGGCTCTTTAAACTGTTGTGATGGCGGTGGGTGCTGGAGATCAAGATGTACGAAGGTTAATGATAAAGACGCAAAGAACTGGAGAAAAACGTGTCTTTACCCAGTCGAAATAGGTGAATCAAAAACAAAATATCCTACAGATAAGATTAAAGATGGTTTAAAGATATCGAAATGTATGTACATGATTAAACCAAAGGATGTGATTAGGGCGGTTGAAACGTATTATGAGGGCAACATGTTAATCTATAAAAATTCGAAAAGAACAGCACATTATCAAAAATCAGAAAATGAGATAAAAGATGCCATTGATGTCAAACAATTGTATAAATTCTTTGGACTTAGGCGAACTGGTAATCACGCTATCTCGTACTGGATTTTCCCAATGTTACCTAAAGAAGTTCTTTACGTCAGTAACGCTGATGCTTTTAAAAATCCTTTTGAATATTATTACTTCTTAGAATCATCGAAATCTATTAAGTCAGATGCTTCCAATGTCGTGAAAATTGATGGAGAGATATACAGAGATCAACTACACGAATACAATGATTTTGTGTTTGTATCATATGAAGATTTTGATGTGGGAAATCCTCGTATCGATAATGTTATTCCGTATGCTCAATCTGGGATTAATCCGCTGAAAGAAACAAAAATACTTGTTCTACGCGATCATTTCAACTTAATTGCCAGTAGACTTAAAAACAAAGTTAATTTCATTCGTAATTCTACTGTAAAAGACAGTGCGCGGATATTGAATATGTGGAAGAATTACGCAAGAGAATTTTTGAAAGACAAGTCTGATTTCTTGTGCATCAATTATAACACATGGTGTGTCAGTGAGGACTATCGTAAAGAAATTAGCAAAACTCTTGGATTAGATTTTTGTGATAAAGGACATAAATACGTTGCTCCTCAAGGTGGCGGTAGTAGCTTTGATAAGAGAGACTTTAATGGTAAAGCGAATGAAATGAAAGTGTTTGATCGTTGGAAAGTTGTTGCTGATGACTCATTGTTCAAAGAAATCGTTTTTGATGAAGAATGCATTGAATTGAGCAAAAAGGTATTCGGAGACACAATGGATACTGATGCGATTTTGAAAGAACTTGGGTATGGAAAATAAACATATTATTTATCCAGGAAGGTCTACAGATATTTCCGAACCTGTTGTTAAAGAGAAATTTACAGATTTTGATATAGATTTAGTTTATACATGGGTAGATGGTGATGATGCTGAACACCTGAAAAAACGTAAAAAATGGCAAAATATTTTGCATGGTAGAGGGGCTACTAGCACTATCAGATTTAGCAATAATGGGGAATTGCGATATTCCATGCGATCTGTTTACAAATTTCTTCCTTGGATTAAGCACATATATATAATAACAGATGGGCAGAGGCCACCGTGGTTGAATACAGATCACAACAGAATACGTATAGTCGATCACAAAGAGGTATTTAAGGATCATTCTTGTTTGCCATCTTTCAGTTCTAATGCTATTGAAGCAAACATAGATAATATCGAAGGGCTTTCTGAATATTTTATATATATGAATGATGATTGTTTTATCAATAAGTTGCAATCAAAAAGGCGGTTTTTTTCTGAAGATGGAAAATGTATAATATATACTAATAGGCAAAATGTTTCTAAGGATGGCATATCTAGAAAAACGCCGCCCCATAAAGCTGCATTACGCAACTCTAATAAATTACTTGATCAACAATTTATAAGAGAAGGACGCAAAAAAGTTATTCATCAAGCCATACCATGCCTTAAAAGTGTAATAAAATATTGTAAAAAGGTTTTTGTGGATCAGATTTATAAAAATTGTAAAAGTAAATTTCGTTCTAATGATTCTCTTGCGATGACTAATCTGCTTTATCCATATGCTTCTATATATATGAATAAAGGAAAAAGGTTAACGCATATCTCGCAAATTTTTTCTAGTCTTAATAGTAACATGCTTAATAATGCAGTGAAATTACAAAGAATTGAAAACGAAAACCCAGATTTCTTTTGTTTCAACGATATGATTAGAGGCAATAGAGAAACTGTTATTAAGCAGTTCAATTCCTTTTTGGGAGAAAAATTTACTAGCCAAGCACCGTGGGAGATGTAAAATGATATTGTACACAGCAGGATACAACAATTGGGTTGATGATGATTTCTTCAAAACTCTACGAGAATTAAACGAAGACTATGTTGTGATTGATGTGAGATTTTCTCCTTTTTCAAAGATGCCGTGGTGGACCAAGAAAGCATTATCAAATGAATTAGGAGAATCTTATATACATATGGGAAAACTCGGCAATATAAACTACAATAGTGTTAACTCTCTTATAAAAATCGCGGATATAGAAACATGTGAAAAAGTAATACAGATCATGAATAAAGGGTTTGTTTGTATATTGTTGTGTGCTTGTGATGAATATGATAAATGTCATCGCAAAATTGTTGCAGAAGAAATACAAAAAAGGACTGATTGCAAAATAAGACAATTAGAAGAATTACATGAAGATTAAGTTAAAACAACATGTTATTAATTCGGAATCTAATGCGGTTATCTTAGGGGCTAATTCTACAGGGCTAGGAGGTAAACTCAAAACAATAGCATGGGGATTGGCTTTATCTGAAGTCAGCAATTCTGATTATGTTTTTATATGGAAATTGAATAATGAATGTGGTGGAAAAGATATGATTCCTGATCGATTAATAAAAAATGTCAATTTCTTTGTTCCTGATGTATTTGACAAAACGGTGGTGGATGAGTTTAAAAAAGAGACTCCGGATTGTAAAATCGCTTTTGATTTTGTTACTGGTGTTCACAGGGATCACCCAAATAGAGACATAAAGAAATTTGCACGCGAATACAAAGTGAAAATTCGTTGCGGTATTGGCAAGGCCGTATATTGTGTATATGGACAAAAAAATCGATGGAAAAAGAGATTTATGGAGTCATTAAGAAAAATACAACCTACAGATGAAGTTCTTAGCAAAAATAATGCTTTTAAAGAGTATAATGTAGAAGACATGGTTGGTGTCCATGTGCGATCAGGAGATGTTTTACAACTGAAAAAGAACAATTTAGTTTATGGGAGAAGATATAATAGAAAATATGTTGGACCTAAGAAGTTCTTTAAATTTATAGATGAAAATTGTGATAAGCAATGTAAATTGTTTCTTTGTACAGAAGAAAAGTTTATTATAAAGAAATTCCAAAAAAGATACGGAGACAGAGTGATATTCAGGTCGATGTCTGATTATCAAAGGATATCTTTAAACGATATACAAACTGCTTATGCCGATATGATTATGTTATCTAAGTGCAAATATATCATTGGTAGTAAAAGCCAGTTTTCTGATATATCTGCGTGGATAGGCGGCAGGAAAAAACATTTAATATCATGAAGCCTAAATCTAAAAAAGAGGCGTGGTTATTTAAGCATTTTAAAGACCCTACAAATGGGGACGATCAGATGCTAGATAGGGATGTGCGCCGATTAAGAAAGATGTGGAAGAGGAAAAGGACTAAGATGTTGAGAAGAATACACAAGAGGGTAGATAATGAAAGATAATTTGACTGACTATAAAGAATTCCCTGGTCCTAAAGAGTTTTTTGATATAAAAACTCCGGCTGTGTTTAATACCCTTATAGATAAAGGTATGACAGAAAATAGTTTTCTACTTGATGTCGGGTGTGGCCCGTTAAGAATCGGTAGGCATTTAATAATTTTTTTATCTCCTAATAGATATTATGGGTTGGAACCTAACAAAAAGATGGTTAAATTGGGACTGAAGAATGAGGTTAAAAAAAAATATGGATCACATCTTTTACAACACAAAAATCCTCTTTTTACTTATAACAGTGATTTTGATTTAACAGATTTTGATGGTGTACTGTTTAACATAGTTTTGGCTCACCAAGTTTTTATTCATTGTGGTCCTCAACAATTACAACAATTTCTTAGAAATATTTGTCCTTTTTTGGCTCCAGATGCTTCTATATTATTAACTATCAAAATAGGGGAAGAAAATTTTGCAAGAGGAACAAATAAGATGTATAAAGGAGCATCTCATGAAGCGGTGTGTTATACTGAAAAGGCTTTTCATAAGATATTAAATCAACATGGTTTTTTAGGTATAGTTGTTAAAAGAAAAAAACCTCATTCCATTATTCATAAGAAAAGAGGCTTAATTCAAACATGGTTTATGTTATCTTCTAAAAGGATAGATAATGAAAAAGAATCCACAGAGCCTATTTCATGAGTTGGTAAAGCGAATTCAGTTTTATGCTGGTTGCAGAACGGAAGAATTCGAAATTGAAATGTATCGTCGTGATGGCAGAGAAATACCTGATAAGTTATTGCCAGGAAGAATGCTTGAACGCATGAAAAAAAATATGACAGATGAAGAGAAAAAGGCTTTGAAAGAGATAACTTCTGATATGGCCGCTAATACTTGGTGGCCTAAATGCGAAATATTTGAAGAAGAAAATTGGGATAAAGAGAATAATAGACCTAGAGATGATTATTGGGACAGATATAAAAAACGTCCTAAAAAGTAAACATAGAAAGATCGTTTTTGACTATGGGTATTGTGGACTTGGCACGCGACTGAAGCAAATTGCTTGGGGGAAAACCATTGCGAAAGTCAGCAATTCAGATTATCTGTTGATCTGGTTTAAAACATGGGATTGTGGTGGAAAAGAAATGAATCCACTAGACATTATCACAAATGTCGATTTTTTTATTCCAAAATTAGATTTTAAAGTTTCACGACACATATACAAAAATAATACAAATTTGTTAAGATATTGGGAATCTGCTGAAGAACAGATGAAAGAAAAATACAAGGATGTTTCAGATTTCTTATTTTTTCGTGATCGGGTTAGAAAAAATTTGTATAAAGAAAAAGCGAAATTCCCTTTAAGAAATAACATTAAAAAACATGTTAGAGATTTTTGGTTCGCCGACAATCAAGAAAAAACTTATGATGATTTGTACACTATATTTTTACGAATGTTACAAAACATACAACCATCGAAAACGGTTTCAAAAAAAGTAGAGTCTTATAATGTGGATAATTTCATAGGAGTCCACGTAAGGAGAGGGGATGTCATATCATCTGCTTGTCGTGTCAATGTAAAGAAATATTTTGATTTTATTGATTCTCGCACAATATGTCATGATAAAAAAATCTTTTTATGTACAGAAAATCAAAAAGTTATAAACGGATTTAAAGAACGATACAAAAACAGAATTATTTGTCGTCCTCTGGTAAAATTCCACAGAAATTCACTCAAAGGGATACAAAATGCCTATGCAGATATGCTTTTATTGTCCAAATGTGATTTTATTATTGGCGGTAAAAGTCATTTCTCTGATATATCAGCGACAATTGGCGGGATTAAAAAGAAAACTTTAGGATAGATACTAGAAACTGTATTTGAAATATTCTATATCGTTTTTGAATTTATTACTTACCATGTTCATCATTTCGTCATTATAGTATTCTCTATAATGTTTGTGAACGGTTTTATTTTTGTGAGGTAATTTGTCAATGATGTTTAACTTTTTGTAGACGCACTCGAAGTCTTCATTTATATTCTCAAATCTAACAATAAAATCCATTTTTATATTACCGTTGATAAACATCATGGTTTCTGGTCTTTTTTTTGCAAAGAAAGATTTTCGAAACTCGTGATTCATGTAATATTTGAATTTTTCTTTGTTGAAAGAATCTGGTGAATTCTTTTTTATCACCCTATCTCTCCATGCGGCCCAAGACACAGTTGCCGCCCAAGGATTTCTTACAACAGCAAATTTAAAATAATTGTTGAATTCTTTTGGGAATTTTTTCTGATAATATTGAATACCGGCATGTTTTCGAGGAAGGTGTTGTAATTTTTTTGGGTCTGGATCGGCACCCAGTAAAACAGCTACACTTTCTCCTCCTGTTTTTGGGATATGTATAAAAATGCATTTGTGTTTGTGTGATATCATAATTATTTTGGAATCCTTTTGCAACGATGACCTTTAGGTAACAGTCTATTTTTCTGCGGCCCGGCCCCATATATATATTTTCTTTCAAATCCATGATCAAATAAAATCTTTTCATATTTTCGGTTATAAGCATTCCAAGGATAACAAAAATATTGAGGTCGTAAATTAAATGTGTTTTTAAACCATTTCATCATTAATGAAGTATCTTTTTGAAGGAAATCAATTCTTTCTTCTTTTGTTTGCAACTTATCAATTGCGTGGCTTTTTGGCAAATACTTTTGTTCAGGTTTTGTGCCACGCATTGCGTGATAATATGAATGACCGCCAAGAAAACATCGATATTGAGAAGCGATCTTTTTAATTTGATCTAAATTCATACAATGTTCCCATCCATATTTTCCTGGATAAGAGCCATCAAGATGTTCTATTCTACATGGAACAACAAAAAATATTTTATCTGTTTTTATCTCTGAAATTCTATCAAAATAGTCATATTGGGAAAGCCTACCGTCATCAAATGTAAGAATATAATTTTCCAAAGGCATTCTAAACAACTCTTCGGTAACTTCATGTATCATCAAAATGGGTTTGTTAGAATTCATATTTAAAATATTCTATATCTTTTTTGTATTTCTCCATAATAATCTTTTGTACATCATCTGTATACGGTTTCTCGAAATGTCCACATCCCTTTAAGGCATGAGGTAAATCATTTTTTACAATAGGTTTTTCTAATAAATTACACAACTCTTTCCATTGATCGCCAAGACCCCAACATAATACTTTAAATTGTTCTTTTGGCTTATCTTTAAAGAAATCAACAACATCTCTGTTGTGTTTCATATACACATCAATATGTTTTAAGCATATTTCTTTTTTCTTTTCATCGTTCCATTTTTCGTTGTAAGGCATACTATACCCATATAAATATTTTCTCCATGCTGGACCATTGTATTTAGACCCGTCATTTTTCCAGCAATGATTGCACAAACTAGTATACCAAATCAACGGATTTTTCCTGACGGTCAAAGCGAATTTTGCATCTGGGTATTTGGCATATAATTGTTTATACAATAATAGCCATGGCCAATCTCTTGCCATCTTAAAATTATCTATAGTATTGATTATTTTACTATATTTACCTTTTTTGTATAATTTATATAAATTTGGAGATGTTGCTTTCGCTGGGCTAAATCCTAATTTTTCACAACATCTTTGCAGGGTGGTAGAGCCGGTTTTGTGAAATCCTATACCAAAAACCTTTTCTTTTGAATTATTTTTGATGTTTTTTATCCTCACTTCTGTTGGAAATTTTTTTCTACCACTCAACCCGGAAGAAAGATCGAATGCGATTGGTGGACACATTGTAAAATGAGAATGTTTTTTTGCTACTATAGCGTGAGCATAGATGTCCGAAGTTCCATTTCCGTGGGTTTTTGTGTTATCTAGTGATTCTAGTAGAATTTTTGCCATCTTATCATTAATTGCGTAACATGGGTTGGACATTTTATGCGATTGTGTATCAAATTTTGGTGTTCCACTGTATCTCGCGTCTTTTTTAAAATGTTGACTCCAACCAAGCCTTATCAATATAGGAACATTCATGTCTATTCCGTGTTCTATAAATGCCGCATTTGAAAGTAAATCGTTTGTTACGGCTAAACATTTTTTTGTGAATTTGATATCATCTTCACATATTAAACAAAATGAATTAGGTTGTTTTGCGATTGTCTCCCATGTTTTAATGTGGGATAGCCAATTGGCTATTTTGAATGGACCTAGTGTTTTTTTACTATAACTGAGTTTCGGGTTTTTCACGGCAGCTTTTGCTTCTTGACTGTCTCCGTCAACAGCTTTTATAAATTGGTATCTTTCGGTTCCCACACGCTTGAATTCTTTAATCATGTGTTCTTTTCGTTCTACGTTTCTTGCAAGATTAATACAATATACTTGATCAAACATTTCAAAACCACGTTTTTTCTTTTTTCTTTCATCAAATGTATAACTGAATTTTTTTATGTCTTTTGCGTGCATTTTTGCGACAATTTGCTTGGTTTCATCATTATAATATGATGTATAATATTGATGATAACCGATTCTTTGATTGCTGTGTGGCAATGTTATATTTTTGACACCCAATTTATCCAAAAGTGTGTTAAAATCATTTTGTAGATTTTCAAATTTTAGAACAAAATCCATTTCATCTCCTATTATTTCACTTTGAACAGCCGCATTTTGTTCGTGTGCAACTAGTGTCGGGTTCGATAAATATTGTTTCCATGTTTTTTGTTTTCTACGTCTTCCTCTATGAGAGCGAAAAAGCGAAACCATCCAATCCCACGGATTCCTGACGACAGTAAATTTAAAATATCCTTCCCAATTATCTTTGTATAGATTTTTTGCAGTTTTCCAATCAAGATGTTTTGTTTTTTTTTCAACTTTCCACCAATCTGCTTCGGTTAAGGCTTTTTCTATGCTTGTTCCACCTGTTCGTGGGATATGTATAAAAATGCATTTATGTTTATGTGAAATCATTTGGTATTCTTTTTTTTGAATTTTAACATTTTTTTGACGTTTTTACACCCGCTACATAAAGAATATAATTTACGACCTTTGCTCCTCTTAAGATTTCGACATATTTCAATGTGTTTTTTTGACCACCATATTTGTTCAATCGACTCATTAAAGACATTTCCTAATCCAAATTCAGCCTTCATATCTTCGCAACACATCGCAACATTCCCGTCATAATGAATTATTAATCTTTTTGAAGATTCAAAACATGGCTGATTGCATGCTGAATCTAATTTCTTTTTTATTTTAGCATCGGATTCATCTATTTGTGACATATCCATGTTCGGTCTTACCTTGAAGTAAGATGATTGTCCGCGACAACTAAAGGTAAGTTTGGTATTTTTGAATTTTTTCCTCCAAAACTTTTTTTGAGTATTTAATTGTTTTTGATTTTTGTAGTCATATAATCCTACACACACACGATGAAATATACTATCTATGCTTTTGCATAGTTCTGGATTGTCTTTGAGTCTATCGCCATTGGTGTGCATAAATGGTCGCATTCCCATAGATTTAGCATCAGTTGCTATATCAATCAATCTGTTGTCCAATGTGGGTTCACTCATATGGTGAAAAGCTATGGGTCCGGCAAAATGCAGTTTTACAAGTTGATTTAAAATATCATATACCTTATCGGTTGGCAAAAATTGCTGTTTAATCGGATTGCCATTTTTGTCTTTTCTATTCCCAGAACGATCAGAAAATCTAGGACAGAACCAACAATTTCGGTCGCATGACGATTGTAATTCGAGAAGGACTTTTGAAAATTTTTTCATTTTGTTGTTTTGGTTCAATATAGTCGATATAATAATGAGTTCGTATAATATATCGTCAATATGAGATAAAAACTGAAGAAAGGTATTATTTTAAAAATTAGAATATAAACGCATGGAGATATTGAAAAGAAAAATAGAAAAAAAGACCAAATTTGTGAATGGTAAAAGAATTGCATATAAACTAATAACTACTGTTTTTCGAAAAAGAGATAATATATTCTATAAATTTGGATTTCCGACTAAAGACCTTGATAGTATTAATGAGTTTGGTACGCGTTCCCAAATCCCAGATAAAAATGCAAAAAAAATTGTTTGCCTTGGTTGTTCGCACACATACGGAAAGGGTTTAGAGCAAGAGGATACATGGCCGTATAAATTAGGCGAAAACATACAGATGAATAAGAAGGAACACTATCAGGTTCTAAATATGGGGCGAAGGTCATATGGTTCTAAAATTCTTATTGATTGGTATGATTTTTTCGTAGATAAAAACTATAAACCTCATATGTGTATATTTCAGCTTCCTAATTATTTTAGACAGCCACATCCTACTATGCAACCTAATAAAATGAAATTTTATACATCATCTATGGGCATAACGGACCTCTATAAAAAAGGAATAATAGGAAACATCAAATTCGAATCACAGTTTAACATTATAATGAATAAGGAGTTGCAAAGATTAAAATGTTTTTTTGCTAAAATACAAAAAAAAGACATAAAACTGGTTGTCGTATTCTATCTGGCTATCGCAAAATTTATAGAAGAATCAGATGCTCGAAAAAGTCAAATACAATATTTTGATTTGATTGAAGAATTTTGCGATAACAATAATATAGATGTAGTCAGGAGTCACAAGTTAGATTATCGTTATTTTCGTGATAATGATATGACTGTCGACTATACTCATCCGAATGAGAAGGGAACAGAGTTTTTTTCTAATGAGGTTTATAAAACGATAGAGAGATATTTATGAAAAAAATGATTAAACGTATTTGGAAAAGAATATGTAAATTGTTTAAGAAAAAATTTTCTAGTGAACCACCAGAAGATATATATCCAATGTGGTAATGACAGATTATGATAAAAGATAAAAAACTATCTGAGCGTTCTTGTGATTCTATAATTTTTAACTATAGTTTTGGTGGTTTGGGGGTGCTGCTAAAGACGATAGCGTCTGGACAAATTATTTCTGAGCAATTAAACTTGCCATATATCTATGTATGGTTTAATACATGGGATTGTGGTGGGACCGATATTAATGGCAGTGATTTAATTTCAAATGTGGATTTTTTTGTACCTCGATCATATCCCAAAAAACAACATCCAAAACATTTATTCAAAAACAAAAAATATATGTCAGATTGCGTAAAATTTGCCGTTAAAGAAATGCAAAATAAATATAAAAATTGTTTTGATTTCCATGAAATAGGTAAAAGCATTATTTTTCATGCCACGTATTTTAATAAATTTCCGCCTTGCGGTGAAGTGAAAAAAAGAATTTTTCCTGTCTCTCTTATGATATATAATAAATTGAGGGAGATATCACCGTCAAATAAAATTAAAGAAATGGTTGAATATTATGAAAAAGATCATAATATGTCCGAATGCATAGGAGTTCATGTTAGGCGTGGTGATGTCCCAAAACGAAGATTGTTTGGAATAAAAAGGTATTTTAGTTTTTTGAAAAATCATAAAGAATTTAATGATAAAAAAATCTTTTTATGTACAGAAAATCAAAAAGTTATAAACGGATTTAAAGAACGATACAAAGACAGAGTTCTTTTTCGCCCTCCTATTGAAAATAGTAGAGATTCCATAAAAGGGATACAAAATGCTTATACAGATTTATTGTTGCTATCAAAATGTAAATGTATTATAGGAGGGAAAAGTAGTTTTTCTGAAGTCGCTTCGATAATTGGTGGAATAAAAAAATATACTTTAATTAAAGAAGAAAGGTTGTAATTTTTAACAAATGACCACAAAATTTGAAATTATAGAATGGTATGGTAAAGAATATAAAGTTTATGATAAATTTCCTAATATTTGTTTTATACATATAGGAAAATGTGGCGGGAGTTTTATGAGAACTGCTATATTTGATAAACAAATTAAATTAAGAATTATTCATGGACGTAAAGTGAAATTTGATGATAGATTTCAATACTTTTTATGGATCAGAAATCCATTGAACAGATTTGTATCGGCTTTTAATAGCGTTGTAGAATGTGTAAATTATGATGTATCTGGCCTACGTGCCGATGAAATAACTTTAAATAATTGCACTGAACCGAAAGTGGTAAGAAGAAAAATTCGAACTGGTTTTGCTTATTCTAGAAAAAAAGATCATTTGGTAAATTTATTTAAAACCCCTAATGCTTTAGCAGAATCTCTTGCAAATTCAAATAAAAAAATTAAGAATTTGGCTATGAAATTGATAACTGGCAAACTAGCAATTAAACATATACGTAAAGGAATAGGTTTTTATTTAAATAATGGGCAATTCATCAAAAAGCATAATAATAACATACTTCTAGTCGGTAAGATGGAAAAGATGGAAGATGATCTTAAAAAATTTGCCGACATACTTGGTGTAGACGAGTTGGAAAACAAGAAAGTTAGAGAAAATAAATCTAAAAATATTTCTAAATATCTTTCTCCGTTGGCAATAAAAAATTTATATAAATTTTATCGACATACTGACTATAGGGCTTTAAAAGTATTGAAAAATAAAGGTTGGATAGATCAAGAAACTTATGAATCTTATCATGGATATTCAAATTTATAGTTTTGTATTGGGTATATCGATATGATCATAAAACATTTGACAAAGACAAAGACAAAGACAAAGACAAAGACAAAGACAAAGACAAAGACAAAGACAAAGAGTGTTGGAATAGTTAGTAAAATAACTAAAATAGAATTACCTTATTTAAATTCTTTTATTGATTATCATCATAAAATAGGAGTTTCCCAGTTTAGTTTTATCAGTACAAGAATCAATGAAACAAAAGAAATAAAAAAATATTTATGTAATTACCCTTTTGTGAGAATTATTGATAAAGGGGTTGATATAAAAGGGCCAAAAAAGTTACATGGATGTCAAAATATACCGCTAAAACATTTAACCACAGATTGGGTATTATCATTGGACCCTGACGAATATATTATTTTGCCTGATTACGAAAATTTAAATCAGTTTTTGCAGCATAGTCATATCTCATTGCCCTCTAGAACCGGAGGACGTTTGTTTACTTTTAATTGGATACTGATAGCTAATGATCAAATTGAGTATACGACTTTATGGGATGGAATTAAGTGCGATAAGATGTTAAAATATATGGCAAAAAGAGATTATATCAAAATACTTCATGACCACAAGGTAGTATATAATGGTTTTTTAAATTCAAAAAAAGATGTTATTGGCACTTCCCAGCATGGAGCTTATATAGCACACTATTGGGGTAGGACTATTAATGATATAATATTGAAAAGCATTTACCATACAAGCTCAAAAAAAAAGATGTCTTCTTTCAAAAATCTTATTCGAGATATTCAATCTGAGATTCTTCCTCCTCGTCTTAAAATTTTAGCTGCTCTTTGTAAAATGGATAAAAATTTTTCAATACATAAAAGCCCTTTAAAGGTTGATAAAAAAACAGAAAACAAATATATTTACGAAGCGTTGACTAAAAAAGAATATAAAAAAATTAAAACAGTATTTTACCGATATAAAAACAGCATTAACGGTTGCACCGCTTTACGATCACATATGTTTAAACCGGTGGAATTGTTGAAAAAAATGCCACAATAATAATATTATTTTGGCATTTAAAGTCCTTTATTTATTTTATTGGTATTCTTAAGATAATTTCTAAATTCTATGATTTCATTTTTTACTTCTTTTTGACTTCTTCCGTGTATTTTAATCACATTTTTTATTTCATTTTCGCCCTTATTCCCAAAGAAGTAGAAATTATAGTTATCTAGATTCTTATCTAATATTTTTATTCCAAATTTTTCAGGGCATACCCAAATTTCGCTACCAGGCAACGGCATAAATATGGTACAAGACACTATATCATAAGGAACTTTTTCAAGAATATTGATATTAGTTTTAACAGTATCTTTAGTCTGACCTGGCGTGCCGATCATCATAAGCGCTCTGGTTTTAAGTCCTACTTCACGACAGATTTCAAGTGCTTTGATGTTGTCTCGACTTGTCGTTCCCTTTTTGAGCAATTTTAATACATCATCATCGAAACTTTCTATCCCAAATGACACTTCTTTGCATCCAGCGTTTTTAAGCATACAAGCTATTTCTTTACTGAATGGTTTTACTCTGCACGATATCCTCCACGCTATATCTAACGGGGCTACTACATCGCAAAAGTTTTTTACATGCTTGGCGTTTTGCGTAAACATGTCATCAGAGATACGAAATTGCTGTATATTGAATTCTTCCATGACACTTTCAATCTCATACAGTATATTTTGAGGACTTCGATATCTGATAACCTTTCCACACTGTCTAGCTCTAGGGGCGCTACAGAACGCACAAGAGAACGCACAACCTCGACTAGTCAAGATAATAGTGGTCTGTCCTTCCTTGTATCTGTGATTGTATGCAAAGATATTCCCTCCTTGATTATCCCCTAATAAATCTCTAGCCGGTGGTGGTATGGTATCCAAATCTATAACGGGGTCACCGTTATATATCTTTTTGGGTTTACCATGCTTGATGTCGCTAACAATGTCTAAAATCGTTTTCTCTGCCTCACCTTTGCATATAGAATCGATAACAGACCAATCGATAAATTCATCACTATAAGTACCCGGACCTCCGATTATTATATAACTATTTGGGAACTTATCTTTGATGCGTTTAGCAAATCTGTTTGCCTGTAGTAGTTCTACACTTGTAGACGTAATGCCAAAGATATCTGATTCTGTCAAGTCATTTATGGCTTCATCTGTAGAAAAAGAAGTGTAATTCTTTATCTGGACATCTATATCGTTATTTCTTAAAACAGATGCGAGATACATAAGACCAAGGGGGGCTTGAGAATCTGGTTGACTTAGATATGGATGCGGCAAATATATTAAAGTTGTTTTCATTATTATATTTTCGGAAATTAATAATTTTTATCGTATATAGAATTTTTTTTTTAAAGGAAAGTTGTAATTTCTACCGAACAGAACTATAATGGCTTGGAGAAGAATTATGATAAAGAATTATGATAATACGATTAACACTGAAAAGGATGCTCATCCTAATGTAATCGCTCTATCTTTATCACTCCTGTCATCATCGCTATCTAGTTTGTGTCTCTGAGACACGGACCTCGATGGATAGTCCTTTTTGCTTTATCCCGATGTTCTGTGTTTCCGCTTTTTGACAATTAAATATGCTCAAAATACGCTCTCGTAGGCTAACTGGCATAAGCCGCAGATTTCAAACGTCTGTGTTTGTGGGTTCGACTCCCACCGAGAGTATGAGCCTGGGTAGGCTAATTGGCATTGCCGGTTGATTTAAAATCAGCGACGTATGCGAGTTCGAATCTCGCTCCAGGCAGTTAAAGCGGTTGTGGCGGAACGGTAGACGCGTCAGATTGAGAGTCTGGTAGGTGAAAGCCTGTGGAGGTTCGAATCCTCTCAGCCGCATTGTATAACAAGGAGAATAAAATGAATAAACAGAAAGGCTGTCTTTGATGTTTTATTGGAAGTTCAGTTTGGCGAAGGCGGAAAGGACTCGAAACTGTTTGTAGGTGATTTGTTTGCAGCATATGCTAGATATGCTATCGCTAATAAATTGAAAATTGAAAAGTTGTATGATGGAGATGGATATATTTCTGCTAAAATTACTGGTAGAAATTCTTGGAATCTGTTTGAGAACGAAGCTGGTAAGCATTGCGTCCAGCGTATCCCTCCGACAGAATCGAAAGGAAGAAGGCATACTTCCATTATAACTGTTGCTGTAATCAAAATGGATTTAGATTTGCCATTGATTAATTTGTCAGATATTGAGTTTAAAACGCAGGGTGGCCATGGAAAAGGTGGGCAGCATCAAAATAAAACTGATTCTGCTGTTAGAGCTAAACATAAGGTGACGAAAATCGAAGTTTTCATTAATGGAAGAAGTCAACACCAGAATAAACAGAATGCCTTGCGGATATTGACGGCCAAGGTTAATAACCACTATGATAAGAAAAGGCGTGAAAGAGTTCGCCAAGATATACAAAAGCATAGAGGCGGTGGAGGTAGAGGAAACAAAATACGCACTTATAACTTTATTGCATCAAGAGTCGTTGACCATCGTTCTGGTCTAAAAACAAGACAAATTGAAAAAATAATGAAGGGCAGATTCGATCTGTTAAAATAATGGGTAAGAAAAAGAAAAATGATAATCAGCGTAGAGAATACGAAACAAAACATTATGTAATATATTATCTTCCCATCACGGGAGAAATTATTATTAGACCCAAAAAAAGAAGTATATTTGGGATGCTTAATGATCATCATGATTATATCAATCATTGTGGACTTTGTGGTCAAAGGGTAAAGCTTTTTATGACTAAGAATAAATCTGTGATTTGTGAGCATTGTAAAAAAGATTGATAACTGGAGAGTAGCCGAATATTGGTTTGTCGGGTCTGATTGCTAATCAGATTGGCCTCTAAAGGGTCATGAGGGTTCGATTCCCTTGCTCTCCGTCATGTACGGCTAGTTGGTGAAGTGGAAACATCGGAGTCTGCAAAACTCTGAAGCGAGGGTTCGATTCCCTCACTAGCCTGTTTTGGATGCGTGGCAGAGTCTGGTTTATCGCGCCATCTTGGAAAGGTGGTTGGCCTTCGGGTCACATAGGTTCAAATCCTATCGCATCCGTTTAGTGGAGGGTAGTGGGGATAGGTTCCCCGACCAGCGTTGAACACTGGACCAGCGTGATGAGCGTTGACGGTTCGAATCCGTTACCCTCCTTTGTGGAAGGCAGCAGGGAATGGTCCCTAACTGGCGTCGAATACCAGGCCAACTACGGTTGCCGGTTCGATTCCGGTACCTTCCTTTTTTGCCGATATAATAAAAATGAATTGGCAAAAACATATAGAAGATTTAAAAAATAACAATGATATTGTTATCAAGCCTCGTGGACATTCGATGTCTCCAAAGATCGACAATAAAAATACAGTCACTATTTCTCCCGACATAAATGATATAAAAAAAGGAGATATTGTCTTTTGTAAGGTCAAAAACAACCATTATATCCATTTGGTTACTGCCGTAAATAAGGACAGATATCAAATTAGCAATAACAAAGGTCGAATAAACGGATGGGTAGGAAAAAAATGTATTTTCGGAAAGGTTATAAAAATCGAAAAGTGAACCTATAATGTAATAAGATGCCTCGTAGTTCAACTGGCGGAACACACGACTCTGAATCGTGAGGTTGTAGGTTCGATCCCTACCGAGGCAGTTATATTCCCCCGTGGTGTAGTGGTAGCACGGAAGACTTTTAGGGGAGTAGCATAACTGGATAATGCCTCGCACTCTGAATGCGAAGATTGCAGGTTCGAATCCTGCCTTCCCTGATATTGTGACACCCGAACATAAAAATAAAAAGGAATGTTACCATTTATGTTGAATTGATAGAACGAGGAGATATAAATGGTAAAAAAATCTAGAAAAAAAACAAGCGTAATATGGAGCATAGACAGAAACATCTTATCTGATATCGTGAAGAAAAGTGATAGTCTGTCTGCAATATTAAGGCATTTTGGGCTTGTTAATAAAGGCGGTAATAGCCACACGCTTAAGCGTAGGCTAATAGAAGAAAATATTGTTTTTTCTCATATAAGACTAGGATCGAATAGTAATATCGGAAGGAAATTCAATGTTCCGAAAAAAACACTTTCCGAAGTGATGGTTAAAGATTCTACTTATAGTAGGCGGTATCTTAAAAAAAGATTGATTGAGGAAAATATTATTCTTTATCGGTGTGATATGTGCGGTAGTCAACCCGCCCATAATGGAAAAGAACTTATTTTAGTTTTAGATCATGTTAATGGAATAAGTGATGACAATAGAAAAGATAATTTAAGATTTTTATGCCCTAATTGCAATAGTCAAACTGAGACTTTTGCTGGGAGAAACAAAAAAAGAAAAAGAGAAAAATATTATTGTGAGTCTTGTGGAAAACAAAAAAAGACAAAGAATAGTGATTTTTGCACAGTATGTGCTGGAAAAAAAAGGCGTAAAGTAAAAAATAGACCTTCTATAGAAGAATTAAAGAAACAAATTAAGGACATCGGGTATTCTGCTTTGGGTAGAAAATATTGCGTGTCTGATAAGGCGATAAAAAAATGGTTAAAGGATAAATAAGACCAGGTTCGACCCCTGGCGAGGGAGTTGAAGGAGTACATAGGTTTTTTAGGAATAAGTAAGTATGGAAAAAATGCATTTTACATGTCCATGCTGTAATCAAAGACTCTTTGTAAGTGTTCCTGGTAATTTCTTTCCAGTAGACACAAGATTGCGATGCCATAAATGCAACGCTGTTTTTGCATATCGCACAAAAATCATCAATAAATCAGATTTGTTAGGCGATGAAGTATTAGAAGCCTGGAATCAAGATGATGCAATCGCAGAACTTGCAGAGGCAATGAAAAAACAACCTAAAGAATGATTTTAAGAAGCATATCACTGCTCTATAATGATGTGTATGGCGAAAGCAGTATTTTTAGAAAGGAAAAGATAGGAATATTATGGACACAAAATTGGTTAATTATCGAGAATCAACGATGTATATGTCGGAAGATGGACGAAAAATTGAAGGATGGAAGAAAATAGGACAAATACCTATTCATGTAGATGAAGGTACAGACGAAAATGATTTTGAATCTTCACAAGAAGAGTTGTTATTTTATGGGTTTGTCATAGCCCCAGTGTATGGTCTTGGAGAAGGACCACAAGGGCCGCAGTTAGTACAAGCCGGTATTAAAGAATTTCGTTTCCCCATTGTGGGAGCGACAACTTTAGAAGAGGCATTTGAGAAATACCCTGAATCACGACAAACACTTCTTGACGAGATGAATAAACATAGAGAAGAAGCACAAGCCGAATTAGATTCTCAAATCGTTACCGCTGGCGAAGGCGTACTTAATCAGATCGATAAGGCCAGTGGTATTGTGACTCCATAATAACCAGGTATAAAAACCTGGTTTTTTAGTTTATCAGCATAATTATTTTTAATAGGAGTTTACAATGCAGTATCGTAGAATGTTTAATCTACTAAATGATTTAGAAAAATTGGATAATAATTTACAAGGACAACTACTAGCGAATCAAAAACTCATATCTCTTCTAGAGAACAAATATTTTGAATTTAGTGAATATAACTATAATAATATTTGGCAAAAAGCACATGAAATAGATAGAGATATTAAGGTCGTCCGCAGACAAATCGACTTGTTGGCAAATAGTGCTTACAATTTTGAGTTGGACTGTGGAGTGCCGCAAACAATGATAGATTGTTTCATTGGAGTTTTATCGATGACAGATCAATGTGATGGTAAATGGTCTGTTTTTTACAAAGAAGTAGGGCAAAATATATGCAATAAATATTCTGTTCACTAGAAGGAGATAAAGATGCCATATATACCGCAGGAAAATAGACCAGCTTATGAAGAAGCAATTGAGAAGATTGTTGATCAATTAGTTCAGTTGGACAATGAAAATGATGTAGAAGGTCACTTCAATTATGTTGTCTCATCGATTATTCATCGTTATATGAAAAAAACGGGACCTAGATACTATAAAATTAATAAGTTTATTGGTGCCTTACATTGTATCTCTGATGAATTCTATAGAACAAGTGCCAGTCCTTATGAAGATTGTGCGAGAGAAAACAACGGAGACATTTAAATTAGGATGTCTGATCATAAAAAATATTTAAAAAATGGTTATTTCTTTGACACGAATCGTCAAAGTAAAATGAATAATGAATCGAAAAAAGACGATTACAAGAAAAAAATTAGTTTTTCAAAAAACATGACTTCGAAATCGTCTCATGATTTAATTGAGAAACGAGGTCTGGTTTTGATAAAAATACCAAAGACAGGAACCGAAACATTTAGACATTTGGTTCAAAAGTCATTTGGATTTTCAAAACAAGGTGACATATCATCCAACAATATATTAAACAATATTTTATGCTGGAAGCTATGGCCTAACCTATATATGTTGCCGAGAGAAAACAATAGAAGTCCATGGGTTGTGGGCGGAAAAACATTCATGCCTGAACAGCTTCTTATTATAGAACATCATTTTTCATTATCGAATCCTAGTGTCAACCTGAAAAATAAGTCATTGGGATATCATAAATTTAAAATGTTGATGTCTCATTGGCCTTGGCGGTATGACCCATCGATATACGAACGAATCATGATCAGTAAAACTCCTTTTGTAGTTACTATATTACGTGACCCAGCCCGTCGAGCATTGTCTTCTTACTTTTATAATTTGACCCGCAGGGGTATTAATGTGTCTACTGCTACTATAAGTGAATTTGAATTATTTATTAGGGAAAAATATGATGAGGATTTTTATTGTCGTTGGTTTTCATATCCACAGTCTGCGAACAATCCCAATTATGATAATGCGATAAAGAATATACAATCAGAAATAGATTTGGTTGGGATCACCGAAAAATATCAACAATTTATCGAGATTTGTAATAAAAAATTTGGAATGTTTAACCAGAATGTCAATGTTAATAAACAAAAAACTCCTTTTTCTTATTCGGACCTTCCAAATAGTGTATTAAAATTATTAATGGAAAAAACAAAGAAAGACAGGATTCTTTATGATGTCGCTGTCAAGCGTTTTGAGCAAGATTGTAATAAATACGGAGTGTAAATTTTTAACGTCCACACCCGCACCCGCCTCGTCTTTTTTTCTTTTTTGACGCGTTATAGACTTTTTTGCGCGGTGCTTTTCTGACATTTTTTCCTGTTGTATAATTTTTGTATTTTATTCTTATCATTTGCCAATCATCCCCTTCTGTATCAAAGTAGAAAATATTACCTTCTTTTTTGATGGCTATACTTATCAGTTCTTGAAAATAGCCTTTAGGTCTGTTCTTCGATTTCTTTCTTATTTTTTGTTTAGAAAACTTGATGATCATACCTATGATTCAGTTTTATTAGTCAATGACCTCTCTATAATGTACCATGAAGGCATTAACGATAAGACAACCGTGGGCGTGGCTAATCATGGAAGGTCGCAAAAGGATTGAGAATAGAACATGGCAGGCTTCGTACCGAGGTCCACTTTTGATCCATGCCGGTGTCTATTATAAAAAGAAAGAATACAACGATATTTGTGAAAGAGTAAAAAGACTACGCGATATCGACATACCGATAAAAGATGATTTGGATTTTGGAGGAATAGTTGGGAAAGTCAATTTGGTTGGTATAGTTGCTCCGCAATTCGAGGGAGAGCCATTCGAGGAAGGTCCGTATTGTTGGTTGCTTTCTGATCCCGAAAGAATTTCATTCGTACCGTTCAAAGGAAAATTGGGTTTATTTGATGTATTAATTTAATATGAATAAAGAAAAGATCAAATTGATTCATTGTATGAATAAAGAAAAGTCTAAAGGCATAGATAGCATAGGTAAGAATTGTCAACTTCTTGGAGATATAGATAAACATAACAGGCATCTCGTTAAAATGGGCAATAATGTTATTTTAGGTATAGAATCTTTAATTGTGTTGCATGGCCCAGTTCGCCCTCACAAAAAAAACAATAAAGTTATTATAGAAGATAGTGTTTGGATAGGAAGAAGAGCGTTAATTCTATGTGGGGTTAAAATAGGAAAAGCTTCTATCATTGGTGCAATGAGTTTAGTTTGTAGTGATATCCCACCATATACTGTTGCTGCTGGCAATCCATGCAAACCCATAAGGAAGATTAAACCATTAGAGCTTTTGCTTATATTCGCTTCAAATAAAGAAAGATTTATTGTTACACGAAAAAAGAGATCAAAGAAATATAAAAAATGGTCAGTTCTAACCATAGACGACATTAAATACCTTTTTAGTTATAAGACAAATAAATGTTATGATTCGGAATTAGACTTAGATAATATGACGGTAAATGATGTGTTAGATTTTTATCAGATAAAAAGATAATAAAAATATTGTAAAAAATCTAATATGATTACTATAATGTTGTAAGGAGTTTAATATGTTTAGAAATTATACAAACGATTATGAGTATACCAAGGGGCTTATTGCCGCTTAATCGTTTTATGTTTCTACACAATTAAGCCGCAATTCTGCAAGACCCCACTCAATTATGCCGCTTGTTCCGCATTGAAGTCTGTAAACACTGAAACACACTAATATGCGGATCAGGTTTTTCCGAAATATTATATGGCAAATTAATATTTAAGGAGAAATCTATATGATACACAAAAAATGCAAAGAATGTAATAAAGATTTTACAGCCAGAGGGAATAATAGAAAATTTTGTAGTCGTCATTGTGCCGGAAAATATAATTATAATAAATTCAATAAACTCAATACTAGAGATTCGAGAGAAAAACAACGCACAGTTATGAAACAGAAATTTGCAAAAGACAAAGTTTTTAGGCAAAAAACAATTGATAAACTTAAAAAATGGAGACAAGAAAATCCTGATAAAATATTGCGTGGAGAAAAATTGTCAAAGCTTGTTGGAAATGCAACGAAGGGAAAGTATAATCTTTTTCCTAAAAATATTTATGATATGAGTGGTCGTACTCGTCAAAAAGTTATTCAACGTTTGAGATTGTCGTGTTTCAGATGTGAATGGAATGAGGGAACATGCGATTTACATCATATTCACGGCAAAAAAATTGAAGACTGTGACAATCACTGTAACCTAGTTGTTTTATGTCCTAATTGTCACCGTTTGGTACATAATAATAAAATTATACTTGATAAAATAAAAACCTTTGAAGAATTAGTTGGAACAAAGTGGTTAGAATTTTATTATGGTTAATGATGTACTCGGGAGGCGTTCCTGTTACGAGATTGTAAATCTCGCGCCCATTATCAATAAGACAGGTCGGTTGGGCAAGTGGTTCGAATCCTCCGTCTCCCATTGTCCCGTAGCCCATTATAATGATGTGCGGTGGTCGGGCGGGTGGTTCAATTCCTCCAGCCAGCATTTTAATCGCCATTCAGATGAATAATCTGACCGGGTTCTTCTTCATGAAATTCGAATTTGAATCCATAATCGCCTGCTTGAGAGCCTATATTCTCTATCTCTATTAGTCCTTTTGAAGAAGGTTTAAATACTCGATAGGCCAAACCGCCCACACCGGCTGCTCCCTTTTTGGTTCCAGCAGGAATTAATATTTCTGCCGCAGCAGAACCAATACTATTTATCGTTGGGGTATGATAAAATATGGCTTCAGCATCATTGGAATAATTACTATTCATGTTGCTAGACGCAACTAGAGTGCCATCATTTGTATATGTTGTGCCTCCGTATAAAGTGACTTTAGCGGCCATCGTTGCAGATATTTCTAGATTCATGTGCAAATCAACATCTGAACCAGCAACAAAACGCATATATACTTTTCCTCCAGCCGCTACACCTTCGAATATTTTATATACTGCGTATTCTAGTCCTCGCAAGATATGCCATTGATCAGCCTCGACTACAGGATTCAGAGCAGTTACAGCATGAATGAGTTGGGTGATGATATCGTTCTGCTTATCTTCGGTTGCAGGATTGACTACTAATCCGGATTTATTCTGCGACTGGGCCATATTATTACATACGGTTTTTTGCAAAAAAAACTTCTATGGTATCGAAAAAATTTTTTGGCAATATAATTAAGTGTTTTTTATTCCTATTTTTCTTTGCTATAATGTATTGACTATGCGGTGACAACAAATCTATTATAATGTAACTCAGAAAAGGAGATCAATCCAATGGCTAAAAATCAGATTACAGAAGTTAAGAACAAGTTACAAAAGAATTATTATCTTTTAATTCTTGACAAGAGCGGTTCGATGCACTGCGTAAAAGATGCCACGATAGATGGTTTCAATGAACAAATTCAAACAATTAAAGAACTATCTGGCAAATTCACAGATCAAGAGTTCTATGTTTCTCTTCTTACGTTTAACTACAATGTTGACACTGTTATGTTTAACGTCAAAGCGGAGGAAGCACAAGAATTGGGGCGAAATGACTACCTCCCAAGCGGTTCTACTGCATTGTATGATGCGATTGATTAGGGTATCGCAAATATGCAAAAAGATATTGCAGACGATCTAAAAGATGATTATGTCGATGCGATGGTCAATGTCGTTATCTTCACTGATGGCGAAGAGAATCATTCTAACAGAGAAAGCATTGAGTCTATCCCTGGCAGAATCAAAGAATTGCAAGAAGGCAAAAAGTGGGTATTCTCTTTGGTAGGCACAAATCATGACGTATTTGGTGCTGCTGCAAAATTACATATCAAAAAGGGTAACACAATGCATTATGCAAATAGCCTTGTCGGTACTCGTGCTGCCCATAGTAGTCTTGGGAATGCGACACGAGGTTTTGCTGCAAAACGAGCCTCTGGCATGGACATGATGCAAACTAATTACTTTGAAGATGAGAATGGTGTCAGCGTCATTGAAGAAGATGCTTTAGATGCCAGTCAAAAAGACAAGGAATAAAATATGATAGAAAAAAGAGTTTATTTGATTTGTCCTGTTAGGAATTGTGATGAAAAGACATTGGCAGATATGGATGATTATGTTGCACAATTAGAAAAAGGTGGTTACATAGTTCATTACCCGCCAAGAGATGTTGATCAAACTCAAACTGGCATGAGCATCTTAAAGGCTCATAGAAAGGCTATGAGTAAATGTAATGAAGTTCATATTTGGTGGGATGGAGATAGCAAGGGAAGTCATTTCGATTTAGGAATGGGATTTATGTTGGCCCATCTTCGTGATTTGCCTGTCAAGTTTGTTTCTGCTAATTCTCTTGAAAGAACGGAAGGTAAGAGTTTTGTTAATGTGATATTGGATTTGGAAAAATATGAATAAACCAGACATAGATCACAACAGAGAAAACATGTTTAAAGGCGAAGATGTAAGGGCAAAAACACCAGAAAGTCTTTCAAAGCATGTAAAAGATTATCAGTATAGGTCTTGGGATAACTATACCATAATGGAATTAGGGTCATTTATTCATCTTCTTTGCAAGAGAGCGAAGCATAGATCAAATAAACAAAAGACTGAGAAAGATTTATATGACGCTCAGAATTATATGAATATGATGCAATCCAAGCTAGATGCTTTGAAAGAAAATTTGCCAGCCAGATTTAGCGACTAACGATTTGTTGGAATGAGAATCCCAGTGAAGTTAACCAACTAAGATATGCTTCTTTCGACATTAAGCCTTGTTCGTAGGCCCACTTTGCGAATGCAGCAGCATTTTTGTTCATTCTTCCTATAATGCCAGGTACGTTGAGTTTCTTGGCATTTTTGTAATCATATCTGTTTAAATATTCCGCAGGGACATGTGCCCAATTTCCGTTATTAATAAGAGAAATTGTTTTTGGCCCTGTGTCTCCGCGATAAACGGAATCCAATAAGGCTTCTTGCAGATAATATGGATATGAGTCAAAATCTTTGAAAGTTTTTTGTGCCCTTTTTAAATGTTCATCTACATCATATTTAGCAAGTTGATACACCTGTTCATCTGTGAGGGCTTGTTGGCTTTCCATGATAGAATCAAAATTCACTAGATTACCGAATAATTTTTGAAATAACTCTCTGTCATCGTCTTTTAATAAGTGTCCAATACCGATTGTTGGATTACCACGAGGATCGTTATACATCCTATTTGCAAAACCTTCGTATTTTCTTATGTGTTTAGCAAATCTGGCTAAATCAAATTCATCATCAGGTGGCGTAGTATCGCCTGGTTGGCCTACAGTCACTGGTTTGTCCATTTCTACATAGCCAGCGTTACTTCCATCGATAGGTTGAACATAATCGGCTGTAGGCTGACTGGTGCTTCTTTGGACTTCTCTAATTACTTCACTTTTAATCGCTTCTGGGTTATTCGGGTTTCTATCTACTATATCGTTGATCGCACGAAGACCAAGAATACTAATATATGGTATCAAAACAGCTAGTCCCAAAGCCAGTAATTTACTTTTAATTGAAGCTGTTTTAATCGTTTGTTGTTCTGTGTGTGTGTTTTTATACCAATTCATAGAAGAAGACCTCAAATTATTCCGATATATTATACTGCGAATATATCTAATATCCTTGTTATCGGAGAAAAAAATATGAAACAATTAGATGAGGAGACAAAAAAACTTGCGATAGATTGGGCAGAAAAGATATTCAATGATATTGAAAGGGCTTCTCACGATCCGTTAGCGAAACTTGAAGGTGACTCATTAAAGGTATATGAGGAATTAAAAACATGGGGCTGGTTCGATAGAATGCCTCTTGATGTAGATGGCGATAAAACCGTTGCCGATTCTCATATGATTTATATTCAGATGTTAGCTATGGATAAATATCGCCGTATTGATTGGGCCAAAAAGCATCCTCCAAAGGAAAAGCCTTCAAGGTGGGAATTTTTTACCAGGCGCACAAGCGGTATCAAAAAGTCTTAAAAACTCCAATCTTCTTCTCCGTAAGGATTATAGATAGGCGGATATTGTAATTTGTGCTTATTTTTTTTGTGCATATTTCCTACTTTTTGTAGTACAAATTTTTGTCTTTCTGTCATACCTTCTGGCAACGGCCCTTCTGGAGCATCGATAGCCCATTTTACTTCATCATATGTCATGCCTAATTCGTCTTCATCTGTTTGTCCTTCCCACAACTCAGCAGTAGGAACAGCATTAATGATAGAATCTGGCACATCTAATATCTTTGCCATTTCATAAACAACAGATTTGTGAATTGCAGAAATCGGGCAAATATCCACTAAACCATCCCCGCCCTTAGTAAAATAACCAATATAATCTTCGTCTAGATTACCAGTTCCAACAACAATCCCATTGTGTTCAGCCGCTTTGTCATAAAGGATATTGGCTCTGATTCTAGAACGAAGATTTCCTTCATTCAATTTTGTTGAGCCTATTTGTTCTTTTTTATATGCTTCTACAATGAAACCAATAGAAACAGTGTTGAAGTGAATATTTGGCCTTAATTCGACACCTTTATTAACGGTGCAGAGTTCTATGGCTCTTGTTGTAGATTCTGGCCAATTGTTGATATCTCCCATTGGCATTGAATAACAGTATACTTGTCTATTCGTCTTTTCACATAATCTTGTAATAACGGCAGAATCAATTCCACCAGAGACTCCAACTATAAGATTTTTGATATAGCTCTTGTCACAATAACCCTCGATCCATCTTGCCGCTCCGTCAATTATTTGCCTAATCGTTTTTTCTTCCTTCATTACTTAATCCCTTCAAGAATAACATCTAAATTATAAAACATTTCGTCATCAGTATCACAATCGCGTGTCTCTTTTCTTTCTTTGAGAACTTTTAGAACGATAGAGATTATTTCAGAGAATTCATCTCTTTCATCTGTTTCCACTGTTGTAAAATTCACACCCAAGTAGGCCCATTCCTTGATCAACGGCTCAAGAGGCAAGCCAGGTAGTTCTTTGATGGCATCGACAACAACGTATATATTCTTGTGTTGATTAGCAAGTCCCTTTACTGCCGCGTCGACACACACGTTAGCTGCAACTCCGTACACAAAAATTGCATCCATCTCATCGATATTAATTGCGTTTAAAGCCGCTTGAGTGTGAGGATTTCCTTCCCAAGCATCAAAACGGTCTTTGAGAATGGTAATTTCATCCGCATCTTCAATCGACTGCATATCTTCGATGGAGAACTCTGGAACATCCCAATCAACAATAAAGGCGAAAGGCGACTTAGTTTCGTCAATTAATTCTGCCCCATTAGTCCCCCTAATACAGTGGGTGGGGAATGTGGTCATGAAGTTAGGAGTATCAGACAATTCTTCTGAATCTTCGTTGTGCCAATCTGACGTATTAACGATGCGGAAATTTTTGCTTCTTGCTAGATTCGTTAGATGCTCAAGATGATTTCTGATAACTTTTGCGTTTGGGACTGCAAGTAAACCATCTTCGTCCATAAAATCTTTTTGAGTGTCAACACACCAAAATAATACTTTCATTGTTTTTCTCCTATTTAAGCGGCATTGTTTTATCTGCCAGAAATTCTTTTCGGTGAATGTATTTCATAACTTTAACCATCTTAGGATCGCCACTCTCTTTGCCCGGCGTATCAGACAGTTTTACTACTGGGATTTCATTGACGTACCATAGTTTGATAACCATGTTTAAAGCCTTGCTACTGTCAAAGTCGTTTGTCAGATTTGTGCCGATACCAAACGCACATTTAATTTTTCTGTCACAATATTCGGCAATTTTATAGGCCGTTTCTGCGTCAAGGCCATCGCTAAAAACAATAACTTTTGACATGGGATCGATATTTAGGCTCTTATAGTGGTTGATGATTTTGTCTGCGAACTCATAGGGACAACCACTGTCATGTCTAACTCCATCGTAGAGTTTTGCAAATCGTAAATTGAAATTTTCAAGAAAACTATCCGTTCCATATGTGTCAGTCAAAGCAATTCCCAAATCTGCATTGTAAATTTTGACCCAATTTTGTAGCATGTGATAATTTGGGTGATTCATGCTTTCCAATGCTGCCATTGCTTGACATAATTCGTGTGCCATTGTACCAATTGGTGTGATGTCATGCTTCATAGCCAAGTGGACATTGGATGTGCCAACAAAGAAAGGCTGGTCTTTCCATGTTTTGATAAGTAGGTCTTGCACTTCAAAACTGCGTCTTCGGCGTGTACCAAAATCAGCCAATTTCATCATGGTTTTGAGATTAAATTTTGGACCATAGGCGTTGAAAACAGATGCTTTGGATTCCATTTTTTCTAGTTGACCATCCGTATTCCAATCCGTATCGATAGTCTGGAAGTACAATTCAGAGATAGTCGCCATCAAAGGAACTTCCCAAAGGATCGTAGAGTGCCACGGTCCTTTAATTGTGATATCTAGTTTACCTTCTACGTCTACATTAATAGCAACTTCGTTAGGATTAAAACGATAATTTCTGAGATATTCTAGATAGTTAACTTTGAAGTATGGGCACTTTTTTCTCAACCAGTCATATTCTTCTTGAGTAAGTGTTAATTTGGGAAATTCCTTGTCAATGATTTTTCGTAGATTGTCTACAAATTCAGGTGTGAAACCGTGTTTGCCACGATTTGTGAAACGATATTCTGTTATTGAATCTGGGAATAGTTCCAATGCCAACTGTTGCATCGTTAGCTTGTACAAGTCAGTGTCTAAAATACTTTTGATCATCATCTTATTCTATCTCCTTCATTTCATTATAGCCCTTCTAAAATAAGTAAAAAGGAAAAAATATATTTTTGTTGAAAGATATACAGATAGTCTTGGTCTATTTATAAATTGGTGATAATGTTTTTGTTATACTGTTATTCGATGATGAACGTCGTTTTGAAGCACTGCTAAGGAAAACCATTAAAAGAATATTAGAGAGATACGTATGCAAACCAAAGAACTTGATCAAATCTGGAAAAAATACTTAAAAGATCGTGATAATGATTCTATGCAAAAGCTAGTAGCTCATTATTATATTGCATTGGTTCAAAAAATAGCTTCCAATTTAGTGAGAAAGTTTAGATATAAGGTCACTAGGGACGAATTGGCTTCACACGGCGTTGGAGGGCTATATAAGGCACTCAAAGCATTTGACCCCCTCAGAGGGGTAAAGTTCGAGACATACGCTTACCCGCGAGTCTGGGGGTCAATAATAGACTGTATACGTGAAGAAGATTGGGTTCCACGTAGCGTAAGAACACGACAAACGAAAATAGAAAATGCCAAAAAAGAACTAGAATCACGTAGAGGACATAAAATAGATGTCGGCGAAGCAGTCAAACATGCCGGTTTCGACGGCCAAGAGTTTCATGTCAAACAGTCTAAATTTCATGCTATGGGTTTTTCCAGCATAGAAACAGGAACTGGTGAATTCGCTTCTGAAGACAATAAAAAAGATTGTAATAAATATTTGGTTTCTAAAAATAGTTCCTCTCCTGACAGCAAATTAATACGAGAAGAATTCCTTGGGAAACTGATTGGTCGTGATTTTACGCCATTAGAACGCAAAATTATTTATTATTATTACTATGAGAGGCTTTCTATGCGAGAGATAGCCAATACTCTTGGTGTTTCTGAATCTCGTATCAGCCAAATCCATCAGGGAATCTTGGATCGACTTAAAACACGCATCGAAGTGAATCCCGAATATTTTGGATCAGACATATTAGAGTTGATTAATAGCTGTAATGATGCTGACCCATTGAAATAATTTTTTTGTTTAAAAAATCATTTCTTATCGCCTATAATACACTGTGTATGAAGTGTTTTTATTTTTTGGAGAAAAATCATTGGTAAATGCTGAAGTCGGAGATATTACAAAGTCAAGACAAGACGCGATTGTAAATGATGCAAATAGTTGTGGTGTTATGAGTTATGGCGTATCTGCACTAATATGCAATCGTGGTGGCGTTGAGATACAAGATGAAGCAAAAGGTTTTTGTCGTAAAAATAAAAATATTGAGTTAGGAAGTTGCTTTTCAACACAATCAGGTAAATTGAAGAGATATGGGACTGAAACAATTTACCATGCGGTGATCAGCAGAACACCTAAAGACTTAGCAAGTATACATTTTGTAAAAAAAGTATTAAATGAGGTTTTAGCAACAGCGGTAAATGATGGAATAGAGTCGATTGCTATTCCTTCTATTGGTTTAGGAGGAGGTTTGGACAAAACAGTAGTCGCTATGGAAATGGCTAGGATTGCTAAAAATTTTTGTAATAAAATAGATATTCGTATTATTGATGTGGATAAAGAATTTATTGAAAATGTACGAAAAAATCTTTTGAAAGGAAATTAATTATGACTACAAAACTCAATCATCCAACATTAGTTCTCAACAAGGGCTGGATGCCTTTAACAATCGAGACAGCCAGAGAGTCTCTAATAAAGGCATTTACAGGTTCTGCTAAAATTGTGGATGAAAATTACATCCAATACAATTGGGAAGAGTGGTCTGAGATATCCGAGTACGAATATGAGGATAGCAAGGAAGATGACAAGTTCATTCTCACTGCTAACTATCAAAAGATCAAGATTCCTGAAGTCATTGTTTTGCTTAATTACAATCGTTTGCCTAATGTAAAAGTAAAATTGACTCGTCGTAACCTATTGATCAGAGACAAGTTCACCTGTCAATATACTGGTCAAAAGCTTTCGATGTCTGACGCGACTATTGACCACGTTGTGCCTAGAACTCAAGGTGGTTTGACTACATGGGACAACGTTGTTATCTGTTCTTTCGAGGCAAACGTTAAAAAGGGCGGAAGAACTCCTGAGGAAGCAGGGCTTACATTGAAGACAGTGCCTCGTAAGCCTTCGTGGAGTTTGATGTTCGCAAAATACGTTACTCGTATTCCTAAGTCTTGGGAGAAGTTCATCAAGACAGATAAGTGGAACGAGATAGGGTATTGGGATGTCGAACTCGTAGACTAAGTTCGATTAACAGTTTATTAATTTAAAGGGCAGAATCGCAAGATTCTGCCCTTTAAATTAATCTGTGCCGATTATATATCTATGATCCGTCGTAGATTAAAACACACTCACACCCGCAAAAGGGCTTCTGTACGCTTTTGGAATAACGCTCTAAAAAATGTACCATGCTTTCTTGTAGGTTGTGGTCCATGGTTAGAAAATCAACCCACTGGGCTATTAAAAGATTTTTTTACTATTGGAATTAATAGCTGTTATCTTAAAATAGACCCTACTGTTTTGCTTTGGCAAGATATAGAATTTTGGTATAGTGCGAAAAGAGATATACCGAAATTATCTGCATTGAAATATTGTCGTGACACTTCTGATCCATCTGGTACTTATTATTCATATCGATTGACACCCGGTTTTTATAAAATACCGAAAGACGCATCTCAATTGCACGGGAGAGGGAATTCAGGAGCATTAGCATTTGAATTGGCTTATATTCTAGGATGCAATCCCATTGTTTTAGTTGGATTTGATTGTAGATATCAAGGCACCAAAACAGATTTCTATGGGGCAAATCCGCATCATAAACAACATACGCTAAGACAATGCCAGAATGCTCTAAAGTGGATAAGAGATGAAAGCAGTAAAAGCCAACAAAAACAGAGAAAAATAGATATCATTAATTGTTCTAAAAATACAGTATTTGATGTTAAATATAAATTACGTGATGCTGTGGACATGGTGCAGGAAAGATACTCTATGCTAGGTCGTGATTATTTCGTATCTAAAATTTTAGATAATGCTGCGCGGAAGAGGGAGAAAGAGATGAATAAAAGAAAAAACTCGTCTTAACAGTCGGTGAAAGTTCAAGTCCTATAATTGCCAATTAAAAATAGAAAGGTTTGTTTATGAGTAAGGATAAAGAGTCTAAAGTCAAGGAGTTGGAAACATCTCTTTCGGAATGCAGTGGAGAAACAGATACTACGGGTTTTAACGAGTTGCAAATTGTAGCTCGTAGTTTGGCGTATTCACCAGTCAATAAGCTTCACGATGGAGAAAATGATATCAAAGTCAAAGATTCCACCTTGGGTCAATTCGCCAGATTGTTTGAACGATTTGATAAGAGAGATTTTAGGATTAGCAAATTTTTCGCCGGATATAAACATCAAAGTCTTTATGCCTTTTTGACACCTTATAGGAATGGTGTTTTGCAATATGTCTTAAGCGATTTTTTGGAATTGAAAGGATACAAGATATTGCAAACTATGAGTTCTGCGTATGCCGACGAAGAAGAGACAAAAGTTGCTGAGATCAAATGCGATGTCGATGAAACATTCAATGTATATCTAGATGCAACCATTTTGTGTTATAATCCAGAAAATGAAGGACGCATTTGCATTGAAATCACTCTAGATCAACATCGTGGTGGTGTGTCTTTAATGATATTCTTTAATGATATTGCAAAAAACTTTTGGAGCGAATGGCAAGAGTACGGAAAAAAGAAGAATTTTTACAAAGGCAAAAAAATCAATGCTATGTGTGATTTTCTTGAGTTGAATAAGGAAATCACTTGGGAAGATGTGATTGTTCAAGATAAAATAAGGAATAAAATTAAACAAAACGTAGAGAATCTTTTTACGTATATAGACATTTTACAAAAAAACAAAGTCACGGTAAAAAGAGGAGTTATATTAGCTGGTCCACCAGGAGTAGGAAAAACTCTAATTTGTAAGGTATTAATTCAGGCTATTAAGGACATTACAGTATTATATGTTCTTCCATCTCACTTGAAAAGCGCTATGGATGTTTCTATGGTGTGTGAGATGGCAAGAGATTTATCTCCTACATTGATGGTAATAGAAGATATAGACTTTTTGGCAGAAAGCAGAAATACCAATCCGTTTGGTGGTCTTACTGTAGAGTTGATGAATCAGATGGATGGTGTTGAGAGTTTCGACGGTGTTGTTACGTTGGCTACAACTAATATGCCAGAGAAAATCGAAGAAGCCATCAAGAATCGCCCTGGCAGATTTGACAGAGTAATACAAGTAGACTTGCCAGATTCTAAAGACAGATTGAAGATGCTTAAGAAGTTTACACAACGATTTATATTAAAAGATGTGGATTTAGAATCTATTGCAGAAGAGTGTAATGATATGAGCGGAGCATACATTTATAATCTCTGCGAGACTGCCGCTATCTGTGCCGTGGATGAAAATAGTATTGATAAAGATGAGAAAATTATCATTAATAGCAAACACCTGAAAGAAGCCATAGCGGAAATCAAGGATAAAGATTTTTCTCAGTGGGCAAACACCGAACGATCTGGTGGATTCGGTTTTGGTAAAAAGGGAGAAGATGTGCCAGAAGAACCGTATGACTAAAATTTTTTTTCAATCACAAGTTTGAATAGAGTATCGAGTTACATAAAGCAATTTTTATTGTTGTGTTAACCAAGAAGGAATCTTATCGAGACTGTTAAATAAATCGTTGTGAAGCAGACTCAAAGTTTCTATCTCAAATTTAATGCAACAAGGAGACATAATGGATCACCCCGAAATTTATACGCACAAACAGGCATTCAATGCCTCTAAAGAGTATTTTAATGGCGATGAATTGGCTGCAAAAGTGTTTGTTGACAAATACGCGCTAAGAGATGGCAAAAAGAATTTATTAGAACCTACACCTGACTATATGCACAGGAGAATAGCAAGAGAGCTTGCAAAAATAGAAAGCGAGAAATTCAAAAACCCGCTTTCTGCTGAACAGATATTTGAATATTTAGATCATTTCAAGAGAATAATTCCACAAGGATCGTTGATGTATGGCGTAGGAAATACATATCAAATAGTTAGTCTTTCAAATTGTTATGTTATACAATCTACGCCTGATTCATATGGTGGAATCTGCAAATCTGATGAGGAAATAGTCCAAATTTCCAAGAGGCGTGGCGGAAGTGGTGTTGATATTTCTTTCTTGAGGCCAGATGGTACAGCGACTACGAATGCGGCAAGAACAAGTACAGGTATCGAATCATTTCTTCAAAGATTTTCTAACGCAGCACGAGAAGTAGGACAGGGAGGACGCAGAGGCGCTCTTATGGTTTCTCTTAGTGTGCATCATCCAGAGATATTGAAATTTGCAAAAGTCAAAAGGAATTTAACAAAAGTTACTGGGGCCAATATTTCTGTAAGATTGTCTGACGAATTTCTTAATGCAGTTGATAAAAATGAACAATACGAACAAAGGTGGCCTGTTGATTCCAAAAAACCAAAGATTTCCAGAATGGTTAATGCTAGAAACGTTTGGAGACAAATCATTGAAAATGCTCATGCTATGGCTGAACCTGGTCTTTTGTTTTGGGACAATATAATAAGAGAATCTCCTGCTGATTGCTATAGCGAGTTCGGTTTTAAGACGGTTTCCACAAATCCGTGCGTCACTTCTGATACGTGGGTGTTGACGAACAACGGCCCAAAACGAGTTGTGGATTTAATAGGAAAAAAATTTATAGCTGTTATAGACGGGAACCTCTACGATTCCACCAATGATGGTTTTTTCTTAACAGGTACGAATAAAAATCTTCTATTAATTGAGACTAAAGAAGGTTATTGTTTAAAATGCACACCAGAACACAAAATTAAAGTCATTGAGTTTGTTAATAGAAAAAAAAGACAAAAATGGGTTGAGGCTAAAAATTTGCAATCTGGTGACGATATTTCGCTTGGCAATCATAAGGGTTTTACTTGGAAAGGCGAAGGAACTAAAGAAGAAGGATGGTTGATAGGAAGTCTTCTTGGAGATGGAGTTTTTTGCGAGAATACATCCAAGTTGACATATTGGGGTGAAAATAAGTTCGAGATGCTAGAAGAGGCGACCAGTTTGGCAAAACAAAGTTTTAATTGCAGATCAGATATCGGAACTGCATCTGCAAATTCTACAAATGTAATCAACAGGGATTTAGTTTCTATAAAATGTAAAGCTTTATCGGAAACTTCACAAAAATATGGATTAGAAAAAAACAAGGATTTGCTTAAAACAATAGAAGAAAAAAGTAGTGATTTCTATAAGGGATTTTTATCCGGCTGGTTTGATGCGGACGGAACGGTTTTAAACCAAAAAAAGAAAGGTTTTTATGCGGTTCGTTTGTCTTCTGTGAAATTAGAAAATCTTGTTATAGCCCAAAGAATGTTACACCGTTTGGGTATGGCATCGACCATATACAAAGATAGAAAAAAAGCTGGACCAAGGGAACTTCCAGATGGAAAAGGTGGTTATGCTTTTTATGAATGCAATGCGAATCATGAACTTCAAGTAACAAAAGATAATTTGAAAGAATTTTCATCATTAATAGGATTTAGGGACAAAAACAAACAAAATAAATTGGATGATATTATATCATCTTTTACGAGAGGTCCATACAAAACTGCTTTTACAGGAAAAATAAAATCTGTCACAAAGGTAGAGAATGAGGATGTTTATGACTGTACTATTCCTGAGATATCTGAGTTTGATGCGAATGGGATACAGGTCCACAATTGTGCGGAACTCCCATTGAGCGAATTCGACAGTTGCCGATTGTTATTGCTTAACGTCTTCAGTTATGTCAAAAATCCATTTATGTCTAATTCATATTTTGACTATGAAGAATTTACTGCTGATGCTAAAATCGCTCAACGACTGATGGACGATATTGTGGATTTGGAGCTAGAACATATTGAAAGAATTATCAATAAAATAGAAGCAGACCCAGAGGAAGATGACATAAAACATAGGGAATTGACTATATGGAAGAAAATTTATAAAACGTGTAAAGCCGGAAGACGCACTGGTACTGGTGTGACAGCCATTGGTGATACTTTGGCTGCTTTGGGAATTCCATACGGAAGCAGAAAAGGGATTAACGCTGTTGAGAAAATTTACAAAACACTTAAATTGGCGTGTTATAGAAGTTCAGTGGATATGGCTAAAGAACTTGGGCCGTTTAGCGTATGGGATGCCAAATTGGAGCGTAAAAATCCATTCTTATTACGCATTAAAGAAGAAGACCCGGTACTATACAAGGATATGCAGATATGTGGCAGACGCAATATAGGCATCAATACAACCGCTCCTGCTGGTAGTGTAAGTATTTTGACTCAAACGACTTCTGGCATCGAGCCTTTGTATGAAGTCGGGTATAAGAGAAGGAAAAAGATTAATCCAAATGATAAAAATGTCAGAGTCGATTTTATAGATAAGAGTGGAGATGCGTGGGAAGAATTCAGAGTATATCATGCCAAAGTCAAGGACTGGATGAATATTATGGGCAAAGAAAATGCTGAAGGTTCTCCGTGGGAGGGGTCTTGTGCCTACGATATCGATTGGAAAAATAGGATAAAATTGCAAGCTGCCGCGACAAAGCATATTGATCATAGTATCTCTTCTACAATTAATTTACCAGAAGACGTTACAGTAGAAACAGTTGCTTCTATTTATGAAATAGCGTGGAAAAGTGGGTGCAAAGGAATTACCGTGTATCGTAAAGGTAGTCGTGATGGTGTTCTAATAGACGACACCAATGGCTGTTCTGTTGATAACGAAAATACAATACAAACTCACAATGCTCCAAAGCGCCCAAAAGAACTTCCTTGCGACATACACCATTTAACTGTTTTGGGAAAAGGGTATTTGGTTTTTGTCGGTTTGCTGTCTGGCTATCCATACGAAGTATTTGCCAAAGAAAACGGACAATTACCACGTTCCACCAAATTTGGAGTTATCAAAAAAGTAAAACGCGGACAATATAAAGCAATTATTGAAGGCGGCAAATATGTTATTGAAAATATAATGGAAGGCGGGGGTGCCATGGAAGAAGCTGTCACTAGACTTACTTCCGCTTCATTGAGACATGGTGCTGACATTTCATTTATTGTGCATCAATTAGAAAAGGCTCATGGAGATTTCTTATCATTTGAAAAAGCTATCGCTAGAGCATTAAAGAAATATGTTAAAGACGGTACAGAAGTTACCGGCGAAGGATGTGAAGAATGCGGCAATGACGAATTGATCCGCGAGAATGGATGTAAAATTTGTAAGAACTGCGGCTGGACCGCGTGTTCATAACTGATTTAGAGAAAAGGAGATAGAGATGATTTTAAAGTTTAAAAAGTTACACGAGGATGCAGTTATACCAAAATATCAAAAACCTGGTGACGCAGGATTCGATTTTCATGCACTTATTAAACAGGACTATGACGGCAGTTGGAATAAAGCAGTAGACAATGGTAATGGTCCTGAGTTTGTGGTGGCCATACCACCTAAATATCAATTTGTTATTAAAACAGGTTTAGCATGTGTCGTAGAAGAAGGCTATGAAATGCAAATTAGACCTAGAAGTGGACTTGCATTTAAAAAATGCATTACAATTACCAATAGTCCGGGAACTCTTGACAGTGGATATCGCGGGGAAATTATGATAATTTTATATAATCTTGGCGAAGAGACATTTTATATAAAAAACGGAGACAGAATTGGCCAAGGGGTTATTTCCCCTGTTGTGCAACCAGATATTATACAGATCGATGAATTTAGTCGAGAAGACATGGATACTGATCGTGGTGGAGGTTTGGGTAGCACCGGCGTATAATAAATGCCTAAAATTAAAGGGTTCTCAGTTTATATGACGAATAAATAATTGGTTATATATAATTTGAGAATTCTTTTTTTATGGCATTAGGAGCTAGCAATACAGTCTTTTTCTATCGAGACGGTGACCCCGACAGTTTAGCTGTCGCGGAATATTATCGTGATTCTCGTGGTCTACCAGCAGATCAAATCGTTCCCATTGTTTGTTCAGATATAGAGATATTAAATAGTTATGACTTGTTTAGAGCGGAAGTTGAATTGCCTATTTTCAATTCTTTGAATTCTGCTCCATTAAATGCTAGAGATATTTATGTCTTGATTCTTGGTTATAATGTGCCTGGTGGATTTTATGAACCAGGAATACCACCAGTACCACCAGAACCAAGCAGCAGTTCGTCTAGTTCTTCTACCGGTCCAATTGAAAGTAGTTCGTCTATCACCAGTTCTAGTAGTTCTGCTGTCGCTGGGAGTTCTAGTAGTTCTGCTGCCGCTGGGAGTTCTAGTAGTTCTGCTGCCGCTGGGAGTTCTAGTAGTTCAGGAGGTTGTATCGGTGATAAAGAAGTTACAGGCGATTTGAATGAACCGGAAGCTATTGGTTGTTATGACGAAGCTGGCACTATTGATGGGAAAGATTATTTTGCCGGTGGTGGAACACCACAATGGTTTATCGTCTTTAATAGCGGTGCTGATGCATGGTTTATATCGACCAATACGACTGATCCGGACACTGTTGGCAGATATTGGATGGGCGATGATCCACCAGGCACAAATGCTAGTCCGAATGGCACTTATAATCCAGGCGGTACGGCAACCGGAGTTGCAACCGTGACAGACGGAGCGCTGCCTCTAATCGTTGACCCAGGAAGTGGCTTTACTAGTTCTGGCGATATAATATCTTCAGTTTCACGAATCATGAGAATAAATGCCCCACTTCTTCCAGATGAAGAAAACTATTTTTATGGTCATAAAACCAGTACATTATTCCAAGATGGCGATGAGGACTATGCTTACGTAGTTTCCAGAATTGATGCCCCAAGTGTTGCTTTGGCAGAAGAGATGATTGATAAGGCCGCTGAGATAGAAAATCAAGGCGTTATTAATGGCAAATTTTTCTTAGACCCATTTTTTGGGATTTCTAGTAATTCATATTTGACTTATCAAAACAATCTTTTGACTTTCGCTGCTCATACGTTTCCTAATCTGCATCTGCCGTTAGTGATGACGAATCTCGAAGACCCTTACGTAGATACTGTTTTTGCTTGTATAGAACAAGATAGCTTCTATTGGGGCGGCATCGCAGATTATGCTAATAATATTTTCTATGGTACAGATACAAGCAGAATGTTCTTCTACAATACTGATACCAATCCAGCTTTGACTGTAAGAACATTAATTGAAAACTATTGGGTTGTAGATGCTCTTAATAATGGTTATGCTGCTGCGGCAGGAGCGATGTCTAGCATGATCCCAAGTAGGTTCTTAGATGCTACTGTATTCTTCGAAACTCTATTAACGCAACACGGAACAATTGGAGAAGCATTCTTATTCGCTTCACATTATGTTCAAACTCCACTGACATTTATCGGTGATCCGTTAACAACAGTTGTATTCCCGGCTTCTAATCGTGATCCGTCTGGTGTTCCTAATCTGTACTGTAGTTTCTTTGGTGGCGAAAAAGCACCATATCAAATGACATTGGATTTCTCTGACATTGAGATATCAGATGATTGTTTGACTGACCCATCCACTGGTGATAGATTTTATGTTAGTTCTGTTAATGCTGATATCAATTGGATACATTCTGTATCTTGGGTCAGCAACTGTAGATGGGAAACTACAATTCCTAAAGCAGTTACTACTGTAAGATGGTTTGCTCCTATAACTGAGTCTGACCCATGTAGTAATTTGCCAAGTACGTCTTTTGATGGAGAAGTCGTAGAACACGATTTAATTGTTTCAGCAGAGATACAAAAAGTTCTCTCATCTGATAAAAGTTATTATTTAACAATTAAAATACAAAGTAGTGATGGGAATATCACATTCTTTGAGGGTGGTAATTATTATACGTTGGGACAAGATTTAAAAGGATTTGTATTAGAGAATATCAATAATACCGCTTCTATAGATGGGAACACGATTATTATAGGCATCGGCGGTGATATCGATCTAAATGATACCTATTTCATCGGAGATATTGAGGGATATGCATTTGAGCCAACGGAAGCAGACATATGGCTTCAAACCAGCATAGAGTTAGCAAAAGCCGTCGCTAATTTCAATGAAAAAACAGAATTGACGGCTGAAGCATTCTATAAAATAACTTTGAGCATGGACATCCCAACAGAAGTAGATATGCTCTACCCATCGCAGAGATTGGCTATAGGAAATAATACTGATAGGAGAAAGTCTTGGTTCTATGCCATGACGGAATATCTATTGACGTATGGAAAACAAAGATTTATAGAAGATTATTTGAAAGTGAATCCTGATGAAAACAAAAACATATTAACAATGAATGAATTTCTTGGAATGGAAGGATACAAAATCAGTGAACAGTTATTGGATGTATTAGGGGAGGACAGAGAGGAAATAGAAGAGAAATACATATATCCTGAAGGATTTTGGACTTATGAAACTCCTTTGGCAGATGCGGCTGCTGCTGTTGCCTATTATTATTTTGAATTGGATGTAGCCACAGATACCGATTTCAATAATATTATATTCTCGTTTGATAGTGCAGCCAATAGAGTAGGATGGAGATATCAAACAGGAATAGATGAAGATGGGCAACCTATATTCGACATTGTTCCGTTATCAGGTGTGCCATACAGTGAAATAGGTTCCATGATTAAATTCGAAAGTCCAGAACAGTATTATCTGGATAGAAATGTTATATATTATTATAGATTTAGACAAAAAACAAATACAACCAATTACCCATACACAACATGGAATGGTGTAATTTATACTTAAGGATTTTATTAATGATTAGCAGTTCTGATTACAAATATGTTTCTGATCGAGTTTCAGATAACTATACTTTTAATGAAAAGATTAGAGATGCTCTTTTGGCGGCTCTTGGTCAATTGAATCTTTCAGATCGACCTGGGTTAACTCAAGATGGTTTTGTTCTTGAAGCATTGAAAACAGAGATATCAAACACGTTATATACATACGTTGTTACTGATAGAATTGAGGTATCTGATTTATCATTGGATTTAGTATCTGCTATGCAATTGCATGTGACAACCCATTATGGCTCTGTAAATGGTTTTTTAAGCGATAGTGGAGTAAAGGTCAAGCAGGATTTTGCTGATCTTTCGGAAAGGGCCGGATACACTATAGATTCCGGCAATATAGAATAAATATGCCAAAAAAACAATATACAACTATAGGAGATATGCTACAAGAGGCTAAAGATGATATAGCTGCCAAAATGGATTTGTCTTCCAGCAAAAGCATACCTGATATCGTAACATTTTGTGAAGATCAAAAATATCTTGGATTAAGAAAATGCGATGAAGATGGAAATGAAATTGCCAATTTGTATCCTATGCAAATGCTTATTTTAAAAGTATTTTATCGTGGGACGCTTGGTAATGAGGATTTGGTTTTGACGGACGAAGACATAGAACTATTAAAAGAACTTAATTTAGAAGATAATGACCATGGCGATGTCTTAGGAAAATACAATTCAAAGGCTATTTTTAGAGAATTAGTTTTGGTATGGGGAAGACGTTCAGGTAAAACTTTCTTATTCTCTATTATCGCTTTGTATGAAGCCATGAAATTATTAGAAACACCTGGCGGTGATCCTAACGTACTTTATAGACTTGGTGGTGGTGCTGAAATTTCTATTTTAACTGTTGCTATGTCATCTGACCAAGCACACTTGGCGTTTTTGGAAATCAGAGAGAAATTATTACACAGTAAATATTTTGAAGATAAGTTTATGAGGCCAGATGGTATTACTGCTGATTCTATTTATCTGCTTACTCCAAAAGACAAAAAAGATAATGAAGACTGTAAAAAGAAGAATATCCCTCAGAAAAAGGGATCGATAGTTATCGAAGTGGGTCACAGTAACTCTAGTACACTTAGAGGTAAATCTATTTTCGTTTTGCTGTTTGATGAGATTGCTGCCTACAAAACAACTTCTGGCCCTTCTTCTGATGAAAACATTTATGCTTCTTTAATCCCTTCTGTTAATACTTATTTCCGTATATTTCCTGCGTTGGATAAAGATGGTAATCAAAAGGTTGATGAACGCGGAAAAAAAGTGTTCGATAAAATATTTGATGGAAAAATAATTTGTATTTCAACTCCAATGGGCAAAGAAGGTAAGTTGTATGATTTATACAGTAAAGCCCCAGCCGCAAAACACAGGCTGACTTGCAGATTATCGACATGGGATGTAAATCCATTTTTAACAGAAGATGATTTAAGAGCAAATGCGGATTTGCCTGAAGACAAGTTCATGCAAGAGTATGGCGCTGAATTCTCTGGTACTGCTGGTGAAAACTTCTTCCCAAGAGAATGTGTAGAAGAAATTTTCAAGAAAGGTTATTCCAAGAAAATGAAAACGCATGGCGAACCAGGCACTGTCTATTTTGCTCACTTAGACCCTGCTAGTACAAGCCATAACTATGCACTAGCCATCGTGCATAAAGAACTTTCGTATAATAAAGAAACAAAGCAAATAGATTTTAGAGTTGTTGTTGACCATCTTAAATACTGGCAACCTCTGCCGAATAAGCCAATCAATGTAGATATGGTAGATGAGTATCTCATCAAAATGAAGAGTTTCTTCTTCTTCGGATTAGTGACATACGATCAATGGAATAGCGCTTCTAGTATACAAAAAGTGCGTAAGCACGGATTGCCAGCAAAATGCACAAGGTTTAATAACAGATTTAAGATGGCAATTTATGATGAATTATACAATTTGGTTGTTGGTGGGAAAATAGTAATTCCATATAATGACTTATTGATGAATGAAATGATTAATTTACAGAGGAAAATGACCCCTACTGGATGGCGTGTAGGACCGAAAAAAGCTGGTGGCACACAAACAGACGATTGCGTGGACGCATTGGCTGGTGCTTGCTATCATGCAGTACAAGCCACGTTTAATAGGCTTCCAACAGGTCAAATAGTAGCTACTACAAACGGGACAGCAGGCAGAAGAATGTGGAATTCGATGCAAGGTCCAATAGGATACGGAACAGGTAGAGAGGTTTCTAGTAACTTAGAACGCCTTAAATCGTGGCCAAGCCGTTTAAGATAAATAAAGGTAAATTTTTGTTTATTCGGAATGAAAAAAGTAAGTATCGGTATATCGATTAACATAATGTTCGGAGAATAATAATGGTTAAATACAACCAACAGAAACAAAAAAAAGAAGCACAGATCAAGCCTTATGAAAAAATGTTGCTAGATAATCAAAATAAGTATGATACAGATGTTAAAGGCGACAAGATTGAAGATAAACTTCTCGAAGACGAGAGAGGCACCGATGGTGCAAAAGGTGATAAAATTTATGAGAAGTTACAAGAGGATGTAAGAACTGGCTCTCCAGATAAAAATACAGAAGGACAGCTTAATGAAGGTTCGACCAAATATAATGACGCTGAACATCGCAGTGATGGTGGAGAACCATTGATGGATTATCATAAAAAGACGGAGAATGAAGAAATAGCTGATTTTACTAAGGCTAATTCTGGTATGAAAAGAGACAAGATGTTTTGGGATAAATACGTTAATTCTCAGATTCCCCCAAAGGGTGGGAACGAAAGTCTCAATGAATTAACCAAGATTGTTGACAATGATCAGTCAAGTCAGCTTTTGTCCAATTATGATACGAGAGAAGAGATGAGAGAGGCCACACCAGCCGTAAAATCGGCTTCTGCTGACCTCAAAGACGCTGATGCTATCTTATACCATATTTACAGAGAAGCGGCTGAGAACGGCAGGGAATTGACAGACCAAGAAAAACAAGCAACTGAAGAAATCAATAGTTATAAAACAAATACATTGGTGGAGTTGCAAAAAGAAGCTGTTTACTTTCCTCCCGGTGGCGAGCAAATGCCCACTTCACCTAATGGCGATATAAATTGGGCTTATTTCAGAGAACAGAAAAAGAAAGAAAAAGCACTAAAAGATAAAATTAAACGTGGGCCACCAAAAAAGGGGGAAGAAGACGAATGCGAACCTGGATCGCGTAAAAATCCATGCAGAGGACCGAATGTAAAATAATGAAAATCATTAAATCAAAAAAAGTTGCTCAATATATTGATGAAGGTATCAAAAGACCGTTACATAGGGATGAAAAATTTAGAGCCACTGTTTATCTTGATGTGTTTGCAAAAGATAAAGTTGATGCTCAATCTAAATTGAATCAAATGCTTGAAAGTTTATACCCTGATTTAGATTTATTTACTATTGTTGACGTTAAATCTTGGACTGAAATTAAAAACATTGGATAAAATGAATTGGTATCATCAGATTAAAACTGCTATAAGGGGCAATCTGGAAAGAATGAACGATCCAGATACATATCCTTATCAACATTCTAAGCCCGGCGAAATTAGCGACGGGCAGCTTTCTTATTTGACACAATTCGGGGATGAAAGCGGGAATTCTGGCTCTGCATCTATTGGAGGTCGTAGATTCAGAAACAAAAAAGCCCCTCGTGATTGGAGTTCAAAATCGAATGAATATGACTGGGACGGTACTTCATCTTGGAAAATGGAAGATTTACCAGAATCCGATCATATGTTTGTTACAGATGATGATTCAACAATGATGGGGACAGGCAAGGGTGTAGACAGTACAACTAGACAAGATTTTACCGATAGTAGAGATAGATTGCCAACAGATAAAGAAACTTTTGGCCCTGACCCTCGTGGTCCACACAATATGTGGAAACCGTGGGGCGATAATCAGAAAAGAAAAAAAAGTTTATATGACAAAACGAGAGAGAGAGTGAAAGGAGCATATCATGGCCGAATATAGAGTTAAAGTAAATCCAAACTTTTTAGGAGAGTTGACGCTTCCGTTTTTGGATGTACCAGTTACAGCGAATCAAAGGATTGTGTTAAATGAGCAGCAATATCGTGATGGTCTAATTCAGGGAGCGATCAAAAGGAATTATCTTATTGATGACACTCCGCAAGAAGCTGTTGTGGAAGAAGTCGTAGAGGAAGTTGTGGAAGAAGTCGTAGAGGAAGTTGAAGCTGTTCATCCAACAGAAGATATCGAAGAAGTTGAGATAGAGGAAGATATTGATCCCACGTTAGGCGAACCTGAAACTACTCCTATCGTTTGGGATGCTGAAGAGCAAGTGGCTGTAGATGCCAAAACTGGCATGAAGAAAATGCTAAAACAATTGAAAGGCGTAGAAATGGATGTCGCAGTTGGCGATATCGATTTTGATAAAGTCGAAGAAGAAAAAAAGGTTGCAAAGAAAACTCGAAAGAGGACAGTGAAGAAAGCTGCGAAGAAAACCAAAAGAGTTAAAAAGGCCAAGAAGGCCAAGAAAACAGCTAAAAAGGTAAAAAAGGGTAAAACCCTTCCATTGCCATCTTCTGGAGATATCGAATTTATTGATAGTCCAGCCAATGATGGTGAGATTTCTTTTGTCGATGAAGAGCAACGAATCGAAAAGATTAAAAAGCATCCTGTTCTAAATAAGAAATTAGAAAATAACGAGGAAGTTGGTTAATGATATTTATTGATTCCGCAAAAAGCAAGAAAAAGAATAAAAAAAAAGATGATTTTTTCAAAGTATACTGGAAGCTCCTTGAGCCGCCAGCATACGTTGATTTAATGGTTGCGGATATTTTGTGGAATTCGACATTAACTAAATTAGCAAATAAGAATTTAAAAGAAGTATCACTAAAAGGCACATTACATAAGAATGATAGTGGATTTGTTTATGTAAAAGTAGATGATGATGTGATACACGGAATGTATACGCTGATTGATGAAGAAGGTATTAGTGAACCTCCTTATTTTGGTAAGGGCGACAAAAAAATTGGGGCACATATTTCTGCTATTTCTCAAGATGAACTTGAAGAAAAAGATGTTGACATCAAAGACATTAAAGAAATAGGTGATGAAGTTAATTTCACTTTAGGTGAAATGTATTCTACTAACCCTGACGGATGGGATGAAATGAAGAAGGTATATTTCATTTCTGTAGACGCTCCTGAACTCAAAGAGATAAGAAAAAGTTATGGGTTGCCAGCGACGTACAAAAATAAAGGTCATGATTTTCATATTACAGTAGCAGTTGAAAAGGCGTAAAAATGGATAACGTTTGGGACATTTTGACAAAAGAGTTAGCATACTATGGAGTTAACCTCACAAATTCTAGTGAATGCTCTGTCGCTTTTGGTAACAAGATAAAGAAAGCTCCAACAAAAAATGTCATAGGGAGTATTGAGAAACGTATTAGACATAACGGTTTGCTTTTGGAAGAACTGTTTAGCGAACTGATAGAACTTCTGGGACAAACACAACCAATATCCACAAAAGACCCACTCGATGAAATCACAATAAAGTTTTTTGTAAACTCTCTCAAAGCAACATGCGATTTTGTTGGTTTTTTATGCCATGAATGCGACTTTGTAGATAACGCTATAAAAAAGAGATTAAGTTCTGAATTACCGCAAGCTTTAAATAGAGATTATACAGAATTTCCAAAAGAAGTGATCTTATCATTGCCAGACTTAAAGATCAATATTGATTGGGTATATAGGAATATGTCAATCTTAAATTACATTAGATCGCTTTTGGAGTTCGCAAGACTTGGCCCTAACAGTATCCAAAAAATGAATATCAAAATAGCCAGAGGTATTTCTGGTCCTTGGGCCAATCTAGACTTGCCTATGTTGGAAAGAAAATTTCCATATGCAGATATTGCTGAAGAGATGTCAGGAAGACGCAGAGATATCCGACACCAATTAAGATACGAAAAAGGCTTTATGCATTACAACGATCCTTCTGGTAAGGTGGGAGAAGGTCATTATTGGCGTGAAATACGCAACGAACCTTTCTCTTGGTCTGCCGGAAACACAGAGAGTCCATATCCATCTAGACATACCCTTTCCCGTTGGGGTTCACGTTCTTCACAGTAAAGGAATTACTCTAGAATATCAGAATTATATTCTTGGAGAATTCTATGTTTAAAATTTTTATCTTAGAAGATAACCATGAACGCATTGAGTGGTTTAAAGATATGTTCAAGGGAAATGAACTAGATATAACGAAAAACGCAAAAAAGGCGATTAAGCAGATGTCTAAAAATCGTTATGATATCATTTTCCTAGATCATGACTTGGGTGAAGAGGACTTGGCATTAACTGGCCGTGAAGTAGCTAGACAAATGAAAAAACGCAAGATTGCTAGAGATACTCCTGTAGTCTTGCATTCAAAAAATCCGCATAATAGAAGAAAAATGTTAAGACATTTATTAGAGTATAAAAAGGATATTGTACGAACTATTTACTCTGATTTAAGGAAATACACATTGGCCGAAATATACGAAAAAATTAGAGTCAAGTGTGTGAGTAAAAAAGTTCGGAGGAAGTTTAGGAAAACAATTAGAAATCTTGTAAAAGATGATAATTCTTCCGAAATTAAAGATAGGATAATAACATGACTAAAATATTCGTATTAGAAGATTGCCCCGAAAGAACAGAGTGGTTTAAAAAGACATTCAGCGAATGTGATCTTTGTATTGTGCAGACTGTGAAACAAGCATGTTCTGAATTAGAGAACAATGAATTTGATTTTATCTTTCTAGATAGGGATTTGGGAAATCCGCACGAGAATGGTGAAGATGTAGCGTGGCATATGATGGAAAATAAATTGGCAGAAAAAACACCAGTTATCATTCACTCTGTAAACAAACGTGGACAAAGAGTAATAAGCCGTTATCTTGGAAGATATAAAGATAATGTCGAAGTGTTAGATTTCAACCGTCTCAAACACCATTCCGCTGACGAAATTCTGAAGACATCACAAACTGATACAAAAACCGTTAAAGAAAGTCAATCTGTTGTTGATTTCCTTGTTAATAATTTGTCCATAGTTACAGACAAAAGTATAAATGGTGATGTGTTCCAGAGTCGCAAGGCTCGTGCCGCTGCTGCTGTTTTTTGTATATGGAAAAACGGTAAAAACAAAATCAGTTCTAATGTATATAGAAAACCTTTACAAATATCTGAAAAAGACATACAGATTATGGAAAAAGAGAATTTTATTAAATGTATAGGTAATAATTTGAAAATTACTCCTGAAGGTTCTGAAATTATTAAAACTATGATTTTGGGAGATGATCGTTCTAGTTTCGAGAAAAAAGGAAATGAATCTATCAGCTTACACCAAGCGGAATCGAACATTAAAAAGAAAAAGAAACACAAAGAAGGTCAACGGTTGGCATCGACCAATTGGTGGGACAGATTTGAGAAATAAATGAATAGAGTACGCATAACAGTTTATAAGCCAATAAAAAACATAGAAGAGAAAAAAGACATTAAACAACCTCTTCTTTGGTATGATACTTTTTATAAGAAAATGCTTAATTTTGATGCGACAGCTTTAGATTTCGACTATAGACCTGAAAAATATATAGAGTTGAACGACGGATCACGGGTGCCGGAATCAGAAGCCACAGACCAGCAAAAAAAGGAATTTGCCGTACAAGAGATTTATCTATCGAGGCCAAAACCAAGAATCGAACAAAGAATTATTCGTCGTAAAGAAATTGACAATGATGTTTTGTCTGATGTGACTAGAGATTTTGATCCAATAGATGAGACTAAAGAAACAATGGTTTTTAGTATACCAAAAAATGAGGAAGATGATTTGGTTTTCATCCTAGAAAGAAAAAGACTTAATTACGAGATAAAATAATGAAAAAGACAACATTATATGTAGAAGTCGCCGACACTCCAACAAAACAAGCGAATGGTTTGATGTTTCGTAAAGAACTAGAACCATATTCTGGTATGTTGTTCAGATTTGGTAATCCAAAAGTTCTAAGTTTTTGGGGATTAAACACTTATATTCCTCTTGATATCGCTTTTATTTCACCAGAAAATAAGATAGTTAAAATTAGTAGAATTAAACCTTTCTCTAAGGATGGTGTATGCAGCGATGTAGATTGCACAATGGCCGTTGAAGCTAATGATGGGTTTTTTGCGTCTCATGGCATTAAAGTCGGAGATGTAATGAGATTATCTGATGATGATAATTGTGATGCGGTAATTTTTGGTAATGAAAAGGATATTGATGAGCATGAATTTACATTGAAAGATATATTTAGCTAATGAAAACAATAAAAACTGCAAGATTTTCATCAAGAAGAGAACGTTTAACGGGTTTGCATGAACAAGCGACTGAAAAGTTCGAAGATTTATGTAATCGATTGGGGCTAAATAGATTGGATGTTATTGGGGATTTTCGGTTAGGAAAAAAACCTGAAAATGAAGAACTTGCTTTAGCTATAGATGATGTCATAAAATTACAAAATTTATTAGATATAGGTGATGAAATATAATTTAATGAAAACATTTTTAGGAAAAAAAGTAGCTCAGACCATGGTTAGTTGGGACGACCCCGAAGGGGAGCCTGAATCTATGTATCTATTTGACGATTATGGTCGAGCGGTTTACGATAAAGATGGAAGACAGGCAAGGACTGATGAAGTGCCAGAATTGAAAGGTGGGACTACTCAATTCGGTGGAGATTTGCCCACTTTAACACCTTCTGATGTTATGGATAGCGATTATTTAGTTGACAAAAAAGAAGGAGAATTGCCTTCTGAAGAGGAAGAAGAGATAACGGAACCTGAAGAGATTCCTGAGTTTGGCTCTCTATTTCAGGCTTTCAGATGGGCTAAACACGAACAAAAAGTAATTAGGTTGTACTATGTGACAATTAATGGTGCTTATATCATTCGTGATATAGAACCTCATGGAGACTTTTGGGCGAGAACTACGCTCAAGAGAATTCTTGTCACTTGGGATGAAACAGTAGGTGACATTAGAGCTTTTAGATTAGAGAATGTGCAAAAATATGAATTCACAGGAAAGCCGTTTGAACCTAAATTCAATTTTTCACAACGTCAGCATACTTACCGCAAACGAATGAGACGCAGAAAAGAAAGAAGGGAAAAAGCTCAACAAGGACTAATATAAATATAGCACAACAATAGGGATAAATAAATATGGATTCTGCAATTAAAAAATTGGCAAAAATATCTACTCATTTAGATAAAATGGGTCAAGTCAAGGTTGCTGATAAACTTGATAAAATTTCAAGAAACATCTTAAATATTAAAACTGCTCAATATGTTGGAGTACAAGGATATTGGATGCGTAATCAGCGATGCTGGGGCAACTGCTATAGGCAAAAACGTTCCAACGAGCCGAACAAGACAGCTCAAGAAGTCTGGATGTCATGTCATGATGAATATCTTAAATACATTAATGATCCTGAAAGCCTAAACAAAGAACATAGTTGGAATAAATATGCTGATGAAGACGTTATTATAAAAACAGCCAGTGAAGAGGTTAAGGCAGCTTTAAAGTCTGAAGATGAGCGTTTCCATAAAGAATTACAAAAAAGAATTGCTCAAGGGGAAGAAATTCCTGTTGCTGTTTTCTCGTTAATTGATGAAAACCTTGATAAATATTCTTCAGCCATCATGGATGAAGTTGAAGAAATGTTAAAAGTCGCTAAGGTATTGGATAATCATGGCGGTAAGAAAATTGCAAAAGCTATTACCGATACTGCAAATGAGATCATAGAAGCTCAAGGCGGAATACGAAATTGGTTTGGGCGCCAATACCAAAAAGGAAAAGACGCATTAACCTGGAGGGGGGAAAAGGGACAAACAGTTAGGGCTAGGGGCTTAGTCAACCAAACTTTGAAAATGGTTCAAAAAGCAGTAAAATCTTATACCGGTGGAGATCGTTCTGCTGGTGCAAAACTAAAAAATGATTTATTGAAACTTTTACCACAAATGGTAAAAATAGTTCACCCATTGCCTAACGGTGCGGATTTCGTTAATGCTGTTAAGGCGGTTGCCCAATCTTCTGGAACTGAAGGTATGAGGGCCGCTTTGAAATCCATGAGAGAAAAAGCTACTAATTTTACGGCTCAGTTAGCAGGATTAGAAGCTAAAGAGAAAGCAGCACCAAGATCAAAACCTGGGGCACCAGCGTTTCCAAGAAATAGACCAGCACCGACAGAGGCACCAGCAGGAACAGCGGCACCAGCAGGAACAGCGGCACCAGCAGGAACAGCGGCACCAGCAGGAACAGCGGCACCAGCAACAGGAGCAACTACCGTAGATGATCATATCAAGAATCTGATAGCCATACGTACTTATTTCGCAAATATGCCGACAGGACTTGGTGGTTTAGAAAAACCGATACAAATGATTATCGAATCATTGAGAGGAAAAAAGAATGCGACACCAGCGAAACCAGTGTCACCAGCGTCACCAGCGTCACCAGTAGCACCAACAACAGCACCACCAGTGGCAGGTGTGGGTATACCAACTAAATCAGAACCGAAGCCAGCACCGGCAGAAAAACCATCAGGTGATTCGATGTACAAAAATCTGAGCAAAGAATTAAAGAATACTCTCAAGAAAATGGGAATAAATATATAAGGTACATAAAGGATTTTTAGGAAAAGATAGACAATATAGTAAATTAGTAAAGAAAAATTACTATAAGGAGTTAGATATGGACGCAAAGTTCTATACAAACAAGATTAAAGTAGCGCAAGACCCAGATGGATTCCAGAATTTCGTCAAAAAGATTCTTCATAAAGACGAAGAGGTTGTAAAGACCGCTTCTGCTGAAGAAGTCAAAACTGCCGAACAGGATGAAGCTGACAGTAGCGGTCAACCAGAAGCTGAAGCAAAATTAGTTAACACCCCTGAAAAGGAAGGTGGCAAAGGTAAGGGAAGCGCCGCTGGCGGCAAATGCTGCGAAGAAGGCGAAGATAGTGGACAACCTAAAGCCGAAGCCAAGTTAGTTAACCATCCTAAAGTAGAGTGTGAAGGCGAAGAAGAAGTGAAGACTGCTAAAGCCAAAGATGAGGACGAAGAAGAAGACGAAGATAAAGAAGAGAAGACCGCCGAAGTCAAAGAAGCTGGCGAATTGCCAGAAGCTTTGAAAAAGCATCAGTTTAAAGCTAAAGGCGATAAAGATGATGATGACGACGACGATGACGACGATGATAAAGATGACGATAAGGATGACGACGAGAAGGAAGACAAAGAGGCTAAAAGCGTTATTAAGATCGAAAAAGTAGCTAAATTGAATTCGCCTACCCGCGAAATGTTGAAAGAATATTGGCTTAACATCTTCCCTCCTGAATATGTAGAAGCAATGCTTGCTGAAAAGTAAGAACAAATAGTTATACATAGTCAGGTAATTTTGGAGAACAGTTATGCCTATTCTTCCTAGCGGCAAAAAACGAATTATGGAAGCTCAGTCCTCATTGGGGCTTGGGAACGAATGGGGCACCCAAGAGTTGGGTGCGCCTAGCGATTATCCTATGCCACAAAAGGAAGTGAAACCAGACTTGGATACGGATTTGGATATAAATCAAGATGATGGAGGAGTTGATATTACTAAAAATGTAAAAGATTCTCCCCCTCAAGTTGAAGAGTATATTTTTAAAGTCCTTGAAGGTTGGGGTTATCCTCCTCGCCGTATCGAAGAGTTTTCTGATGAATTTATTACTGAGGAAATGTTTCCTGGCGGTGCAAAAGAAGTTACTATTACACTGCCTGATCGTCTTTACGGCACTAAGAAAAGATTGCCTGACGGTGAAATATCGAAAATGGTTAATAAGATTCAAGAGCAGTTCGGCCTTGTGCTGACAAAAGCTTCGAGAGCGAAAAAGAAAGTCATTATGGACTTTACTGCTTCTGTAGAAAATGAACAACCTGGAGCCGAAGAAGAGGAAGCCATGATGGGCGATGATCTCGATGAAATTTTTGGTGGCGATCATAAAGGACCAGGCGGAAAAAAGGTAAGAGAGAAAGAGAATAAAAGAAAAGCCTCAACAATTCAAGAGATCATGAAGATGGGGCGAAAAGATTTAGTAGACAAATTGGTGCAGATTGCTGATGATGCTGGTTTTACAAGTAGATTGAATGATAAACGCCATGCAATGCTAGATTCTTTATTTCAGGAGAATAAATAATGATTCAAAAGAATAAAAATTCCGAATCCATTAACTTCTTATTTAATGCTGTTACTGGTGGCGATCAAGAAGAAAAGATTGCTGAAAACGAAGAGAAACCACCAGTTAAGATAGAAAAGGCAAAGAAACTAGATAACAATGAAGCTGTTGCTTCTAGATTCAGTAATGCTATTTTGTCTGCTGGTCAAGGGAATATCACCAATATGGGTGGGCCACAGAAACAAATAGGTTCTGAGACGAACAATAGCATTTGGGATTCAGGAATTCTTGAAAAACTTGCGGGGACACCAAGTAATAAAGAAAAGACTATCGAATCGAAAGAGGAAATAGAAAATTTGCGTAATTCTATGAAATCTGGAAGAATAGACGAAATGGTAGAATCTCTAAAAGAAACAGATCAGCGCAAAGACGCTACTGTTACTGGAATGTCAGAGTATACCGAAAGAGATACAAGAGATTATAAGCTTCCTTCCAGAAATATTAGCATATTTGATACTAAAGAGGAAATGGATTTTCGCAGAGTGCCTGAGAAAACGGCTGGCGAACTGTCTATAGAAGAAGCCGGTATCCCAAAAGAAAAAGATGAATCTTGGAAAGATATCAAAGGCGCCCCTAGACTGAAAAATACATTAGATACATTATTTGACAATTTAACAAAAGAAGATGATCAAAATCAGCAATAACTTAGAGCAGATTGAAATCGCTAATGCCGCATTACAAGCGATTCAGCCTGAAAATGTACCGCCTGAATTTGAACAAGCAGGCAATGCAGCAGTTGCAATCGATTTTCTGCAAAGACAGGTAACAGAATTGCAACAAGTAGAAAATACTATTCAGGCCACATTGACTAATGCTAATGCCGTGTTGATAAATAAGCAGAATTTAATGAATCAACAACAGGCTGGCCAAACTGCTCCGATTGCACCTGTTATGTCGAAATCGAAAAGATTTAATTTAAAGATTGCTCAAATGGCACCGCCTTTGGCCCCGCCGCTTGAACAACAAGAATTAAAAACCGACATGAATGTACCGATGGAACCCACAATGTCTGATATGAATTTGAGGACAGCGAATGACTTAAAAAATTGGATTGATAGTTTTGAGGATCGTTCAGAGGCTGAAAGAGAATTGATAGAGTTGGTACCTGACAATCAAAAAGAAATTGTTGTTGATGCGTTGGAAGAATACTTTGAAAGTGATTTAACCGAAGAACAAAGATTGGAAATCGCAGTAAAATTATGGCCGATACTTCCTGATATTATAAAGGAAGATAACCCTGATATACAGGAGAATATTATGGAATTTCCTTATGTGAAAGCTGAAGACATAGAGAAATTGGTGAAAGAAACCGATAGCCAAATTAAAAAAATGGCTTCTCAAGATGTCAAAACATCGAAAAAATTTAATCTACAAAAAACCGCTCAACAAAAGTCTATGGAAAATGTGATCCTTTTTGGCCCACAACAGACATATGTTGACCCGTTCCTAAGACAGCCTGCTTCTGATTGGAGTCTTATAGAGCGTAATAAAGGCTTTGGTCTTGTTGTAGACGATGTTTGGAATATCGATTGGGAATCTGTTTGGCGCGGTAATATTATGGACAAATATTCTCGTCCTTATAGGGATAAGGATGGCAAATGGGTTGGTGGCTATATTCAAAAGCGTTTTGAAGTAGATAAATGGATACCTGAAAAGAATAATATGCAATTATTGCCTGGTCAGCGGAGAAAACCTCGTTTGCCAGAGCAAGGCGTTATAGAAGGCCGTTTAGAAGCCATGAGAGCGAAGAACGAAAGAGGGTATGAACCTAATTCTACTGGCGAACCTTATGACTGGGATAAAAAAGAACAGTTTGCTCCTATTTCAAAAACTGCTAGTTTCAACCTAAAAAAAAAACTGAGCGCGTAGCTCAATTAGCGCCTTTACAAGACCCTTTTGCTGACAAATCTCGTAGGCCAAAAGGGTCTGAGTATTTCGAGGGAAAAAAACCAGATGTAAAAGCACAATATATGTGTAGTGCTTGTGACGCTCAAAACCCATCTCCTTCTGACGGTGTAATTCCAACTACATGTTCGTGTGGAAAATACCCGTGGTCCGAAGTCGCCGTTTTAACAACAGGCAAGAACGCACCTGATCAGCCTGGTTCTGGAAATGGTGGTAATAAGGAGATGTTGATTAGACCAATTATGCCGTTAGCTGGCAAAAAGAAAAAGCATGATATTCCACCAGAATATACTGATTGTGGAGTTGAGGAATGTAAAACTGATGAATTTAAGATGATGAAAAATCCAAAATCCGATAAGAAAAGGGAAGATTTTTGGAAAGATATTTTGAATAGTTCCGATTTTCTTGCTATCGATGGATAAAGGAAAATAAAAAATGCCTATAAAATTTTCAATGAATGATAGAAAGCCCCAAAACACAGGGCACTCTACGACTTCTCGTGGATATCATTCTGCCGGTTCGCCATCATCTGTTGTGGATAATGGTCGTTATGTTAGCGGCATGGTTGCTCAAACACCAATCACACAATCTTTTTCTTCCAAAACTGCACAAACGATGTCAAGCGGTGGTGGAAGCGCTGCGAATGTTATGTATGGACAACCCATGTTCTTCTCTCCTTTGCATACTCCGCAAAACTGGCAAATCGCCAGTAAAAGACGAGAGATTTATCAGTGGGCTAGATTCTACTACGAAAATGAACCAAAGATTTCCGCAGGCATAGATTTCTACTCGCAATTCCCTATGAATGGGTTTACTCTTGAATGCAAAGACAAAAAGATACTCAACTTCTTCAACAGAACTTCAAAGAGAGTGAAACTAAATTATTGGGTAAAGGCCATAAGCTTTGAAAACTTCCTGTTGGGTGATGTCTTCCCATTTGTGGAATACGAATGCGAACATTGTGGTGGCTCTGGTTACAAATCCAATGGGGAAGTGTGTAATCACCCTGGCGGAACTATTAAATCGATTAAGATATTGAACCCTGATTGGATTACAGTTCACAGTTCTCCAATGGCTTCTGACCCTGTATATGTACTAGAACCTGATGATGAACTGAAAAGCATTGTCGCTTCTAAAAGACCTGTAGAGATTTATGAAAAAATGCCACCAGGACTAATTCAAGCAATTTCTTCTGGTCAGCCAATTCGTTTGTCTAATAGATGTATCAGTCATGTAAAGCATCAAGGTAGTACATACGGAACATATGGTACATCGTTGGTCAGAAGAAACTTCACTTACTTGGCATATAAAACCAAATTGATGACAGCCAACTGGATTGTAGCAGAAAGACTAGTGTTGCCAGTTAGAGTTGTTAAAATCGGTAGTGAAAATCGTCCAGCCACTCAAGCGGATATCGCAGATGTTTCTAACCAAATCGCAGCAGTTGTAAACGATCCGAACCTAACACTTGTAACTCACCACAACTTTGAATACGAGTGGTACGGGGCCTGTTATGATCAAAACACTAAAGTATTGACAAATAAGGGGTTACAAAAATATACCGACATCATACACGAAGAAGTAGGCATTGATGGAGAAATAGTTAAAAAAATTAATGACGATGTGGACATTATGGTTTTTGATCCAAAAACTGGTAAAATGAGACTGGAAAAACCAATTGAATTTCATGAATATGATTATAATGGATGGATGAATCATATTACAGGTAATAAAGTAGATATGTGTGTTACACCAAATCATACCATGTTAGGTTATAAACGTGATAAAAAAACCGCTTATTCTATGGAAGCAAAAGATTTTTATAAACTTAATGAATGTGATAGGTATGTAAGATGCTGTGGAGATTTTGCGACAGATACTAAAAAAACAATTAAAATAGGTGATTACGAATTCGATACTGATAATTTTTTGAAATTTTTAGGATATTTTCTTTCTGAGGGGTATACGACCTACAATACAGAAAAATTTCAATATGTTTTATCTGTTTCGCAGAGCAATATCAAAAATGCTAATATTTGTAAAGAAATTGATGACTGTTTTAATGGTTTGAATATGTCATTCAAAAAATATGATAATAAAAAAGGCATGTATGCATGGAACATTATGTCAAAAGATTTTGTTAAGGAAATGAAAAAATATTTTGGTAAAAATGCTTATACGAAAAAAATTCCAGACTTTATTAAGAATTTACCACCACGACAACTAAAAATATTAATTGATGCTTTTTGCAAAGGAGATGCCACTTATTACAACTATAAACACGGTACGACTGGCGTTCAAATAGGAACGGTAAGTGAACAATTGTCGGTTGATTTACTTGAGATATTGTTTAAAGCCGGTTTCAGCCCGATATTAAGCAATTATAAAAAGAAAAATCCTTCAGGTAGCATTTCTCATATGATATACTGTAATTTGTCTGAAGAAAGCAAGGGTAGATTTCCAAGAATTAAAGATAAACATTGTCAAACAGAATATTATGATGGAAAAGTGTGGTGTTTTGAAACATCAACTGGTTTTTTTGTCACAGAAAGAAATGGAAAATTTGCCATTCAAGGTAATACTGGCAAGATTCATCAAATTACTAATGAGTTAGAACAAATTGGTAAAGAAATATTAGATGGCTTCATGCTGAACCAAGCTATCTTAAACGGTGAAATGGGAGGTTACAGTAGTGCCCAAGTCGGTATCGAAGTAATGATACATCGCCTAGAAAGCTGGCGTAACAGTTTATCTGAGTGGGTTGAAAATAACATCTTCTTACCTATTGCTATGATGCAAGGATTTAAGGATGTTGACGAAAGCAAAGAAGCTGGCGAAACAGTATGGTTATATCCTAAACTGAAATGGAATGATCTCAATTTGAGAGATCGTACCAGCTATAGACAGGTTCTTATTCAATTGCATGACAAAGGATTGATTTCTACTCAAACCTTACTTGAAGAATTTGATATTGATTATGATCAGGAAATTCAGAGAAGGAGAGAGGAAACTGCATTGGCTACAGAAAGTGGTCAGTTCTTAGGCCAGCCTCCTGCCGCTGGCGGTATGGGCGGTATGCCACCTATGGGCGGCGATTTAGGCGGCGGTATGCCACCTATGGGCGGCGATCTAGGTGGCGGTATGCCTCCTGCGGGCGGTGAAATGGGCGGAATGCCAGGCGGTGAAATGGGCGGAATGCCAGTGGCACCAGCCGGTGGGGCTGTAGCTGCCGCTGCTCAACCAGTTTCTCCACCACCTAATTTTATGGTGCAAAAACGAGGTAAAGGACAATCTGCTCAAGAGCAAATGCAACCTGTACAGCCGAATATCAAACCAATGCCATTGACTACGTTAGAACAGTCGATGTTGAAGGCTCTACGCAATATGTCTGATAAGATTCCATATCAATTGTTTGGTCAATATAAGGTAGCTATGCCGAATCAGCCGCAACCTTTCGTGATTGATTTCGCCTATCCAGATGTTGGGGTTGGCGTTGAGACTGATGGAGAAATTTGGCATGAACAGGCAACGTCCAGAGCTAGAGATCAGCAAAGAGATCAAAAACTTGCCAATGTTGGATGGCGTATATTGAGATTCAATGAAACTGCGGTTAATGACCATATAATTGATGTCTCTAAAATTATTTATAATAATGTGATGCAGGCAACAAAAGAAAGAAATGCCAGAAATAAAAAAGCTGGTAAAGATGAAAAGTTGATTAAAGAAGCCCAACAGCTATTAACATTTGAAAACATAAAAGAGGAAGATTTGAAATTTCAAAGAATAGACATGGAGAATAATCTAGGTTATATAGTTTTGGTTGGGGTATAATATGTCTTTCAATTTAACAAAACAGGCTGGTGGTCCAAAGCGGATCAGAGATCGCGGTATTCGATGGCACGAAGCATATCACGAAAAGTCTAAAGGTGTGAAGAAAAAATTTAACAAAGAACTTGGTGAAGGTTCTTATTATCGCTGGGAAGGTCACGACTATACTACATTTAGTGATTATTTTGTAGTTGTTGGACCAGCCAAACAAAGATATGGTCAAAAATCATATTTCGCTGGTATTAAAAAATTACCGCCACGAGGAAGTCGTAAAAAAGTTTATGCACCATCTGGTGAGTATTTTTCTACAATTCTTTCTGCTCTAAGTCATGCTAGTAAAATGTGGGGTCTTCCTTTTCCTAAAAATCAGCACAATTATACTGCCGATGATTTGGAAAACATTTATATCCCACGACACGTTAAAGGATAAAAAATCCCGCAAACAAAAAGAGGATTTTTCTATCATCTTGTGTAATATGGAATTAAGCGAGACGCCCGAATTGTAATTATGCACTAGAACGAAAAGGGAACAAATAGTCCTTAAAGTTTGATTAAATAGCAGATTTAAGCCCTTTTAAGAAATCGCAGTCAAGATGAACAGTAAACACGAAACTATTTTTTACACTGCGAAAGGGTAAAATATGATAGGGGCAACTAAAAAAACAGAGCCTAAAAATAAAAAGGGAGTCAAAGGAACTAGTGGTAATGGAGATTCCTTTAGACTTTCCGGCGGCGGTATGAAATTTGTTACATTAGTCATTGTGTGTATTTTAGCTATTGGAAGTACAGTTTATAATATCGCTAGTGCTTATGGCCAAATCGATACAATAAAAAATCATCAAGAAATACATTGTAAAAAATTTGATGATGTCGATAAACATGTAGAAAGAAATGAAAACAAAATAGATCGTATGGCTGAAAAACAAGCAGAGATGGCTGGCGACGTAAAAGTTATTAGAACTTTATTAGAACAAGCCACGAAACCAACACCTAATAAATAAGGAAATTATTCATGATTATTAAACATGCTATTCGTTTAGTTGACGGAACTCTTGAGGCTCTGAATAAACCTGATTGGTATGAGTATAATATGAGTCGTGTTAAGTTTGCTTCTATCCAAAAAGATAAAAATGATCTTGGTGGATTTGATTTAGAATCAGCAGTAAAAGAAAGTCCAGACTTTCTTTTTGTTAAAGTTTTTGCAATTAAAGAAGATGAAGTTAACGATAATGGTGATGCATTTTCTAGTATGGAACTAAAAAAAGCGGCTAAAAGCTTTATCGGAGTTCCTATATTCACAAATCATCAAAACGATGATGTAGAGAAAGCAAAAGGACAATGTGTACACGCATGGTATGACAAAAATGCAGAAGGTATTTGGATTATATCAAAAATAGATAGAGTTGCTTATCCTCAATTAGCTCGTGGAATAGAAGAAAAATATGTGGCAGGAACCAGCATGGGGGCCATGTCAGGTGACGCAGAAATTCTAATGTCTGATTATTCTAAGAAAAGAATTTCTGATGTAGAAATAGGTGAAAAGGTTATTACACATTTAGGAAATTGCTGTAAGGTAGAAGAAGTACATAGTGATTTTATAGATGAGCATTTGTTAAAATTTGATTTAGGCAATTTGGCCAATAGCCCATTGTTTACTCAAGACCATCCAATTTTTTCTATTAATGGAAAAACCATTCGAGAGCAGAAGAAAAATAATAAAGATTGGAGATCGTACCCATATGATTGTATTTTTAGAGAAGCAAAAGATTTGAAACTTGGTGATTACGTTCTTATACCATCTGCTCATAAAATGGTTAAAGAAAATGAATTCGATTTAGATTTTTATTATCTTCTAGGGGCATTTGCTGGTGATGGTTACATAAAATTTAACAGAGGAAAAATAGAAGGTTTTGGTTTCTGTTTTGGCAATCAAGATATTGCTTTAATAAGTAAAATTAAAAACATTTTAAGTCAATATACTGATTTTGATATCAAAGAAAAAATTATTGAATCAAGAAATGGTGTTTACCTTTCTATATATGACAGAAAATTAGCTAATAAATTAAACACTTTAATTGGGCATGGAGCGTATACTAAACGAATAAAAATTAAAGAATTTAGCGAAAATGCTATTAAGCAATTTATATCTGGCTATATAGATACAGACGGTTGTTCAGTTAAAGATTATACAGATTGTAAAAATGATATTAGAGGTTTTCAAATTTCTAGTTGTAATAAAAACTTATTAGAAAGCGTTCGATCTATGCTCGTTTTGATTGGTTGTCCCGCCGGAATCATGACCAATATTAGAAAACCCAATAAAAATAGTGTAGTGGATATCGAAACCATAGAACATACTTTATTTATAAACTTGTTTACTTCTTCTAGGTTTAAAAACTCCATAAAGGTTGCCCAAAAATTAAATGGATATGAAGCTTCTTATTGTAATACTCCTAACATGATTTATCGAGTAGGAGATCAAAATTATATTGCGGCAAGAATTAAGGGCGTAATTTTAGTTGATAATTACGATAATGAAGTTTATGATTTGACTGTTGAAAAAGATGCTAGTTATATCGCTAATAATATAGCTGTTCACAATTGTTCTGTAGAATACTCTGTATGTTCGATATGCCACAACAAAGCTCATACTGCTGATGAGTATTGTGATCACATCAAAAACCACAAAACCAGAAAAGTAAGCGAAACTACAGAATGTCAATATCATAAAAGTCCAAACAAACCAATAGATGATTGTCCAGTTTGCGGCAAAAAACACAATGAATCTAAGAAATTATCACACAAAGAAGCCCAGGTATTTGAGTGGAACTACGATGTAAAGTTTATCGAAGATTCTTTTGTTGTAAATCCTGCATGTCACACTTGCAATGTGAATGGGATTTTGAATCCTAATGGCATGAATAGAAAAGTGGCTACTATTAGAGATAGGATTGGAAAATTGGAAAAAGCAGCAAGTTCTGAAAATGATTGGTGTTTGGAAAAAACTGCTGGCGAAAGAGAACTGAAATACTTGACTGATGCAATGGATAAAATAGAAACCGTGGCTAAAAGCATGATGAGTCAAAAGAAACAGATTTCTATGGAGTATGTAAGTGATTTAGTTGATGTTTTAGCCAGTGTACAGGCTACTTTGGATGAATTGGAAGAAATGGGATATGCTCAACTTCCGTCTCCAAGTGTACAGTCTGTTGAAGATGTCGAACTTCCGAAAGAAGCGGAAGAAGAGACAGAAATACAACCACAATCTCAAGCGGTTCAACCTCTAAATGCGGCCCCAACTATTCCACCGGCAGGACAACCACCAGTACAACAGGTCGCTCCGGGAATTGAGAGCGAACAATTGGGAGATTTAGGGAGCGTAACTCGACCTAAGTTCTCTGAAACAATCGAGATAAAAAAGAAGGATTTTCTGAGAGCTTCCAGTAGTATTATAGATAGACTTGATAAAATTCAGGAAAATTATACAAAATTAGAAAAAAACTCTGAAGCTAATCAAACAAAAATAGATAAGGAGTCTATTACTATGGCAAATAAAACAGGTAACGACCAAAATGAAAATGAAAAAGTAGCAGAACATGATCTAAATGTTATTACAGAAAAGCAGTTAGATGATGCCGAATTCACTGGTGAACGTACAAATGATTCTCCTAACGTCATCACTGAAAAGCAACTAGATAACCCTAAAGATGTCAATGTAACCACTTCTAAGACTCCACAGGAGCGTTCTGGTTCTTATGACGTTATCACAGAAAAGCAACTGGCTTCTATTAAGGAAGGTTATGTCGTGCGTTGGAATGATTTCCCCAACGTAATCACTGAAAAACAGTGGACAGACATGAGCAGATTGCTTGGTTCTGAACTTTCCAATGACCAAAGTAACCGTATTACTGAGAAACAGTTAACTGATTTTATGTCTAAGCATAAATACGTTAGTCCTACTGTTATCTATGAGAAACTTTTGAATGGTCAAGATGGAGAGTTGGCTCGTTGGGCTTCGGCGGATACCAATACTTTGGTTAAAATCGCTGAAAATGTCATTGCTGACGCGATTGCGTATTATGGCAAGACACCTGATGAGATCAGAAAAGCTGCTTCTACCATTGATAACAACGGTAATAATCAAGAAAAAGCGGCTTTCCTAGTCGTTATCAACTCTTTAGCTCATAAAGCAGATGCTCGTGAAAGCGAAAGAGTCCGTTACAACTATCTAAGTAAACTATCTTCTTCTGCGATTAATACTCCTTCGGCTGTTGATGCGTTGGTAATCGCTATGAGCGACAATATCGCTGATCAAGATGCCTTTGAATTAATTGAAGTTGTTAATCATGTAGCCAAATCTAAAGTGGCTATTAAGAGAATCGAAGCCATCGCCAAGTCTAAGTTGTCTGGCGAAGGCGAAGATAAGAAGGTTGTTAGCAAACAAGCAGCTATCGAAGAGGCAATTGCCAATTTGAATAAAGCTGATGATGGTAAATACCGTATCGTTGCTAATTTCGGCAGCGAAAATGATAAAGACGTTGACCTCCATGTGAGTCCTGAGAACAAAACGGCGTTTACAAGTGCTGTTTATAAATTTGCCAACGACGCAATCGCAGAAGAAGTTGGCACTGAAGTAGATACCGCACTTCTAGATGTTAATGTAGATAGCGGCAATAATGTTGTTGTTGCTACTCTGAAAGATGTTTCTGTTCTTACGGACGAAGAGAAAACGAGTTGGGATAAGGTGGCACAGAGTTTACAAAGTCTTGTTGAAGACCCCACTAAGCCATCTCGTAGTTTCCTTCCAGATGCTGAGACACCGCTAGCTAAAGAAGGACTAGATATCCTTCCGGAACCCGGTGAAGAAGAATTAGCAATTGGTGTTGACGATATAGACCTAGAGGGTGTAGACCTAGATTTGGAACTTGACGTAAGTGGTGCCCCTGGCAGTCTTAATGAGGAACTGTTCGAAGGTGAAGGAAAAGACATGCTCATGGGCGATGAAGAAGTTATTAAAGATATGTCCATGGGAACTGAAGACGAAATGGCACTTGACATTGAAGATGCTCGCGGCGGTCCAGTTTTTGCTTCTAGAAAAGACAAACGTGATGGAATGGTTAAAGAAGCACAGCTACTTGGCGGCGAAATGGGCGGTCAAGGCGGTGCGGCTCAAGGTCCAGGTGCCGGTGCAGGACTGCCTCAACCTCCTGCTGGCGGCGAAGCTCCATTGGAGAGTTTCGAAGGTTCTGACCTTGGTGGCGAATTTGAGGACGAGGGTGATTTACAACCTAAACCACCTGGCTCGATTTGTCCAGTTTGCAGTAGCGAGAATGTAGATATCATCAAGGGCGAGGGCAAATGTAATAACTGTACTTCTGAATTTAAGTACAAAGTTGCTATTGAGGTTACAAAGTGGGCTGATCTGCTTGAAGACCAAGATAATGGCGACGAGGAAGAAGATATTGAGGGCGAAGGCTTCGAAATCGAAGAAACACCTGAAGCTGCTGCCCCTCCTGCTGCTCCTGCCCCTCCTGCCGCTGCTCCTGCTCCTGCCCCAATGCCTGGTGCAGCAAGCACTGATAATGACAAAATACAAAAATTCGCAAGCGTTGACAGATTTGCGTCAATGACTGTTATCAAACCAGAAGCTATTAAGGTTGCTAAAGAAGCTGGCATTGAGCTAGGTACTGTTAGCCCTGTAACTGGTTCTGCAAATACTATGAAATTGGAAGATGGAAGACGTTTCTGCTTGGATACGGGTACTCCTTATTCTGTAGAATATGCAGTTGATAAAAATGATCCTAAGAAAGTATATGCTCAGTGGTCTTGGAAGCCTCCAGTTGATGAAGGATGTTCGGAATGTGCGAAGAGTCATCAACAGTTCGTTGAGTCTCTAAGTACAATGAACATTACAGAAGATCAGTTCGATTCTATGGGACTGAAAGAGAAGGGCGAAACTATTTTGAGCATGAAACAAGCTGGATTGCTTAAACAGATTAAAACCGCTTCTGCGGAAACAAACAATATGATTAAGAAAGCAACAGTTACCTTGGGCGATAATTTCCCAATGGAATCTTGTGTTGAAAAACTAGCTCGTCGTTATGGCGAAGACGCATTGGCATTAAGTGGCCCTTGTGAGGGTAAGCCTCTTGCTGATTGCATCTGTGCTTCGCTTAAACGTTCTGGCATGTACTCTAGTAGGTTGGCTAATAAGGTCGCCAGCATCTGGTCTGATAAAGAAGCTTCCACCGAATGCCTAGAAGATTATGTAAGAATGGGATTCGAGTTGAAGGAAGCCGCTGCTGTTTGCCAAGCTTTGAAGACCAAGTATGCGTCTCCTAAAGATGTATACGCACAGCAGTTAGGCGAAATCATCGAACAGGACGAAGAAGTTGATGTTCCTGTTGCTGATGATGAAGTCGGAGTAACAGACTTGGGTGATGAAGACCCATTTGATGGAGAAGAGGTCGAAGGTGCTGGCGATGTGACAATTACATTGCCTGGCGAGGTTGTAGAGCAGCTTGACGCGGCTCTAGATACTGCTTTGGGCGAAACTCCAGAAGAAGAGGCTCATCACGAAGAGGGTATTGATGTTACAGAAGACGTAGGTGGACCGGCTGAAGAGGCCGTTGATGTTGCAGAAGGAGCAGAAGAGATGGTGCCAATGGAAGGCGGCGAAGTCGGCGAAAGCAAAGACATGGGTGGCGAAGTTGTTGAAATCGGCATCGAAGACGGTGGAGAAGAAGTTGGTGGCATCGGTGAAGTTGGCGAAGTTGTAGAAGACGAAGTTGGCGAAGTTGTAGAAGACGAGGGTGAAATTGGTGGCGATATCGGCGAAGATATCGCTGACGAAACAGCGGCCCCACAGGGGTTGGCTGAAGTAGTTGAAGAGGTTGTAGAAGCTGTAGAAGAAGCTGTAGAAAAGGTTAAAGAAATTATTGACGAAAAAAATGGTGTTGAAGAAGAAGGAATTTTAGAAGAAGATGAGAATAGTGAAGGAAATGACCTCCCAGGAGTTTTGAATCCTGAAGAAACTGATGTTGAAGTTGAGAAGGAAGGGGAGGAAGAGGAAACCGAAATGGACTTTGAAGAAAAGGAAGCTGCCATCATGAATAGAAATTACATCGGCAGAACTGACGAAATTGCTCATCTTGATTTTTCCAAGTTAGCCAGTGTTATTAAGGGTGCTGACACAATCAAGATTAAGCCTGCTCAAGACGTTGTTCCTTTCCAATATAGTGCTACAAGCACAATTGGCGATGAAGACGCTTTCACCGCTGACAAAGCAACTGCTCCCCATAAGGGTGATGCGGCTGCTATAGGAAATGAAGAACCTCCAAAGGCTGAAAAAGCAAGCGCTCCTACTTCCGACGCTCGTATGAGCGGAGAAAAAGATAATACTGATCTAAAACCAGAACTTGATGATGTCGCTACTGGCGGCGAAGAGGGTGCTGGTACTTCAAAGGCCGCTTCTACAAAAGAAAGAATTTCCAATTTGGCTGACGCAATCATCAAAGCTCAAGCTAATATCGAAGCTCAGACAAAAGTGAAAAGGAAATTCGTTCAAGACGATGAAGACACAAAGCCTTATTCTGGCGACAGTTTTATAGGCAATGAAAAAGAATCCATCGGTGATGTTCCTGCTGCCAAGCCTGCAATCGAGCAGAAGGTTCCAACCGATCAAGCCTTTATTGGCAATGAAAAAGAATCTATTGGCGAAAAGCCAAGTGATGCCGACATGCCTGACATCCCAACAAAGGATAGCAGAATTGACGGCGAAAAAGATAATGAAAAAATCGCTCCTGAAAAGGACGATGAAATGACGGGCGACGTTACAAATGGTGGCGTAAACGCGGAGTCTCACACTCATAGAAAAGAAGCAACTCGCGTTGCTGGTCGCATGCTTCAAGCTGGCAAGATTAGCATTGAAGACTTAGCAACCAAGATCGCAGAGTTAGAACGCTATGAGAGTGGAACACTCAATGATATTGAGAACTCCATCTTTGATGAAAAGGGACTTAACACGCAATCCGAGGGGTTAGAGCAAGCCCCTGTAGTATCCGAAGACAGCAATCAGATAAAGGTTGCCAATTCGCAAGACGAGTTGGCTAAACAATTAACTGGTATGTTTAGTCTTTCTAGGAGAAACGAAGCTGCTCAAGAGGATTCCGATATCCAATTAAGGAAAGATTATGGTAGGTAATGGAGAATAAATTATGGCTCTTATAGAAATTTACCACGTTGTTGCAGACATGTATGATGTTGACCCAGACTGGACCAATGCAGAAGCTATTATCGAGGGGCAGTGGGTTGCACTCGAAAGCGTCTCTGGTTCAATTTACGCGAAACGCGCTGATGGTACTGATGAGAGAATCATCGGTATTGCTGGCGATACTATGTCGAACACAACCTCCGGTACCCCGTATGCTACTGCTGTATTGGTTAACCCTGCTGGTAATACTCGCCAGACTGAGAACCGTGTTTCTGATATGTTCAATGAGACATTGGCTTCTGGCAAGATTACAGTTTACAACGCTGGCGGCAAGTTCGCCACCGACCAGGTCCGCTCCGGTGTGACCTTTACAGTCGGTCAAGCATTGTACTGTGATGCCGCAGGTAATACTACTAATGCAGATGCTGGTAACGCTCAAATCGTGGGTATATGTGTTGACCCCGTTTCTGCGTACCCAAGTGGTGTTCCGGGCACAGACGTAGAAGGTTCGATTAGCTTAGGCAACTATCTAACGATCCTCATCCAACACTAAAAACAGGATAACTTAAGTCCCTTTGTTCTATAGTTTTAGGGTTTATGAGAATTAACGCCTAAAAGATAGAAAAACAGGAGAATAAAATGATTACTAAGAATGGTTTAACAAACGAAGACAAGCTAGCAGTTATTGAAGCTGCTTTGAATACTGATGAAGGTCGTGTCGCCCTTGCGCAAGCAATTGTCGAGCCAATTCGCCGTTCTTTGGAATACCAGGCCGTTGGTCGTAAGCTTATTATGGTCGACGAACTACCTCAAGGCGCTCTCGCTCGTTACGAGAGAGACGTTGCCGCAATCGCTCATGTGATTTCTCGTCGTGGTGCTGTTCCCGACCAGATTCAAGAAGGCGAAGAGGTCTTGGTTCCAACGTTCGAAATCGCCGCTCACCCAACTGTACGTTTGAGTGAAATCAAAGCTCGTCGTTTCTACATTGTAGATAGAGCGCAGATTAAGGCAAAAGAGGCTATTCAAAAAGAGGAAGATACCAATATTTTCAACGCATTGATCGCTGCTGCCACTAACCGTGGTACGCAAGTTGTTGTCAACGTTGGAGCTTTGAGTATCAACTCGTTGAACACGGCGTATCGTCTGATCGAACAGCATGACCTAGTTGCAACAAAGGTCGTTCTGCACGCGAATCAGTTTGCTACAATCCGTATCTTTGGCAAAGATTTCTACGATGAGGCAACTCAGCGTGAAATCATCACAACTGGCCTTTACGGTCACTTGTGGACTGCCGATATCCACGTTTCCAGTCGTATGGACACGGATACGGTCCTCGTTGTTGCCTCGCCTGACACAGTGGGTGCGTTCCCCATCCGTCAGGATATTACAGTTCTTCCCGCCGATGATCCCAAGAAATTGCGTCTTGGCTGGGTGATCTATGAAGAGGTTGGCATCGTTGTGTTGAACGATTACGCTCTAAGCATAATCGAAGTATCAACAGCTAGCTAATTAGTACAGACTAAAATAAAAAGGCAGTTTTTTATAAACTGCCTTTTTATTTACTATAATGTCATACACGAAGATGTTGGAATAGAGAATGCATAAAAGAAAAATATTCAACTTTGAATCTGTTATTTTAGATCATTTAACTATAGAAAAAGAAGGATATCCTCCTGTTCAATATAGTAATGGTTCTGCGAAATTTATTTGGGCCACCTGTAGATATTGCGGTGAACCTCATCGTTTGCGTAAATGTTTTTTCTATAGAAGCGGATCAGCATGTCACAAAGAGTGTAGAATAGAAGAACAGAAACAACAAGTGTCTCCATTCGCTGATAAAAAAGTTAGGAAAAAAGCCGAAGAAACTAATCTCAAAAAATATGGAGTTAAACATGCTGCCTCTAATCCTAAAATTCGTTCTAAAATTTCTAAAACTAAAAAAACTGAATTTTCTAAAAACAAAACGAAGCAAACGAATTTACAAAAATATGGTGTTGAAAATGTATTTCAAAATCCTGAAATAAAAAACAAAATAGCTGCTACTAACAAAAAACGCTATGGATACAAATCTCCTATTCAAAACCAGTCAATCATGGATAAAATACAAAAAACTAATCTCAATAAATTTGGTTTTATCAATCCAATGCAGAATGATGTCGTAAAAGAAAAAGCCGTAGCAACCAGTATGGACAGATATAATAAACCAAATCCTATGCAAAATGCAAAAATTGCCAAACAAACATCTATTTCTCTTAAAACAACTATAAAAAATAATGTTTCTGGTAATTATAATTTAATCAATTTGTTGCGCGGTAAATCCTTTTGGAGTATGTTAAAAAAAGAAGATATAACGTTATTAGAAATATGTGATTATTTTAATATAAATTATGGCAGCTTAACTGCCCACTTAGTTCAAGATGAATTTAAAAATAAATATTACAGTATTTACTCTTTCCCAACGCAGCAAAAACAAAAAGAATTAATCAATTGTATTAAAAAAATGGGGATACGCGATAATCAAATTATAATTAACACCAGAAAAGTAATTTCTCCTCTAGAACTTGACATATATATACCTCATTTAAATGTGGCTATAGAATTCAATGGAAGTTATTGGCATTCAGAAGCAATTCTTTCTTCTATAGAGGCTAGAAATAAACACATACATAAAACGAAATTATGCCGAGATAAAGGAATATTTTTATTACATATCTTTGAGAATAATTGGCATCAGAAAAAACAACAACTATTGAACTATATAAAGTCCAAACTGGGTCTAAATCAAAATAGAATCGCGGCCAGAAAATGTACGATAGATCATACGAATGCTAAAGATTTTATCGACACTAATCATATACAGGGGTATGGTCGTGGAACAATAAAATATTTCAATTTGAGATATGACGGAAAAATTATTGGCAGCATGACAGCTTCGTTGCATCACAGACAAAAAGACGCTAATGTTATTTTAAATAGACTTTGTTTCTGTAGTGATACGACTATACAAGGAGGAGGGCGTAGGCTATTTAAGTATTTTGAACTTTGGGCACGAGAACAAAATTATAAAAATATTATATCGTGGTCAGATAATAGTTGGACTGACGGTAACATATATCCTATTTTGGGATTTAAAAAAGAGCATGCATATGGACCTGATTATTTTTACTGGGATATAAAAAGTAAAAAATATTTCTCTAAACAATCTAAACAAAAGAGTAAAATTGGTTGTCCAAAAGATATGACGGAACATGAATATTGTATGCAGATGGGTCTTTACAGAATTTGGGATTGCGGAAAAATTCGTTGGATATATGATTTGTAAAAGAGAAGTCATATAGTTTAGATCGTAAATAGTGTTAATCACTTCAGATATAGTTATTCTTAATCATTTTTTACACATCCATTTCCGATATATAGATAAAGGATTTCGTCTTATTTCGCAATATTAATAACTAATCAAAGAAAATGGTGAACTACATATGGACCCTAACAAAATTAAGTATGAGAGTAATAACTAATGACTGAATTAACTACGCAAGTGATAACAGCAGCGACAGTGAAAGACGTAAGCGATGCGATAGTTTCGGTTGCAACGGTTCCGCGTACCATCGAACTTCGCACGCGGGACGATGTGCGAATCACGGCTGAAAGCGGCCGAATGGGGCATCGTCACGCTCGACTCCTCAAGGAGCGTCTGGTTGCTGCCGGGTATAGATGTTACGGCCCCGGATGCGTGAACCGCTCGTTCACGGTCGTCGCCAAGAAGCCTCTGCCCGTCGCAGTGGTTGAGGAGATCGGGTAATGGCCAACAAGGAATGGGTGCCTGCCGACGACAACTGGGCATTGGCGACCAACTACACGGGCGGGGTTGCCCCCGTTACCACCGACACGATCCAGCACACGCTCGCCACGCGAACCGCCCCCGCCACGAATCTCCCGGCGTCGGGGACGTACAACTACGAATTCGTCGATGCGGTCAACAGCTACGAAGTAGACATCTCGGCCTTCGATGCAGGTGCGGCAGTCGGGACGATCCTGTTCTCGACTCTGGATGGGTATATCGTCATCGAGGAAGCTACTGGAACGCTGACCTCGACGCTGGGCCAGTTCGACCTGAATGGTGCTAATGCGTATGTCGTTGTCCTCAACGGTGCGGATGCAAGCGTAGTCGCCCACGAGGGGGCGACGGTTCAGTCGATCACGGACGGTGGGGCTGGTGGTACGATTTATGGAACGGCCGACGAGTCCTTCACGATCATCGACGCCCTGACCACCGGGACGATGGATGTACTGCTCGACTCTGGTAGCGAACTCATCACCACGGGCGGGGCGACGATCTCCAACACGTCCACGCTCCAGATGCTCGACGACAGTGGCAACGACAACATAATGATCACGGGCGACCTGACCATCGCCAGCGGCGGGACGTTTGACTGGTCGATTCTCGCTGCTGCCCAGATCGTGACCGTGGATGGGAACTTGGTCGTCGCGGGAGTATGGACAGGTTCAGTGGAAGCTGGGGCGTATCTGATCGTCACTGGCAACCTTCACTACGCGAGTGCCACAGGCGAAACAAACGTCCATGTCAAGATGACGGGAAGTGGGAAGACCATCAACGGGGCGAGGTACAACCATCACCCCGGCTCTCTGACCTTCGTTGCAGGGTCCAGCGTCGAGGTTACGGCCACCACCTACGCAGATGTCATAGCGTCGGAGGTCGGGTCAACGGTCACGGGTTCGTCCCTTCTCTATGTCGAGTACATGGGCAACAACTCGCTCGATCTTCAGGGCGACGTTTCCGCTCCCGTTAGGATCAGGCCGTCCAGCTCTCGGTCTAACACAGGGCGGGTTCACACGACCGGCGTGTGTACCATCACGGGCCGGGATACGACATGGACTTGCAGTGGGGTATGGGACTGCGGCGAAACGATTATCGAGGGCGATGACACTGACAACGAGTATGGCAAGCTTACCCTGACCGGGGCGAGTGCTTCGCTTGGCGATTTGACTCTGGGCAAAGCCGCCGACATCAATCGGCATGGAATTCTTGATGTAAGTGGCGTCAGCGGTGCGGTGTCGATTGGTGATCTCGTTGATGCTGCGGGCGGCTCGTCGGCTCTTGCTCTCGGTGCGAAGGAAATCACACTCGGTGGGGACTGGGACGGGACGAACATCGCCGTGACGGGCAGCGGGACCGTAACGGGTGACAACACCATGACCATCGACAACATGGGCGACCCTGGGGCGGTTATAACTGTCTTGGGCGGCGTGACGGACGGAGGGTCGAATCACGAGAACTGGATATTTGCTCAACCTACTCCACCAATACCAGTAGTTCCTAAAGTGACTACAATAACGAGTAGTGTTATAAACAGAATAGGCTCAACTGATATAGCCGCTGTTAGAAATAACAATTATGATTATATGATCAATGTAGTATTGGCTTCTTCTGTTGGTTTCTCTGCAACTACGAATAAGTTAAGTCTATATGGATACCCTCTGTCATTGATGGAAAGAGGAGGGAATTATGCTCTTAACGTGATATCTAAAAATGATGTACTTGTAACAGATAATACATATGTTTATAACGGCGTAAGATATATGCTCTTTAATTATGGCGGCAACAATGTTTATGCCATCAATAATGTTTCTGGTTCTTCTGTAGCGACTAATTCTACAATGTGGCATGGTGTTCCTGTCTCAATCAATTCAGACAATTCAATGGTGATGGTTGATAAAAGAGATGTAGTAACAGATGAAACAGCACAATTGATGATGGGTGGAGTTCCAATTCTGATCGGAAGGATTGATAACGATTGGCATTTGATAGTAGGCAAGAACAATAGTTAATGAAAACGATTGAAACACAAAATTACAAAACGGGAAGTCGATTGGCTTTCTTAGAAAAGCTGTCTAAGGAAGCCCAACTCAACGTCTTAGAAAAAAAAAACTTAGAAGAATCATTGCCTTGGATCGAAAACGCTATACTTAAAATTGATGAAGCTTTAAAAAGTCATAATTATGGCTTCAAATACCATCTTCTCAAATTGCGCAGAAAAGCTCTATTAAAAGAATATAGATTAATTAGACAACTCCTTAACAGATAACAACATATCTTTATCTTTTGTCCTCTTAAGCCGAATATATATGTGAAAGCAGAAAGATGAAATTCATTAATACCAGCAAAAACACTGTCTATTTAGATGATATAGATAGAGACATCCCATTCTTAGAAGATATGTCTCCACAGTTTATCTCTTTGCAAGATGCGAAAAAATCTGCTGGATTTAGAAAGCTTGTTAAGTTAAATTATTTTGAGATTACACAACATAATAATTCTTTATTTGAAAGAAATCTTGTTAAAACGCAAAAGAAAGGCAAAGAGATGTTAAAACTCATTCCCAAAGAGAAGAAGAACGAAATCACTCAAAAAGACAAGACAGAAACGAGTAAAGATCAAATAGAAGTAAGACTGAGAGGTAATTTTTATGAACTAGGGGGCTACGCAAAAGTCAATAGAAATTTAGCATTCATGTTACACAACTCAGGATGTAAAGTGCATATAGACCCAGTTAATAAGAAATCAAATCAATTATGTGAAGATGAATTAAGGGCATTATCACAGATCAATAGTGAAGTTAGCAAAAACGCAATTGTAATCGAAAGTGTGATTCCGACATTCAGTGATGCAGTGTGCGGTAAATATAGGATACTATATACCACAATAGAAGCGTATACAGTTCCTCAACAGTTTCTAGAGATAGCCAGAACGTACAGAGAAATATGGGTAACATCTGACTTCTGTAAAAAAGTGTTAGAGGATCATAACTTGGATAGGCCAATTTATGTTGTGCCTGATTCTATAGATACTGATTTGTATACGGCAGAACACAACGAATATGAGTTTAAACCCAAATTAAATGATTTTGTTTTTCTGAGCGTATTTGGGTGGAGTTACAGAAAAGGTTATGACACACTGTTGAAGGCATATCTGTCTGAGTTTAGTGGGGATGATGATGTTTCGCTATTGATCGTTAGTAGGAATCATCTTGGAATGGGTAAAGACGAAGTAATTAAAGAAACAATAGAAAAATTTATTAATGAGTATGGTGGTGATAATCCGCCACATATCGCTCGTTGTAGCAAAATGATACCAGAATCTATGATGCCAAGTATTTATGCTGCATGTGATGCTTTCGTTTTGTTCTCACGGGGAGAAGGGTTCGGTCTTCCGTTTTGTGAGAGTTCATTGTGTGGATTGCCAGTTATAGCAAGTGATTGTTCTGGTCAATCAATGTTTTTGAAGAAAAACAACTCTTGCTTAATTGATGTGGATGAAATAGCAGAGATGCAAGCTGGTAGAATGCAAGTACATTATTGGGATGGGCAAAAATTCCCGATGTTAAATAGTGAAAAAACCATTGAACAGGCAAAGAAGGCTATGCGATACGTATATTACAATTATGATGCGGCAAGTGATAAAAATGACATACTGAGAGACTATATTGCCGACAATTATAGTATGAAGGCCGTTGCGAAAGTTGTTAATGCACGGTTATCAGAGATTTGGAGAAAAATATCATGATAGTGTTGCTAGATACAGAACGTTTATTGATTAAAATATATTCTGATTCAGGTTTACAAACATTAGCTTTTGATCAAGCGGACGCTTTGAAAGAAATGACAAAGCGTGGAGAAAAAATTCTATATGTAACGAATGGTATAGCGACTACGGCAGATCAGGTAGTCGATACTGTTGCGTCTTTTATGGAAGGTCGCGCTGCTAATATGAGGCAATCTAATGAGCCATTGTTTTTGCGAAGTACATTGCCAGGATCAATGAATATCCCCGGAATTTATAACGTATGTTCTAAAAAGAGAGAAGATTTAATCTTTAATAATCCTTTTGATGCCAAAGCAATTGAGGAAGTATTTAGAGATTACGGCAAAGATGTGTTTAAGAAAAATAGAACTATGCGTTCTTTGCTCAAAAAAGGCAAATTGCAAATTATCGCCGAAAGCGAATTAGAGGATATGGAAGCTCGATACAAAAGAGGAGATTTGAAAATATCCATGAGTCGTGCAGATCAGCTCAAACACCTTAAAACGATGACAAAAGAAGAGGCAGAAAACTCTTCAGCTTTGGAAGGAGATGTTAAGGCTGGTGGGCCTATCAGCGTACCAAGACAGGGTGATATGGGATCACACGAAAGAAGCATGGTTGGTGAAGGCGGTATGGATATAGATCGAGATGTTATGAGCGGAAAAACATTAGATAATTTTGTTGATACATTAGTAGATAGATATGTACAATAATGAAAATATTACTTATACATTTAGGGACTCAAAGCGAATGTTTTATCGCCACAAGTTTAATCAAGGGTCTTAAAAAGGCATATAATGATGCGGATATTTATTGTGTTGTTAAAAATACAGAAACAGAATCTATTTTCAAATACAATAAAAATATCAAAAAGACATATACAATTAAAAATGTTCCAGTAGAGTTCACAAGAATGCATTTTGACAAAGTGATTAACTTACATCCTGATTTTTCTACTGAAGAACATTTTGACCCCAAAAGCACAGAAAAACTAGGTTTTGATTTTGGTGAGGGTACGGCAAAGATATATGGTTTTTTATATGAACGCAAAAAGACTAATAAAAACATATTCCAATTGTATTATAGATTAGCTGGGCTAAAGTGGCGAGGCGAAGGATATAGTTTTTCATATTATCCTAAAGCAAGAACAAAAAAATATACGACTGGAATTGCCGTTGTAAATGCTAATTTGAAAAGTTATGTTGTAGACAAACTGAAATTAGATTTGTCGAAAATATGGAATATTCCATATAAGAAAAATATACACAAAAAGTTAGACGAGATCAACAGATGCCCGTCTATTGTGACTGATGATTTTTTCACATTGAACTTGGCACTGTATTTAAGGAAAAATGTTTACTTTCTTGAAACAGCACCTATTAATATGCAAATAGAGTTGTTTGGAAGTGGTAAAATATTCAAAGTTCCACTTGAAATTGTTAGATAATTTTATGTCAATTAATATATTCTCTATAGATAAAAAAGATACCGTAAAAGCCGTTAAACGCCCTGTAAGCTATCAGCCTAGTGTGTTCGGAGCAGAAGACGTTTTTACGGGAAAAGGCGTCCAGGTGGCAATTGTGGGGACTGGATTGCCCATATATCATGGGTTTAACACCATTTCAGAGTTTGAGGTCGCCATCGAAGAAGCAGACACCCCAAATGACGAATTAGGGGCTACTACAGCCATCGCAGGGCTTATCGCAGCGAATGGGAAACAAGACTTAAAGGGTATTGCTCCATCTACGAAAATATTGTGCGTTAAGTCATTTTATAAAGATTATTCCAGTGATGTTTCAACTATTGCGGCATCTATTCTGTGGGCGATAGTCAAAAAGGTAGATATCCTTGTTCTGCCGTTTGAATTCGATACAAATAACCAATTGATAAAAGATTCTCTTAAAAAAGCGTATAGAAATAACATAATCATTTTGACTCTTCCCACGAATAAAGCCAAAAGATGTCAAGAAGTGATATCTGTTGATACCCACTTTAAAAAGGGCTGTTTTGGAGAATTAAGGGGAGTTAAAAACATTTCAGTAAGTTGTTCTACTAGGCGAAAACTTTCTGCTTATGATGTAGAGGGTTTCGTAAGAATGGACAACAATATCGCTGCTTTGTCTTTAATCGCAGGATTAGTGTCCACATTGGTCGAAAAGAGCAAAAAAGAAGGATCAAGAGATGCTCGTCAATTCGTTATGAAAGAACTTCGAAATTTATCTAAATAAACGGCAAGGAAAATGCCATTATCTTTTGAATATTAAAAAGGTGGTTTATTAAAGGATTCATTCTATGGCAATAAGCGCAATAGCAGATTTTCAAGGAACATGGGTACAAGGTACATCTAGCTCTCTATTAATCCGAATCACGGATTTTGAAGGTTTTCCTATCGATCCAGAAGATATTGTTGTATCTATAGACACGGCTGGCGGTACAGCAGTATTGACAAATGTAATTCCTGAAAAAGTGGAAATCGGTTTCTACGTTTATGAGTGGGAAATTCCTGCAAATCAAATTGTTGGTCAATATGATGTAACATGGGAATTCACCACAGAAGATGGTCCACAAACTGAACTACAAGAGATTGTTGTTGTAGCTGATGGAGAAAATTCTGATATCTATAGTGGTAGACCTGGCGATTTATTGCGTAATCTAGAATATAGAATCGCATGTGCCCAAAACATACCAGTTTATTACGAACAGTGCAAACCTTCTCAAGACAAAAGAACCTACTACTGCACTTTTCCAAGATGGAATCAAACTCCTGGAATTCGCGTATATCGTAATAAGACGAATATGATGACTACAGATGATATGGGAGTTGACTATTCTAATGGTAGAATCGTGTTTAATGAAACACTGACTCAATATGACGAAGTGTATGTGGACTATAATTTTAGATGGTTTACGGGAGAAGAATTGAATCAGTTTCTCAGAGATGCTGTGGGAGAATTAAATCTATATCCAGGTGTTACGGATTACAATCTCAATTCGTTCCCGGATAGATGGACAAAGGCTATCGTCCTGTCTGCTGCTGTAGATGCGTTAAGAAAAATCATGCTTTGTTTGAACTTCCAACAGCCTGCACAGGTATTCGGCGGAACAGAAGCTGCCGGTGAAAAATTCTCTAATTTTGACACGCTAAAGAAAAACTATGAAGAAGAAGTAACAAAAATGCTAGAGCAGAAAAAGTATGGCCCATACCCAAGAACTAATGCTATCGTTGTGCCTGAATATACCCTACCTGGTGGACGCTCGCGTTGGTTTCGTTACCTCTTTTCCTCAGGTGTCTAAAAATACATCGCTTATGGCTCGGAAACTGCCATTTCCATCATCTCATATAACTATCACTAAAGTTTTTCTCTACTCGTACCGATAACATATATATATAGGGACTATAATGTAATCAAAGGAGAAAATATGCCAGCGAAAGGACAAAAATTATCAGAACAAAGTGTCACTTTAATGAAGGACAATAAAAGAAAACGTTTATTAAATCAATATAAATGGGATTTAGTTAAACCTTATTTGGATATAAATCTTTCTTTATCTTCTAGGGGGCGTAAGCGTCATTTTATTACATTGAGACAATTTAAAGAATACATTGAAAGCGGACTAAGTATAAGAGAAATACAAAAATTAACATCTAAAAATCTCGTTTCGTTTTATAGCATATTATGCCAAGGAAAAATTGACCTTAGTAAAAATGAATTTATACAACAATATGAAAGTGGAAAACCTCTCGAAGAAATAGCGGAAGATAATAAGATTAGCAAAGATTATATCGGGTATTTAAGACAGTTATATCGAATCAAATCTAAAGGGGCGAAGTTTATTCGCCGCAAAGAAACTGAAACACCGTTAACACAGAGACAAATTGAAATATTATATGGCTCTATGCTAGGTGATGCCCAACGCTTAGGTGGAGCGGGTGTCCTTTTTCGACAAGGAGGGGAACAAAAAGATTACTTATTGTGGAAATATAAAGAATTTGAGAGCGTTGCTTCTCCTGATTCTTTAAAATCAACACATTCTATTGATTTTAGGTCGGAAACAGAAATAACATCTTGGTCATTTTATACTTTTGCTAATACGGATATCGAAAAATGTATTTCATCATTTTATCAAGTTGATCCTAATGATTCCTCGAAAAAAGTGAAAGAAGTTTCTCGTGACATTTTAAATCAACTGACTCCATTATCGCTGTCCGTTTGGTTTATGGACGATGGGCAGACAGACTTCCAACACAGATCGATTGTGAAGGGGAACAATAGTAACCCGACTTGTAATATATGTACTGATTCTTTTTCTAAAAAAAGTTGTGAAAATATAAAAGAATGGTTTAAAGAAAAGTTTGATATTGATGTCAATATCAAAGATCATCCTTTAAAATATAGAATGGGATATCGAATACGCATGAATGCCAAGAATACAAAGCAATTCATAGATTTAATTTCTCCACATATATTGCCCATGTTTCAGTATAAAACTGATTATGAGTCATATAAAAATAAAAGATTAGAATTGCAAAAACAAGAAATAGATTATGGGAAAATCATGAAGTGTCCATTAGGTGTTGATTTCAAAATGCTTACTGCGAAAGAACAAAGCGGATACATTGAAAACCTTGTTGTATCATTTTACAAAGGTGGTTTTAATGCTTTGATGGATGACCCAAAAACTATACAAAATCATATGAATGCTGTTTTAAAGGTGAACCCGAATAATTTAATTAAAGATGATTTTATTTCGTTTTCAAATGTTGGCAATCGATTTTTAATGGCTCATTTTCCGAACTATTGGGATGCCAAGGCGAAGGGGAATAAGTCACCAAGAGAAATTTTTGAAAACAAGAAATATTTATCAGAAATTATACGTAAAATAATCACAAATGGAACTTTTCCAAATAAAAAAGAAATATTAAAGTCGTTGAAACGATATCGTGGGAATAAGGCCGCCAGTGGATTTATGCCCTGTGTTGCCAAATCAATATATCATAAATATTGTGATAAAAATTCAAAAGTTATTGATTTTTGCGCTGGGTATGGAGGTAGATTGTTCGGTGCATTTGCTTGTGAAAAGGTGTTTTCTTATACTGGTATAGAAATTAATTTTAAAACATATTATGGTTTACACGATCTGTACAAAACATTGAGAGAAAAATCGGGTGAAAGCAAAGAAATGAGTCTTCTTAATCAGGATAGTATTATTGGTATGAAACAATTTAAAGATAATACTTTTGATTTCTGTTTTACTTCTCCTCCCTATTTTGATGCAGAAGAATATGAAGATAGTCAATTGCAAAGTTCTCAAAAGTATGATACATATGGAGAGTGGTTTGAAGAATATCTAATTAAATGCGTTCAAGAGGCAACGAGAATTTCTAGAAAAGTAGCAATTGATATTGCTAATACTGGTGGATACCAGATCGCTGACGATCTTGAAAGGTGGTTAAATAAAAATAATTATAATTTTTCACAGGACCAAATTAGGATGCCAAGATATGATGGCAAATTTAGATTTGAACCAATTTTTGTCATCGAATAATCTACTTGGTGAAACCTTATATGTTAGAATGTATGAAATATAAGATTGGAGAATAAAATGCCACTTATTATAACCGCATGGTGTACTAATTGTAAAAAAGCCGCTGCTGGTACGCTTCAATACGTACAATATTGGCTTGAAGAAGACGGCTCAAAAACACATCTTTCTCATCCGTTTGAAGGTTTTATTTTATATGATAAATGGAAGGAAGAATACAAAGAAAAAGGCATAACATTTAACGAAATGGAAAAAGAACGCTCAGGTTGTGCAACGGCATTTTGGGACACAGAAAACAAATGTTTAATTTATATTGATGAAGATCGAGAAGAAAAACCGGATAACGCTGTTAATGTTTGTAGCGATGAAGCTGTCGTTATTTGTAAAGACTGCGGAGAAAAAACAAGTTTTGCTCCATTTGCAATGTCATAGGATAATAATATGGAAATAGAAGAAGTCAGAAAACAAATATGCAAAGCGATGTTGGAAGATATCGATAAAGAGTGGAAAAACATTGAAGAAGAGTTTGAAGAAAGCTGTATGAAACACTTTTTATCATGGGTTCTGTTGTCGCATGGCGAACAAGTCAAAGAAGAGTGCAAAAAAATATTTGCAAAAAATATTAGTCCAAAATTGCCTTTACTTGAAGTTCTATCTCAAGCATTGGACACGGTATACGAAACAGATTTAGAAGAAGCGGCAGAGGCAGCGAGAATGCCTTTTGACGATAGAGAATAGGGAGAATAAAATGGAATATGATTTTAGTTGGATGAAAGAAAAAAATCTACCTGATGGTAGTTATCGTGTAGACGGAGAATACCTAGAACCTAGAGAAATAGAAGCTAAAGCGATTTCAACGATGACTCAATATGTTGATGATGCTAACCGATATTATATGAGCAAAGTCGAAAATGATGGACCTGATGTGTGGTTATGGTGGTCGTATTGTCGATCTTTAGACAGCGAAATTAATCCTAGATTATCTCACTTCATGGTTTGGGGAACAAACCTAAAAACTTTTGGCAAACATGATGTAATGCCGAAAAAAGCATTATTTGTATTCGCCGGTTATGATACCATGTTCAGAGACATGTGTACTAAGGAGACTCTCGATGAATGGGAAGAGAAAATCAAAGAAAATGACTGAAGAAGAGAAAAACAAAAAAATACTTGAAATTTTAAGTACAGAAGAGGGAAGATCGGCACTAGCTAAAGCCATGTGGGAACCGGCTCGTTGTGGCGGCATGGCATACGCCAATGACGGAAAAGCATTTATTCGATTTGGCGGTTATTGGTATGATTATGAAAAATGGAAACAACAGTATAATAATAACAGACATCAAATACCAGTTGAATGGATGAAAGAGTATTGTGAAACAAATGAACACAAAAATAATTCTGAAGATTTTGTGGTAGGAGAAAATAGTGGATAAATACAAAATAAAAGAACCCAATTGGTTTCAAGACAAGAATACCGGTGCGACAACATGCTTGGCTATGTCAGTAAATCCAGAAACCAACAGAATTTATGTGGTGGTTAGCACCGAAATACCTCTTATGCGTTTAGAAGAAATCGATGAATCTGTAAAATTGGAAGTGAGTAAACAATTAGCAGAAACAGCAGAATTTATTATGCAAAATAAAAAAGATATTTATTAAAAAAGTGACACCAGAAGAATTTAAAATAGAGTGGCAGAAGATGATGGAAGAAAACGCGAAGTGGCGTAGGGAAACAATGGTTCCCATATATCAAGCGCAAATAATTTCAGCTTGCATGGAGAGTGACATCGGAAGAAAAGCGTTATCACAAGCAGTAGCAAAAAGATTATTGGGAGAAAAATAGTGTATAAATTCAAAAGGAAATATATCTTTCTTCTATAATATAAAGACATGGAAACTTATAACATTCACAACCTTGATTCCCTCTAGTTATTAACTAGAGGAGAATTAATATGAGCGGTTATTTCAGACACCCTAAAACCCTTAACGAGAAAAAAGCAAATCAAGATTGGCCAGTGCGCGGAAGAAGAATGTCCAAAAGGCTTCCACATTTTTGGGACGATATTTGGAACCGCACCACCCGCTGCTGGAAGAAAACTCGAAAAACACAGTATAGAGTCAAATCTGTCAAACCCAAAAAAGATAGCACCAGATACGGCAAATCGATGGCAAAACGAGATCATTTTTACAAAGAACACAAAGCGTGTCGCTATGAAAGACGCAGATGCACATATTGCATTAAACATGGTTGTTGGGACGAATATGACAAATATATTGAACGTCATTATAGAAGGATTCTGGCAGAGCAACCAAACAATTATTTCTAAAGGAATTCGTTTAACTATTTTCGAATAATTAAGTATGATAACTTTAGATGACAAAACAATTTATATCGTATCTGATTTACACATGGGAAACGGATCAAAAGCTGACAGTTTCGCACCATATGCAAAAATCTTTAATGATTTTTTAGACATGGTAGACCAAGACCCTAATGGAATCCTTATTATCGCAGGTGATGTCTTCGAGTTATGGCAATTCAGTAGCGGAAATATATTCAAAACATATTTTGATTTGATCAAACGACTTATTAATATGAATACGATTTTCATCATTGGCAATCATGACATAGATTTGTTTGGGTTTATTGATTCTCCATTAAAATTATCTTTTTTAGATCAATTAAAGAATGATGTTCAGATTGAACGTGGTGGACAAAAAATAAAAATAATTCATGGTCATGAGTTTGATATCTTCAACAATCCTTCTAAATCACTGTTCATGGGAAGAATAGTCACATTGCTTGTTGGAGAATATGAGAAGAACAATCAAGACTTTGACAAATGGGCAGAAAAGTATTTAGAGCCGTTCTTTAGGAAACTTTCTTTGTTCGCTATGAATTTTTATAGTAGATTTTTTGGGAAAAGTCAGTCACAGGTCGAAGGAAAATTGTCAAAGATACTGGAGAAATATCACAAAAATAATCCTAATGAATTTATCGTGTCTGGTCATACTCATTATCCCGGATGGTTTGGTGATTGGTATGTAAATACTGGTTCATGGGAGAGGAAAGATAATCCTCACTACGTTAAGATTACACCAGATGGGTCTGTAACGCTCTATAAATACCCAGAAAATACGATAGTGACTAAACAGTACAACTCTTAGGCAAAAGGTCTTCGATCCTCTTGCCCTTTTCTGCCAAAAACTGGCTGAATGTCTTTTTCTTGAAGTCTTTAGCCATTAACCAATAATATCTGAATTCTCTAGCTAAGTCTGCTGTCCATTTCTCAGATACAAATATTTTATTATCTAGAGCATTTAATGGTTTAAATATCTGTGGATATGGTCTAACGCCTAATTCTCTAACTTCTGTTGCTCTATACATTGCTTCATCAAAATCATCTTGGAAATTAAATAACACAAATACCATAAATGCGTACTTGGGAACACCTAATTTTCTCAATTTCTTAATAGCATCTTGTAAATACCCGTCTTCTGTCATATTATCGAACGCAAGACGCAATCCATTCTCTTGCCATCTAATCTTAGACAGCATCTCTATCTTTTCATCGTCCAGCAAACGAACATCAAATCCATTGTGGAAGCACGTAATTAGGCGTTTTTCGGCCAAAAAGTTGACAACCTCTTTGAAGTGTTCTTTTGGCATCGCTGTTAAGTTGTTGTCATAAACCATAATGTGCTTTTTATCATAATCAATTAGGTCTTTCCAATTTTCTATAATTTCAGTTCTTGGCTCTAACCTCTTAACTGCACAGAATTTACAGCTTCTTGGGCATCCTCTTGTAGTGAATATCATACTAAAATTTTCCCATCTTTGTATTTTAGGAGAGTATTTGATGAATTCCTCATAAAGAGAGTAATCAGGTTTTATCTTATCTAGATTGCTAGAAAAGCCTATAAATGGTTTTATTCCTGTTTTTTCTTCTATATAATCTGGCATAAGAGTAGCAAAAATCCCACCAACCAGTATTTTAGCATCTTGAAAGTTGTCTTTATAATAATTAATACATTCAATGGTTCTAGCTGATTGGTAAGTAAATAACGTGGATATGTAGATAATATCTGGTTTATACAGATCATCTCCAAACATATCATTGCTAGTGGAGGGTAATAACCCTTTGACGTAATGAACTTGATGGCCTTTTTTCTTATGTCTAGCCGATATTTTCATTAGAGCCAGATTTGGATATGTCAACGGAATGTTCGGTTCTACTAATAAAATGTTCATATTTTTTTATCGGAACAAGTGAAGGAAAGAGAGGAGATAATTCGTAAGTATAGAAGTATGGAGAATTTGTTTAAATTGGGTCAAGACATGCCGATAGAGCCTGCGCCCCAAGAAGGCGAAGTGCAACCTGTACAGCCTCAAATGGCTGGAGAATTAATCACATATGTTAACCATGGTAGAGCGGGTCTGTATTTGGCTGTTGAAATCAAAACCCAAGACCCCGAAGCCAAACAAGGCATTGTCACTAAATTAACGGTTGGATCAGATTATAGAGAATTTAGGGGCAAATTTACCAAATTAATAACAGAAGAAAATATTAATACAGTACAATCGAATTTGGAAGAAGCGGCAGCAGCATATAATTTCACACTTGATCTTAGTGGATTACAATATGCCAGAGATACCCTATCGGCTGGCGAAATAGATACTTCATCTCTCGTGGTGGCTGGCGATGTCGATGCGACACTCAAAAATATGCAGGAAAAACTGAGAGACGCAATTAGAAAAACGCCAGGAGATAAGCGTACTAAGATGATTTCTGGCCTTATTGACCAGCAATTAGAAACTCTTGAAAAAGCTGTTGATGACGAAACCAAATGGGAATTTTTGAAATCATTCTTGGCTCTTTCTCAAAGATTGTACAGATATAGTTTTGGCAACCAAATGCTTATTTGGTGGCAGACTGGCGGAAAAGCTGTTGATGTACAAGCGTTTAAAAAATGGAAACAATTGGGTAGATATGTTAAAAAAGGAGCAACTGGAATTTCGATTTGGGTTCCTCTTAAAATAGATGCCAAAGATGCGTCGGGCAAAGTCATTATGGACCCCGCCACAAAAGCCCCTAAAAAGAAATTAATCTTTGTAATCAAACCAGTTTTTGACATTGGGGATACGGCCAAATTCGAAGGCAAACAATTGGAGCGATGGAAGAAACAACATCCAGATGAAGAACCTTACGAAAGACCTCCTCGTGATGTTTGGATGAGCAAACAAAATGAAGATACAGACACTACGGTTACACTTAGGGCTGCATTATTGTCGTGGATTGGGAAATTCGCCACAGATAAAGATTCTCCATATGCTGGCAGAAAAATTGATATCAACTTACATGCCGACACAGGGACTGCTGGCGGATGGTCTGCTGGTGGTAGGATTGAAATTGATAAAACCTCTGGTGGAGAAAGACAGCTATCTGCACTAATTCATGAACTTGCACACGAAGTTTTGCATTGGCAAGTTGATGGAACAAAATCAAAAGAAAAATATACAAAGAAACAGGTCGAAAGCGATGCAGAAGCTACGGCATTTATCGTTATGAATGCATGGGGATTCAAATCTATTGAATATGTTGGAGCGTATATGAAATTATTGCGTATCGGTTCTAACCTGTTGAGAAGCAGAAGAAACATTGTTAATAAGGTTTCTCAAAACATTATAGAGGGCATGTGGAACGAAGTGCAGGCTATGAAGAATCAGGGTGATAACGTAGAAGCTAACTGGTATCATGATATAAAAATAGCAAAAATATTAGATTCTTTATTGAGTCCGATTAGTTCTATTGAAGCTAAAGTGTCTCATCCAAAGATGCTTAAAACCGCTTCTACGAAAGAGGCTAGAAGCAATATGGACCTTCCTGATGGTAAAACTGATAAAAAGATTTTTCAAAGAAAAAGTGACGCTCAAGCTTCTAATCAACATGGAAAATATTGTACCGTTTTTGATGTGCAACGTTATGTAATGGATAGTTATATGTCCAAGGTCGCTCTTTCACAGACTAATGACAAGTTAACGGTATCTATTACTGTTGCTCACGGCTTCTTGGGTACAATTACATGGGATGAGTATTGGTACTATAATCTTGATGAAATGGATCAGGCACAAAAAACTTACAAAGCAGTAAACAAGATATTGAAAGATACGATGGAGCAGTTCGTTGATGAAGAAATACCTACACCAATGTTTTGGGCTTTCTTGAAAAAGAAAACAGATGATGTCGATCCTGATGGAAGACAGCGCATCAATATACCTGTTCTTAATTATGCTCGACAATATTCGGATTTACACAACCCTGACTGGCGTAGTAATTTGTATGGCACAAGATATCCAACTCACAAAGAAGAATCTTATCGTCAATACTTAAACAGTCATGGACCGAATAGCCCAAAATGAACTGGTATACTTTAATAAAATCCGCCGCCCCAATAGGGCCAAACATGCAAGGTCTAGGTTATCTCGCTATTGGTCATGATTTCGATGTAGGAATCGAAAATCATTTATGGTTTTTAACTCTCGATGGAGATTTTATTTCTAAATTATCTACAGGGCCATATGATGTACACGCTGGATGGGACAAGTGGGTGAGAAATGATAATCTAGGGACTATTGTTTCGGAAGGAAGAGTCGAGTGTGTAAAGGGGCAAAATGGATGTAAAGCTTCTTTGGTTCTTCGTCAAACTTTAACTCCACACTATAAAGAATTTGCTAGAAAAAAATCCTCTAAGATGCTGGATGAGAAGTTCAATAACCCGGAAATATTAGTGATGAGATGAATTGGTATAAAACAATTTTTGCTGGGGCACAAGGAGATTATCTTCATTCGCTAGGAGCGAGTCAAGAAATCATAGCTTATATTGTTTCTCAACCAAACATGCAATATCTCATTAATGCTTTTCGCAAGAATCCGCAGATGACATTAGAGCAAGTTAAAGAAATTAGCAATCCTAATAAAAGAGAATTAACAGAACTAGAATCTACGTTTATCGATACTTGTTGGGCCAATTCAGGGGTAGGAAAATGGGCGTTAATACAACTACAAAAAATGTTTAGGACCGCTGAACGTACAGGTCAATCATTTTATCCTGATGTTTCGACAGCAATAGCTTACCGTTTAACTCTACAACATACTTGTGGCAGAATGAACGAAGTCGGACAACAGTTCGCACAAATTGGAGACTGGGTTGTTCGTAGTGAAGACGAGTTCGATCTGTTAAATTATACCTATGAACAAGCCGTAGTCGCTTCTGATGCTTGGCATGAGCGAATGGCAAAAGGAGGAGCAGGAAAAGAATATGAAGAAAAAAATATTGTCTATGGACCAGAGTGGGTAAATAGGGGAGGGGATAAGATCGACGAATTTGAAGGTTGGACCATACAAAATGTTAAAACTGCAAATGATTTAGAAGTAGAGGGACATTTGATGGATCACTGTTTTGCACCAGGGGCATTGGTAAGGACCAAGAGCGGATATAAGTCGATAGAAGACATCAAAACCGGGGAAGAAGTGCTATGTGAAGGGGGTGGTTTCAACCGGGTATTGAGACTGTTCAAAAATCAATATAATGGGCCAATGATTAAATTTGCAACAAGGTTTGGCATCAAGGAAACATTGGTTACTTTAAATCATGAATTTGTGACCATGATAAAAAACCAGAAACATTTTGAAAGTAAACACCAGTGTCGTAAACACATATGCGGACAGGTAAAACACAATTCAAACGAAATACATAATTTAAAGTGGGAAAAAATTGGCAATTTAAATTCATGGAGCTATTTACTGTCAACTGTTCCAAGGCAATTTGCTGATATCAATACTGTTAAAGTACCAGAGCAATATACAAATAGTAGAAGAAGAGGAAACAGGATATATACTGTGAATTCTGATTTTTTATGGATAATCGGCATGTTTATAGCAGAAGGGAGCGCTACTGGTGATCAAATTTCTTTTGGGCTTTCCAAGGATGAACGAAATTATGTAGATAAAATAATGTCATTCTTTACTGATAACGGATTTTATGCTAAAATTAGAAAAGATAAAGAAGACTATGGTGGTATGGTTGTTGTTATAAGGAGTAGAATGCTTTCTGACTGGTTTTCAAATTGGCTAGGTAAAGGGTGCGATAATAAACATATCCCATCTGAGTTATTAAATCTCCCGAATGAGAAGGTGTATCACTTATATAAGGGGGTACTAGATGGAGATGGCTGTGAATCTCATAAGGTTTTAAATCAAACTTCGCCTGTTCTTGCTCTTCAGATGACAGAAATTGGTCTTCGACTGGGAATCGTGCCGACAATTTCTCATCGCACTAATAAGGGTAAAAAAGATACATATCCTATTGAGGGAATAGACACATCTTTAAGTTACAAAAAAAGTAAAGTTGAGAAACAAAATATATGGAACTTAGATAATAACCTGTTAATCCATCCACACGTATTCGAAAAGGTAAAATATACTGGTCCTGTGTATAATTTAGAGGTAGAAAACGTTCATTCCTACACGATACAAAACATATTAGTCCATAATTGTGTCGGTGGTTATTGTGATGATGTAGAACGTGGAGACTCAATAATATATTCATTGCGTGATCCTAAAAATATGCCTCATGTAACTATAGAGGTTGATGGTCATGAGGGCGGCGTAAATCAGGTGCAGGGTCACAGCAACAGTGAACCAAAAGATAAATATAAAGACATGATCAAACACTGGATTCAAAATGATAAAAATTCTCCTAAATTTATGGATGATCCGGAAGAAGGTATACTTAAAGGATATTGGGAGTTAAGAAACTTAAGAGATATGAGTCCAAGATTGTTATTGGAATCCCTAGAGAGCCGTGTCGCTGGAGGAGATGAATATGGTCTGAGGCATGGTGATATTTATTATGATATGACAAATGTATTTGATCTTGCCTGGCGTTCTGTTGGAAAAAATGCACAGTATGGCATGTATGCTGGCGATGGCGGTCTTGGTGAATTTATGGTTGAGGCTGCTTTAGATAGTGACGATTTATCTAAAGAAGATGATAATAAAAAATGTCTTCGTAGTCTTATTGACGAGATGACACAGGTGGAAGAAGATTCCAGAGACGAGTATCAACGACAGCATATAGATGTCGGTATTCCATATCCGCAAGAAGAAGAATATGAAAACCCGGCAGAATATGAAGAAGCTTTGGAAGATTATCAAAAACAAGAGGATGAATTATTAAGTGGGATGTTCCCTTTTCCTTGGGTAACATTGCTTTGGCAAAAAATTCAAGAAAAATTTCAACAAAGATATGATCAAGATTTTACCAAATGGTATGAAGAGTACCAAGAACGAAGAAGAGAAGAGATGAAAGAACGAGAGAGACTGCGTGAACTAAACCGTGAACCAAAAACGATATTGGATGATTGAATTTAAACCGAATAAATAGGAACGAGGAAGAGAGTCGTTCTTTTCCAGAAAGGAGTCGTTCCTATGGAAACAAGTAAATTGTACCCAGTTTTACTCACACTTCTAGATATTTGCAAAGAACGTAAAGGAAGAATGGACAAATCTCATTATACAGGCATTGCTTTAGCTAAAGAATTTTGCACAATAGAATTAAAGGCGTGTAGAGGAGCAGGACATACATTGGCTATTATCAATTTAGTACAAAGTAGATTTGACAAATCTATTATAATGGTCCCCTCAGAAAATCAAAAACACACATTGATTAGTTCTCTAGAATATTATGGTGTACCTGAAGATAGATATAGCATTTCGTGTGTTGGAAGTGGCAAATGTCGACAGGTCATGATGAGGGGCGTTGACTATAGCATGATTGATGCCGTACTCTGGGATTGTGCCTATACATTGACCAATAAAGACAAAGATAATATGTATGCTGCTATATTGCCTTCTTGTGGAAGGAGTATACCTTATTTTATTTTTTTAGAATAGAACTATAATGTAGTATGGAACGTAAGAGTTTTTGTTTGGCAGAATTAATGATAGCCATTGGGATAATGGCTATTGGTCTGATAATGGCAGCAACTTTGTTTCCCGCTGCGATACGAGAACATAGCAGATCAGCGAGAAGCGTCATGGGGACAATTATCTCTGAAAATGCCTTAGAAACTGTTATGGCTACTCTAAAGCACCCTCTACAAGATAACAGTGGTACAATTGTCGAAGCGGATATGCTTAATTGTACGGAAAAAGTTCAACCACCTGAAGTTAGGAGATATCCAGCCGGTAGTGCGGATACAAAATTTGGTTTTCTCGTTTTCGCCAGAGTAAAGACCGAAGATAAAAACGACTATATCTTATCAATGGTTTCTTTTTGCAAATCAGACAAAGATAATACTATTGAGGCGATAAAATTGACAGGTGTTACCATACCGTCAGGTGATAAAACTTTTGATATTAGTGGTTATGTGCCATCGGTTGGAGATAGATATAGAATTATTGGTTCGCCAGTAATAGCCCCCAGTGGTTATTACGCCACGATTATAGGCATTGATGGAGATAATGCTGTGTTAGATCATACGATTATAGGCGTTGATTCTGTTAATCCGTGGATTATTGTAGAAAAAAGTGGGGCTGCTTTTGCTGGCACTCGCAGTCCTGCTCTGATCGTATTTATGACACGTATGGCTTTGCCAACACGCCCAGCAGAGAAAGTGCCTGCATAAACATTTCTAAGACGGTGCTAAAGTCCCGTGTATCCTCGGGACCAATTAGCAGCTTGTCGTCTAGCGAAAAGGCGATGTCGCGTGGTGTGTATCCTCGCCACAAAAAATGGATTCAGTGGCCCTAGACTAGACTGGGGCAAACCATGTATAAACTATGCAGATTACTCAATTACATGTATAGGCAGGAGAGAGACGCACCGGCTTGACTACTTCCCCGGTGTTATCGTTTGAATCCTGACGCTGCGATTGGAACTCGTTGGAGATAACAGCGTTAACAAATGAAAACTACCCGTATGGGATAATATCGTTGATATAGAGCTTTAAGCACAATGTCTTCTATATTATTGCTCCAGTAGTGAAGCCCACAATATACCATTGAGGCATCACGCTTCCTTGCTTACTTTATTGTTTTTTAAAGTAAAAACTTGGAAGTAGATGTGCGCCAACAATGCCCATTTCGGCATATATCTCTAAAGGAGAAATTTATAATTCGGCGAAAATAATACTATGAACTGGTATAAGTACGCCAATACGGAACGTAAAATCTTTAGAAATCCTGATAAAGCAACTTTTCAAGCTCTCTTGGCAGAATATAATGGTGGGATGAGAGGAGCATTGATGTTTACTGGTGATCTATATGTAGGAAATGGGGATTACCATAGTCATGCAGATTTGCTAAAAGGACTTAAAGGTATCAAAGGAAATGAGTTTTTTCGATTAAATATTGCTAGTATAAGTGAATTAAATGTTGAAATATGGTTAGATTATCATGAAATATTTGAAGACGAAGATGACCCTGATAGCAAAATAATTCTACCAGATTCATATGCAGTAGATGTGGCAAATAAAATCAAGGGAGCTAATGCTATAAAAAGAGCTTTTGGTACTCCTCCGCAAGTTAAAGTTATCGTTTACGATTACGATGCGTTTATACATATAGAAGAAACGATATGAACTGGTATAAAATATCAAGTCCTATTATAGAAATAAAAGATAATCCTACCTACAGTGGTATAGGCCATGAAGGATGGGAGAGTTTTGATTATGATAAAGAAAAAGATCGATATTTTTATACTGGCGAAAGAGATTTCAGCAAATACAAACAGTACATATGGTTAATTGATAGAAAATGGGATTTTTACTCTTATGATGCAATAGATAATAAAGAAGAAGAAGGCAAACAAACGTTGCGTAGTCACATGGATTTATTCGGTTCGAAAATGAGAAGTAAGAATTTTTATGCGGCTGGTAGATATGAACAGTCTGATGAATATCCTGAAGGAATGGTTAGTATGCAAATCTCTCTTGACATAGAAAATAATTTTTCTATATATCAAGCAGATCATATTATTAAGCGTGTAGAAAAGATTCTTGATGAAAAATTCCATAATCCAATTATTTTACGTTATGGGAGTAGCGACAAAATCAAAAAGTATGCTCAATCTCCTATAGAACAAATTTTCTATGATCCTGACTATTGGGAACTAAAAATAAAGTTTAAGAGCGGACCAACAGTTTACACATATCAGAGTGTATCTCCGTTTGTTTATGAAAAACTTAGAATATTGCTTGGTAAACAAAATTATCCTAAAGTAATGGAAATGCTTGGAAATCTATCTGACCAAGATGATAGCGAACAGCTAGAGCCTAAAGAACAACTCAAACTTTTTTAATCACTTCATCCGATATAATATAAGTCAAAGTTGCAAAGGAGATTAACTATGCCTAAACCAAAACCAGAAGATTTAGATATTTCTGTCGCTGATGAAATTAAAAGTAAAATAAAAAACAAAGAGGATTTGAGAAAAATAAAAGTAGCTATATTCGATCCTAAGATAGAATTGTGTTTTATCTCCTCTAATAAATTGAGAGGGATAATTTCGCAAGGTAAACATCCTTTAGTAAAAAAGTTGCCTGATCAAATTAAAGCCCTTCTTTTGTCTGGTACACCATTTGCTATACAAAAAAAGATGGTGTATAATTTTCTGACAGGGAATATAGATAAAAATAACAAATTTATTTTAGATAATGGTGATATTCGTATTGTTCATGCTAATGTATCGCTCTTAGATAAAGGAGAAGTATAATGGAACCTGGTAAAGTAAAAAAAGGAGGGGTTAATCCTCCTCCGACTACACCAAAACCAAAATTCAGACACAGGGGGCAAAGAAGCAATTCAGAAGAAGTAGACGCTGAAGTATTAGACTTATCTGATTTGGGGCTTGGTGAAAAAGTAGACGTAGAAAAGATCGACTATAATGATATCGAAGGAAAATTTTTATTAGTAAAAGTAGGAACGATACACGACCCTGCTGAAGACAACGATATTAATAATGTAGAGAAACAACTTAATAATATTTTTGATGAAGCAGGAGTCAATTGTTTATTATTTGTTACTCATCATGCTTTAGATATACAAGTGGTTAAGTAGGATTTTTTATAACAATAATGAATTAATATATAGTTCTCTAATTACGTGTGAGGGAGCTTAAAATGGAAAAGACAATTTTTAAAAATTTCGCAGAGTATTGGTGCTATGCTAAATGGTTTACAGATCATCAACGAGATATTATCCTGAGTAATTTAGATGACACTCAAAGAAAAAATCTTATTAGTTCGTATAAGAATGGTGGCTGGGAAGATTTGGTAATAAGGGACGAACTCGATAAAAAAATAGATATGCTTAAAAAAAGCACGGGTATAGATTTATTGGCGTGTCGCTGTAAAATTATGAGCGGAAAAAGTGTACATATGAAAAAAGATGAGTGGGAGCTAATAAAAGAAATGTTTAAAAATTATAAAGCATCTCACACATATTACGTTTTAGGCGGTATAAAAACTGAAGAATTAGACAAACACGAGATACTATTAGTAAAGAATTAAACTTGTAAGAATTAGTCAAACATGGAAGGAAGATACTCCTTTTTATAGAAATATAGAGAGGAGTATTTTAGATAAGAGAGGATTCTTGTGTCTCTGAATACGAAATTTAATTTGCACAAATATGCTAGAATGATGATATTCGCCAATGAAGCCCTAAATTTCATTCAAGTTGAGGATAGGCTTGAACTAGAAAAGGCCGCTAGAGGCATTGGAATAGATCAGATTCCGGCATTAAATACATTTATTAAGGCCATTTCTGATAAACATACAGCAGGGGAAATTACTCCAGACCAAGCGTTTGAATTTATTTTAGCAAAAATACAAGAATTTCAAGCAGCAGTACAGCCAGAACCTCAACAACCAGTAGAACAGGCTCCTGTTCAAGAAGATCAAGAAGAAATCCCAGAAGATTTTTGGCAAGGGAAGTTGATTTCTGAACCTAACTCTAGCGAATTCAAACAAAAGATGATAGAATATAAAGATTTGAACATCGTTCCAAGAAGAGCCGGTGGCAGACTTCCCGCTGCATATAATAGAGATGACACATTCTCTGATTTTTCAAAGCAATCAACTAAGTTTCTTTATAGTAACCCTGATGTAGTTGCCGATATCATGAAAATGATAGGCGGCGAAGGGGTAATGAACAATAGAAACTTCAATAACATTGAACAGTCCGTTAACAACGCAATTGAGGCAGGTCTTTCTCCTTCGTTCTATCTTGTTTCATATATGAAAAATGGTCAAAAGGTACAAGAAATCGAAGATCACAAAGATGGAAGAATAAGTTTTGTTTTGAGTAGTCCTAAGATATTTGAAGTATTTAACAATCGTTTCAAACAAGCTACTGGTGACGACTTAATTCAGAGGTTGAATGAGAACGGTGTCACTGAAATAAATGATGTTACTTTGGGTAAAACGTTGCCATATAATGTTGTAGCTCAAACTTTAAAACAATATCCCAACAATGGTCTGACAGAGTTTATGGACGCTTTGATAGACAAAAAATATGAATTGGTGAAAAAATGGATAGCTAGAACCGCTCGTTCTATTCTAGCTGGTGAATATTATGCTGGCTTCAAAACCAGATCATTAATCACAGAAACAAAAAGTGGGGACGAGTTTGAGTTGCCAGGCGAGGCTATTTCAGAACAAGGTCGCAAGATGAGTATTGAAGAGATGGAACAACAGAGGCAAACTGTAAAAGATTTTATGATGAAAAAGTTCCAAGGACTCAAAAAGATAGCCGATAAAGTGGTCGAAAAAATGGAACGAGCCGGTGACGCTGGTAATACCTCGAAATACTTTAAGGCAGAGATTTTACAAAATCTTATTAATACATATCAAAATCAGTTGAGTGCCGTTCTCGACGAGGGCAACTTGACTAGTTTTAAAGACATGATACAATTGAAGTCTACTGGTTCGTTTAGCGGTTACTTAAAAATGAATTTAGACCCAGAAAAAATGCGTGATGTAGATTTTAGAAAACTGATTACTGGTTTTAAAGGCAGAAAAAGCAAAGGTGGAGAACCAAACGTAGAAACAAATGTTCTTGATAGTTTTAATGAGGTTGTGAAGGGCAGAGTTGCCCTTATCCACGCTTTGCGTACTGAATTCGGCAGAAGTCACTCAAAACAATTCATAGCACAGCAAGCCGATATGAGCGTTGAACAATTAAATTATTTGCTATCCACGGGTCTTCAAGATTTGAAAACGCTGTATAGTATTCCAACAGAAGAAGAATATGCTGCGATGTTGGAAGAACGTCGCACGATAAGAGGAAGATTAGCAGATTATGTAGAAGCCCATCCTGATGCAACTCTTGAAAATTTAAAATCTGTTATGATTTTGGATATTATCAATAACGATTTTACAGGGGCGTTGAAAGATAAAGAGATAGTTGCTTTGATGAAGGATGTTAAAAAGCAAGGAGCAGATTCTTTTAAAGCATCTTTAGTTCCGAAACAACCGGAAGATATCACACAACAATACAATAAGTTGTTTAAACAAAAAGAGTTATATAAAAAGATTATTGGCGACACTCTAAGGTGGGACATGGCTAATTGGGTTGAGACTCTATTGGAAATGGTCGAAAGTGGTGAAGCCGATTATGACTCAATGAATTTATTCCTATCATTTATAAATCCTCACCGTACCATAAGAGAGGGAAGAAGGTATTCAAAGGCTACTCCTCTTTTGTGGAAGTTGTATGGTTTTAAGACATTTGAGGAATTGCCACCGGAGATACAAGAGGAATTGAGAAACAATGGTATTACATCTCTCCCTGAATCTACAGAGAAATTGAGCATGTCTGAAAAAATGGTATTGTTTGCCTTTAATCGTGCCGAAAATAAGATTAGGAAACTATGGCACATGAAGCAGAACTTGACGAAAACGGCTAGTGTTATATCTATTGACAATAAGATAAAACAGGTGGCATCCGAAGCTCTTAAAGAAATAAGAACGTATAAAATATAAGGCTAACTATGATAAAAATCGTTTGCGTATGTGGCTTTTGTGGTAATAGCGATCAGGATGAAGGCACTTTGGAATTCAATTTCAGGGACTTCAAGGTTTATTTCGTTTGTCCTAAATGCGAAAAAATGAATCAACTTTTGCTTGAGCCACCACGACAACAACTCCCAAAGATAAGCAGGGTTTAATGTATATAATCTCAAATACATCTCGTGGAATTTTGACCATTTCAGATATGGGAGTAGAAATACCAGCAAATCAAGCCAGAGATTTAGATAAACTTGGTTTGAGTATGAAGCCGGAAGATTCTAGAGATTTGGAAATAGCAAGAAAAGCTGGTAAAATTAAGATAGTTAAAAGCGATCATAAGCCTAAAAAGGTAAAAAAAGTTAAAGAGAAAACAATTGTTAAAGAGATAGACGAGTTGAATCACGAGAAGATAGCTGCTATGGTATTTGAAAAGATAAAAGGACATTTACCAAATCAGCAACCTGCGGCTGTAAACCAAGATCAAGAAGTGATGATGCAAATGCTTAAACAACTGTTGAGCAGAGGGGGTGGCGGCTCTGGTGCCGAATTGGATGCTTTTGCAGAAGAAAATAATGTTGATCCAAAGTTATTGAGAGAGATTCACAAGAAAACTGTAAACAATATGGTTAAAGGAGCGGAAGTTTCTATAGAGTATGAAAAAGAGAATCAGCAAGATACATCGGTGGTTAATAATGCTGATGAATTGGAAGATATGATATAAAGTTTAATCCGATATTATATGCAAGGAGAAAATAAATGAGTAATAAAAGTAGAATAGCTTCGTTAGACCCAGGCACAATGTTTTTACAAACGGCAGAATTGCAGGAAGATGGAAGCGTAAGCCTAAAATCTATTCGCAACGCCTTTGTTGAAGTGCAGGCCACCGAAGACATTGAAGATATATTAAAACAAAATAGTTGGCATTATGTAAAAGATGGCGATCAATACTTTGTTATAGGAGAGGATGCTCTTAAGGTGGCTCGTATGTTCCCTAACAAGGTCACTCTTCGTCGCCCTATGCAGGACGGTGTTTTGAACAAGGGCGAAGAAAAGAAAATGCTGATTATGGCTGAGTTGATTGACAGCGCTTTGGGTAAGGCTCCCGACAAAAACTCTGTCGTTTGCACATGTGTTTCTTCTGAATCTGCTGATGAGTCTGCTGATAGTCAATTCCACAGTGCCAGGCTGGAAGGCATGCTTGAAAGAAATGGTTGGAATGTTAAGGTTATCGAAGAGGGGTTGGGTATTATTCTGTCTGAGCGTCCTGTAGTTATTGACGAAGACGGTAAAGAATATCCGTATAGTGGTATTGGTATCAGCTTTGGTGCTGGCCGAACGAACTGTGTTTTGGCGTATAAAGGGCTATCTGTTGTTGGGGCATCGGTTGCTAGAAGCGGCGATTGGATTGATAAGCAAGTTTCTACACAAACCGGCACAGATATCGCTCAAGTCACTGCTAAAAAGGAACGAGAATTAGATTTCGATAACCTAAATTCGGATGATGATGTCATTTTTGCTTTAGATGTTTATTATACAGCAATGATTAAATATGTTATAGGCATTATAGCTAAAAAATTCATGAAAGTACGAAGTGAATTTGATGCCCCATTAGATATAGTTGTGGCTGGCGGCACCAGTATGCCAAAAGGGTTTTGTAATAAGTTGAAAAAAGTTATAAGTGATTTAACTTTGCCATTCGAAATTAAAGATGTGAAACGTGCGTCTGAACCTAGAAACGCAGTTGTGAAAGGCTGTTTGACACAAGCCATCGCAACACAGAAGAAATTAGTGAAAAATAAAGGAAAAGCCGCCCCAAAGGTTGAAAAAGAAGAAGTAGAAGAAGAGATATAACCTTCGGACGAGGGTTAGATGCACCAATACCGAATTCGGCTTTTAACGCAGGAGAATAAATCGAATGGGATATTCGAACATAACCCTTATAACAAATATTTTAGCGAACACGCTAACTAGTGCTTCTCCTTTAAATTTGAATCAGCCAACTGATTTGATGAATATAGGTCGCACTTTAGATTTCAATGTTTTAGACACTGACACTATCAACCAATATATAAAATGGGCTGATGAAGAAATAAACTCCGCTGTTAGCGAGTTATACGTAACTCCGTTATGTATGAAATCTGATTTTGAAACTACACTTCTTTCTGATATTAATGACTACAATGATTTTGTCATAACTACGGATTCGTGTCCTTTTTATGTAGGCGATGTAATCATGTTGATAAACGGGGCTATTGAGGAACGTCACATTATCGCAGAGATACTAGACTCAGAAGAAAGCAACGTTTTTAGAACAGTGGACCCAATTTCTTATGAGTTCCCTGCCTCTAGCACAAGAGTCATAAGGATAAAATATCCTGAGCCAATTGCTCTCGTATCTGCTCGTTGGGCCGCTGCTAATGTCTACGAAAAGTATTTTATGGCAGAAGCATCTCCTTCTCAGTCAGACTATGGAAAATGGTTACGAGGTTTAGCAAAAGCTGATATCAATAATATATTGAATGGTAGAACTATTCTTCATGGACAACACAGAATAGGGCGAAGATTCTATAACCCAACACTTGTTGACCAATACGGGTTGCCTCAAGAAAAAGGCAAAACGGATATGGAGATCGGTGAATAATGATAGAAGTTCCTAATATCAAAAAAGTTGAAAAATCTTTCAAAGCCTTGAATGGTGCATTTAAGAAAATAGTTGCCCTTAAAGGTAAAGATATTGTCAAAGAGGTTAAAAAAACTCCGAAGAAAGAAGGTACTCCATTAAGCCCTAATAATGGGATGGGGCAACCAAGAGAAGCTTTATATGAAGCGGTTTATAAGGGACAAATACAACCCACTGCGGCCAATTTGTCTAACGCTAAAAAAGCCAAGTCTGAAATGACACCTATGGAGCTTACTAGCGAAGAAGAAGCGATAGTGGATAGGTACATTAGAGATTTAATGAACAATTTATTTAAGGACGTTTAAAATATGGCTGGTGCTATAGAAATTATGAATAGCGTTCGCAGTATCGCTAACCGTTGGATTAATACACAACAACCCCTAACGGTAGATGCTTTTGCTGGTGATACCACTATAACTATTCGTAACACCAATAGATTCCAAGTAGGTGATGAAATCATGATTCGTGATCCTATCAATGGTGGCGAAATCAATAATGTCATTGCCGAAATCGTAGATGATACAAATGTTAGATTAACAGAAGAGTTGATTTCTAATTGGACAGTAGCACAGAGCGCAACATTGCAAAAGATTTTTGATGGTCAAATGCTACAAGGTGTGTACATGGGAGAGCCAGATAATATTCCTATGTATCCTGCTATAACAGTACATATGCCAACCAGAGAATCGGAATGGTTAACTATTGATAGCACAAAAGAAGTTTATCGTGCAGAAATTTCCATTTATACGAAAGCCGCAGCACAAGAAAAAGGATATAGAAATCACATAAGAATAGCCGAGACAATGATTTATGGTCTTAAGAAAAACATTTATCCACTTGTTTCTCCTTATCGTACATCGTTGGCTATCGCAGATATAGCCCCAGGTGATGTATTTATTAAGGTTGCAGATACAAGTAATTTTGTTTTGCCTTCTAGGGTCATTATCGAGGATGAGTGGAAGCAAGCTGAAATAATTTTGAATGAGATCGTAGACGCTAATACCATTAAGGTTAGACAGCCGCCGGGTTGTACTTTTTTGGTTTCTGATAATACACAAATTATCAACACAGATAGATTTATTTTTAACTCTTGGCCTGAATCCGTCACTTACGGAGAAGTGTACAAGGGATCGTTGTTGAAATCTGCAAAAATTAGTTGGTTCGCTTGGGAGGAACTCATTTGGAGAATCCCACCACGCGAAACACAACTTCACTAAGAGAGATAAGAGAAAAGGAGAATTTGATGAATATTTTGACAGTAAGTGCCTGTCCATTTCTATTGACGAAAACAGGGAAAATGAATTCAGATGTTTTGAGGTCTTTGAAAGAAGACGGTCACGAGATAAATAGCGCTGTGTGGCATTTGGATACTACATGGTTTGTGCCGGAAGAAGATGGCACATATACATACGAATATATGGAAAAGAATGTTTGTACTCTTTATCCTATTTCTAAGGCACCGGTTGATAGAGCAACTACACAGGTCTATGAGATTGTGAAAAAAGTTAAACCAGAAATAGTTGTTTTCATAGGTGATTACACTGATGCAGCGCCACTATATGCCATAAGATCGCTGGAACCAGATTCTTTTAAGTTGTTTGCTGTCTTGGCTATAGACGCCCTGCCTATAAACGACAAGTTCCACGATTTGTTTAATTGTGTTGATATCGCTGTTTCTACCACGAAGGAAGCCTGCGAAGAAATAAAAAGAATATCGAATTCTGAATGCGAATATCTTCCATATGGTGCTGATCATAATGTATTTAAACCCAAAAAAACCGCTCCACGAAATTCGTTTAAGATAATGAATTGCTCTAAAAACTCTCAAGCTTCGAGTACAGCCGCTTTTATTTATGCCATGGGAGAGCTTGAAAAAAATAGAAAAGGAGATTTTTTGGGATATTTGCACACTAATTTTTCTGGCATAGGAGATTATGATATAGATTTGTTGAAAAAGAGACTTAAGGCAGATAATTTAGAACTGCCAGTTGATTTTGTTTCCTTAAATGATGGTGTATCTGGAGACAAGCTAAATGAACTATACAACGATTCTGACATAATATTGGATGTTTCGGTGCGTTCTTCTACTGGGTTGTGTGTTCTTGAGGGTATAGCTACTGGGTGCATCCCATTAGTGACTAAAGTGGGGGCTTTAAGGGAGATAGTAGAGCTTATTTCTGATTCAGATGAACATTTTGTAGATAGTGTAACTTATGTTGGAGAAAATGAGGAGGAATACGAGGTAGCAAATTGGAATAGTATTGTAGATAGAATTTTATATTTTGAAAAGATGAAGAAGGAAAGACCCATAGAATTTGGGAAGAAAATAGTAGAAATACAAGATATAGCATCTCATTTTTCTAGAGAAAAATTTGTTGATGGTATTAGAAAAAATTTAGAGGAAATAGGTTCAAAAAATAGAACTATATCTGTAGAAGTAATTTAAGGAATAATTTTGCGTAAAATGAAGGATTTTTAGAGGTACGTAGGAAATACATTAATATACGCAATTGTTTTAATATATTTAAGACATGGGAGAACAATAATGGCTGTTATTTCTGGTACAGATTATTTGAATATATCTAACGACTTGGCTTCGGCTAAGGATACCACTGTAAGTGCGAAGGACGATCTTTTTATCGCTGTGTATAGAGTAGTTATGCTGCAAGTTATACTTCCAGAAGTAGACTTGTTAAGTGAGTTTTGGGATACGTATCTAGTTAATTCTCAGATTCTATCCGCTTCTACTCTGTTTCTTGGTGCTGTTTCTGCTTTACAAGAACACGTACTTAGGAGAAGCACGAACCTGTCTGTTGACGAGTATTTGTGGAATAATGTTTGGCCTTCACTGGTCGATCCTACATTCCAAACATTGTCAGCAGATGCGGGCTTTACCATTAGCGATATGTACGTTGATTTACCATAATATTAATAAAAGGAGTCGATAATGGCGATACCACCTGCATATATGGGTTACGTCGGTTTTGTAAGAATTAATACCTTTGGTATTAGGTGTACTTCTTGCGAATTGAAACTGACACAAACTATCGATAAGCCAGACGTTATATCTGGCAAGTACGATAAAACAGTTTACAAATTGGGGCCAAAGGAAGTTGGCGGCACAATCGGTTTCCCCGCTGTCATGGAAGCGGTTGGCGGTGCTGCTGCATCCACTGATCTGATACCTGTACTGTGGGATTTGGCATTCACGCGCTCCAATAACGGTTACTTAACTAAGTTTTATACTGAAGTTAAATACACAAGCGATTATGCAACCTTCCTGTTCAACGAATGTGTAATCAATACCTTTAAATGGTCAGTTACACAAGGTGATTTGATCAATGTCGAAATCGATGTTATAGGTCGTAATCGTGAAGCTGCATCTGCAACTGAGCCGTTCTACACCAATAGAAATGCTAGAGCTATGACTTGGAATGATGCGAGAGTCGATATCTATGATAAGAATTCTCAATTAATGATTGATGGTTCATGGATTAGAAGTTTCGAGGCAAACGTTAATAATAACGTTGATCGTTTCTACACTTTAAATGGCACTCTTGCTCCTCAAGATATCGCTCCCAAGTTGAGAGATATCACCGGTTCGATTGTGATTATGGGTAGACACCCAACTCTAGCTGAATTGGCCGTAACAAACCAGACACGTTGTTATGAAGATTCTAAAATACACTTTGGTTATTTCGTCGCTGGCACATGTAATGCTAATTTCGGAATCAAATTACCAGGTACTGTATTTGAAATCGAAACAATGAGTCTAAGAAATGATCTTATGGAAAGCACAATGAACTGGCATTCTCTACCTGGCAGCAAATTTACTGCTACTGGTGGACCAGATGCCGTCAACTTTGTTGAAGATTTTGTGTAATATTCTTTTCTCTATATGCTTTTGACGATAACAGAATAGCGAGACATCGCTATTCTGTTATTTTATTATCAAAAAAATCCGATATTAATTATAGAAATTAGGCATATGGGAGAAAGCAAATGTCACTATTACAAAAACAAGAACAACTTTTTAAGATCGTGTTGTACTACATCGAAAAAAAAATAGATGGCGGTGTGTGCCATGTTATTTTAGATGACAAAAAAGCAGAAAAAATGTTGGGCGATGAAAAACAGAAAGATAAAGTATCCACTTTAAATACCTATTGGAAGGGTCTTTCTTGGCAAGAGAGCAACAACATCGCTAATGCTTCAACAAAACACGGTGTAGATGTTCTTCCAGGTGAGATTGACCCATATAGGGCAAGAGATTTGCGTGTTAAAAGTCTTTTGAAAAAATGGGATATAAAAGATGATGATGGCAAAGACGTTCCTGTGACTTCTGAAAACATTAACAGGTTGCCGGTGGCAATTGTTTTGGCTTTATTAATTAAATATGATGAAACAACCGTTTTAACTGATGAAGAACTAAAAAACTAATTGATGCGGCGGTTGATTTCTTCAATTACGATGAGAAGAAACCGTCGCAGGGAGAATTGCCTAAAGAATTCGTAGAGTATTTAATTGTCAAAGATACAAAGTGGCCATTAGAATACGTGAGAAATTTATCTGTAAAAGATTATACGATATTTGCTGTTCTTGCCCGTGTTACACAAAAGATAGATGTTGTAAAAGATGAGATGAAAATCATGGGAGCAGCTAAAGCTGTTTTTTAACAAAGGAGATAAACAATGAAAGGCTTATTTTTAAGCGAAAAAGACATAGCAGTAGTTACCGTTTATTTGGCTAACGGCAAAAAAGAAAAAGAACAACTTTGGGTTTCTAATAACAAAAAGGAACTCGCTAAAAATAAAGAAGTTGACGAAGGGACGATAGAAGAACACTCTATCACATTTAGAAAACCAGCATATGGTGATATCGTTAATATATACAAAATGGATGTCCAAGTTACAGGTGATGAAATTAATTCTGTTGATTTAGATTTAATTACTTTAAGGTACAACCAATTTGCACAACTCGCTGTTGATTGGACGTTTACGGATGATGACGGTGAACCTGTCGCATTAACGCCGTTAAATATACGAAAATTACACCCGCAATTGGCTAATCTAATTGTCGGAGAGTTGGAAAATTTGATTTAATACAGTTAATATAATAAGTTATAAGAGGAAATATCTGTTGCTTATGGAATTATAAACAGTGTATTTCCTTTTTTATTGAGACAAAAATATGGCAGACCCAGACAGTAAAACTATAGTAATCAATTTGATGGCTGATTCTTCTGGATTCGCTAAAGTCCAAGCGTCTTCCAAGGACATGGCGGCTAATCTTGATAAGATTAATGACAAAACGGATACTTGGGGTAGAAAATTAAAAACCCTTAACCGTGGTGTAGTCGATGTTAAGAACACTTTTACTCAAGTATACGGCCAATTAGAAAAAATTGGCGGTATAATGACGACCACATTTGGCATCGGTAATTCTGTTAAACAAGTATTAGCATATGAACAAAGTATTGTTAGTCTTTCCGCACAGATGAATAAATATGGTGTTTCTGTTACGCAGGCGGAAGCTGCTGTCGTTTCTTTGGGCAAAAATCTTGCTATGACTAGAGAAGAATCTGTTAAGCTATTTTCTTCTTTCGAAAAAGGATTGCCATATGCGTCATTAAAAGCAACAGAAAAGATATTAGAGAACATACGTGGTGCTGTCGGTTCTAATCTGGATGCGATGCAACAGATGGGCGGTGTTGTGATGCAATTGGCCAGTACGTATCCTTCACTTCAAAAATCGATAGAGGATATGGGGGAAGTTGATAAAGAGCGTTTATCTAATATAATTAGTATGGAGTTGGCTTCTGGTCGTATGCAACTTGCACAAGCAAAGGCTTTGAGAGACTATGTGGCACAAAATAAACAATTAAGCAAATCAGATAAGGATGCTCTAGATAAGAAAAAAGAGATGATAGCGGACGCACAGGAGTTGAAGAAAACATTTGAAGAAATAGGATTAGCAATTGGTAAAGAAATAATTCCATGGTTACAAAAATTTTCCAAATTCTTAACAGAAAATAGAGATAGTTTAGCGAAGTTTGCAAGTATTCTTACTAAGGTTATTATACCTGCGTTGGCGGTACAAGCGGGTGGTCGTATTTTG